ATGACAGAAGGATTAAATCATGAAGAGATGGCTAAAGAAGCGAAGTGCAGTAAAAGAGTTATAGAGAAATGGTGTTGTGAAAAACATAAATTAACCCAAGAATATAGAAAAATACATAAACAATTAAATGATATACAAAAAGATTTAGTTATTGGCTCTTTGTTGGGAGACGGTCATGTTGATAAAAGAGAAACACAACCTATATTTATAGTCAGTCATGCGGAAAATCAAAAAGATTATTTGTTTTGGAAATATGAATTAATGAAGGATTTTATGAATATATCACCAACTTATTATAAAGAAGCATATCATAATTTTGGAACAGATTCGAAATATCTTTGTCAACCACACTATAGAATATCTTCTAGAATACATAATTGTTTTATACAATATAGAGAAATGTCTAAACGTAATTTAATTGATAATCTCAATGAATTTTCATTAAGTATATTTGCATTAGATGATGGTTATAGAGGTGATTCAAATTGGGAAATATGTTTAGCTGATATACCATTAAAGGATAGATATCACTTTATAGATATTATGAAGAATAGGTTTGATTTAGATGGAATTGTAGAAAATAGCGATAAAAGATATATGAGATTTACGGCAAAATCATCAAGGAAATTAGATGAAATTATAACATCTATTATTCCAAATAATTTAGATATAATAAAATGTAAAATAATAGAAAATGATAAAATAAAACAAGAACAATTTAGATTTTATATAAATTATAATAACAATGATATATTGTTAAAAGATTTTTGTGATATTCTATCTTTTAATTATCAATACATACATTATGCAATTAAAAGATATAGGCTGAAAGATGGGGAAGAAATAATAAACTTTATGAATGATAGGGAGGAAAATAAATGAGTAACACATATACATTAACTCATTGTCACACAATGTATAGTAATGGGATAACTAATATAGATTCAGTAACAAAATATTCAGATTACATAAAACAAATTAAAAATGATAAAGCATTAGGGATACAAGGAATTTGTTTTACAGAGCATGGTTCAACATTTGAATGGTATAAAAAGAAATGTGAATGTGAAGACAATGGCTTCAAATATGTTCACTCTATAGAAGCATATGTTACAGAGTCTTTAGATGAAAAAATCAGAGATAATTACCATGTTTGCTTATATGCTACTGATTATGAATCATTTGAAGAATTAAATAGTTTAGTTTCAAAAGCTTTTAATAGAGAAGATGGACATTTTTACTATACACCAAGGATAACATTTGAAGAGTTAATAAGTACAAGTAGTAAAATATTAGTTAGTACAGCGTGTTTAGGTGGAATATTAAGTAAAGGAAATGATAAATTAAAAGATAGATTTATTGAATTTTTAGTTGATAATTCAAATAGATGCTATTTAGAGATTCAGCACCACTTAGTAAAAGATCAAATTTCTTATAATAAATATCTTTGTGATTTACATAAAAAATATAATATTCCATTACTTGTAGCTACTGATACTCACGCATTAAACAGCAAACATGCAAAAGGTAGAGAAATATTACAAAAATCAAAAGGCATTTTCTTCGATAATGAAGACGGTTGGGATTTAACATTAAAATCATATGACGAATTAGTTGAATTATTTAAAAAGCAAAATATAATGTCAGGCGAAGAAATATATGAAGCTTTAGAAAATACTAATAGATTATATGATAGAGTTGAAGAATTTAAAATTGATAAATCATATAAATATCCTAAATTATATGATAATTCTTTAGATGTATTAAAACAAAAAATCAATGAGGGTACATTATCAAAAGGAATAAATAAATTACCTAATTATAAAACTGAATACATTCCTAGAATACAACACGAGTTAGAAACATACATACATAATGGTGCAGTAGACTTTTTATTATTAGATGAAAACATTAAAACATGGGCTAGAAGTAATAATATATTTGCTGGGTATTCAAGAGGTTCATGTTCTGGAAGTGAAATAGCTTATTTAATAGGTATTACTGATATAGATTCAATTAAACATAAAATGAATTTTGAAAGATTTATGAATACTGAAAGAGTAAGTTTAGCAGATATAGATACAGATTGGTCTCCAAATCACAGAGAACTAGTAAAAAATTATATATATAGTAAAAAAGACTTATATTGTGCAGACATAATAACATTTAATACGGTTGCTTTAAAAGGTAGTATCAGAGATGTATGCAGAGCTATATATAAAAAAGATTTACCTAAAGAATTGGAAGAAGCTAGTAATAGAGATGTTGAAGGGTATGGGACTTTAACAGATAGTACTAGTAAAAAAGTTCATGACTATATGGATGATTATTTAAAAATTTCTAATTATATATGTGAAAATATAGAAGATAATGAAGATAAAATGAGGAAAGAATATCCAAAAGTATTCGAATATGTTGATATAATTAATGGTACTATAGTTTCTATAGGGACACATCCTTGTGGTCAAATTTGTAGCCCTATCCCATTAGATAGTTCAGTCGGATTATGTAGCATATCAACTTGTTCACATCCAGTATCAATGATAAGTATGAAGGCTATTGATGCACAAAACTTTGTCAAGTTAGATTTATTAGGGTTAGACAATATACAAATAATAAATGAAACTTGTGAATTGGCTGATATAGAAAGATTAACACCCGAAAATACACCAGACGAAGAAGATGTGTGGCAATCAATGGCTAAAGATAATACTTTGATATTTCAATGGGAATCAGATAGTGCAGGTGCTTTTATAAAAACATTATTGAGTGAAAAAACATTAAATAAAATAAAACAATTTAATCCAAATTTTAGATATGTAGATTTAGTTTCAATGGGAAATGGTGCTATTAGACCTGCTGGTGCAAGTTATCGTAATGCATTATCTAATGGTGAATTTAGGGATAATGGACATGAAGCATTAAATAAATTTTTAGCACCAACAATGGGTTACTTAGTATATCAGGAACAAATTATGAATTTCTTACATGAATTTTGTGGATATACAATGGGTGAGGCTGATATTGTAAGGCGTGGATTTGCTAAGAAAACAGGTACAGAAAAATTTATTCCTAAAATTACAAGTGGTTTCATTAAAACTATGAAAGAAAAATACAATGTAGACGAAGAAGAATCTAAAAAATTAATTATAAATTTTATACAAGTAATAACTGACGCATCGGATTATCTTTTTAGTGAAAATCATGCTGTTCCATATACATATATTGGATATATTGCTGGATACCTAAGATATTATCATCCATTAGAATTTATAACTACAGCATTAAATATTAATAAAGATAAAGAAGAGAAGACTATCAGTATAATCAAATATGCTAATAGTAAAGGAATAAGTATATCATCACCTAAGTTTGGTTATGCGAAAGCTAGTTATTTCATGTCAAAGGAAACAAATAGTATATATAAAGGAGTAGGCTCAATTAAAAATCTTAATAATAAGGTGGCAGATGAGGTATATGAATTATCTCAAAATAATAAGTATAATAGTTTTTTAGATTTATTATTAGATATTAAAGAAAATACATCTTGCAACTCACGTCAATTAGAAATACTTATTAAATTAGATTATTTTGATTGCTTTGGCAAATCACAAAAGTTATTAACTATAGTTAATTTATATAATAAGTTATATGGCAAAAAACAGTTTAACAAAAGCAAATTAAGCAATGAAAATATAGATTTAATTAGAAAGTATGCAAACAAAGAGACAGAAAAGGTATTTAAAGAAGTTGATACTTATAAATTATTAGTAGATCAAGTAGTCAATATCCCTAATACAGATATCAGTTTTAAAGAAAAACTTGCTTTCCAAAACGAAATTTTAGGTTATATAGATTATAAAAATGAAAAAATCGAAAAAAGATATGCTTTGATTACTGATATTAATACTAAATACACTCCCATAGTAAATACATACTGCTTAAATAATGGTGTTACATGTAAATGTAAAATTAATAAGAAGTTATGGAATAATGATGGTGAATTAAATGTTAATGATGTAATCTATATTCATTCTATGGAAAAGAAATTTGGATGGAAAAAGGTTGGAGAAAAGACTGATAAAAAGGGTAATGTAAAACCAGTGTTTGAAATCGATGAGAATAAAATCGAGTGGCATATTACAAATTATTCAGTAATACCAAGTATGGAGGAAGTGCTAGATGAAATTTAATAGAGTATATAAAGATAAAGAAGTAAAACAAATTCTTAACTCAATAACTGTATTAGTAGACAGCAGGGAAAAGGTTAACTCGCACATTAAAATGTGGTTAAAATCTAATAAAATAAATTATATAGATTATACTTTATCATTTGGGGATTATTCATTTATGATACCACAGAATGAATCATTAGATATTCTTGAAGATTTATATTTTACTGACGAAATAGCTATTGAACGAAAGGCTCATGCTGAAGAAATTAGTGGCAATTTTACACAAGGAAGAGAAAGGTTTAAAAGGGAGTTTGAAAGAAGTAATGGAGCATTAAGGTTATTAATAGAAGATACTAATTACTCTAATGTCTGTGATGGTAAATATAAAACTGATTTTCCTAAAGAATCTTTTGTTGGCTCATTACATTCTTTTCAAGAACAATATAATTGCCCATTCTTTTTTACAGATAAAGAACATAGTGGAAAATATATTTATAATACCTTTTACTATTATTTAAGAAATAAGTTAAAAACAAATTAATAGAAATAACTTGACTTTGAAACTGAATAGATATAGAATAAAGATATAGGATAAGAAAATCTTGTATCTTATTTTTATTTAAGGAGGAAATTATATATGGCTTTATTTAAAAAACCTGAATATACAAGTGATGAATTGAGATTAAATATAAAAAGACTAGAACGAGAAATTAAAGAATTACAAAATCAATATAATACTGCATTACTAAGAAGTAAAGAAATGTTTTCAAAACCTCATACAATAATGGACGTTGCAAAATGTCATAATGAATATGGAAATTCTAAAGATTTGAATTGTGATATTAATTGTTGTAAAAGAAGTATAGCAATTTATAAAAATATGTTAAAAGATAAATAAATTAATAAAAAGGAGATTATTAAAATGAATAAATTTGAAAGAGAAATTAAAATTAAAGAAAATGGAAAGCCAATGATTAAATTAAGCAGAAAGTGTAGTGGAACATTAGGTAGAATGAGAACAACGAGGAGCAATATTATAATATCAGAACAAAGAATTAATCCAAAGTCTCCAGTACAAGATAGAAGTTTTACATTAGTTATTAGAAACGATGGTGTAGATGGCGAATATAAAATGGGACAACTTTCATTTTTAAAAGAAGAAGATTTAATACAGATAAGAGATTCAATTGATTTGATATTAAATTTAGACAATGTAAAAGTGGTTAAAGAAGAAAGTAAGTCTAATGTGACAATTAATAATTATTACATACAAAAATAGCACCTTGTAAATGGCATGAATACTAGGTTAAAAACCACATAAAAACATGATTTTAACAGGAGTTAATAAATTAATAGAATATAATATAATTAAAGGGGATGTAAAAAATGGATGATAATGAAAAATATAAAAGTATATTTAACAATTTAACTGATGAAGATTTCGAAGATATTTTAAAAGAATGTAATTTCAAATATGAAAAAGTAGAAAAGGGAAAAGGTGGATTATTTGTAGATGGTAAAAGAATAGAATCTGATAAAATATTTGAAGAATACAGTTACTTTAAGGGAGTTGATAAATAATGAATAAAGATTTAAATAAGATTGCATTAACTAAAGAAGATAGAATAGAAGCTTATAAATATATTTTAGGCGATGATGAAGAATATACTAATTCTTTCTTTAAAGGTTATAAACCTAATTATTATTTTAATACTGAATCTGAAGAATTAAATGAATCACAAATAAAAGATATATTAGCAAAAGCAATTCTTACAGGAAAAAATAAGTTTGCTAGTTGTACTTCAATGTCAAAACCAATAACATTAGATGATTTAGATAAATTGGCAGAAAAGTTAAATCAATTACCGCCAGTAGCCAATAAAATAGAAATAGGGACATTTGCATTAAAAGTATTATTGGAGAAAATACCTACTATTGATAATACTAAATTTAAAAGTTATCCTAATACAATGTATGGATTACCTATTGAAATTTATGAAGGTTATGATTTTAAATTTAATCAAATGAGAGTTAAATTTAGTAATGGCGAGAGCAAAATTATAGATGTATTTACGTGTAATGATAATGTTAATATTTACAATGAAATATTTAGAATGGAGAGTGAAAATAATGAATAAAATAGAACTCAAAAATGGCTCAACAATTGAAACTATAGATACTAGTGAAGTTACTAGAAGTAAAAGAGGGCAAGAACAATTAAATAATATGAAATCTGCATGGGATTTAATTTATGAATATTATAATAGTTTACCTTGGTATAAAAAGATTATTACTAAAATACAATGGTTCTTTGATGATATAGTGGGATTTTTCATTAGATTATATTATAAAATTGTTATAAAGATCTTATATAAATCTAAATAAATTAATAGAAACATATTGAATTAATTAAAAATCTATGGTAAGATAATTTTATGGAAGGAAGTGAAATTATGTTTGCAAATTTTAGAAAAGCATTTTTTTCAACTAAAGAAGAAAAAGAAACTCAAGCTAAATGGTTAGAAGATAATCCATTACCTAAAAAGGAAAATATTAATCTAATAAAGACACATGATGGGATATATGTTTCAGAACCATTACAAGGTTTTGAAGGAGAATGTGAAGGATGTAAAAATTTTATTAAAAATTATCCATATTATATAGAGGGTGGTTGGTGTAAATTACATAAATGTTCATGTGGGTGGGGTTTTACTTGTGATGATTTTAAAGATAAACCATAGTCCAAATAAAACTTGGATTTTAAATGAATATAACGAATTAATGTAATTAAGAAAGGGTGATAATTGAATATGAATGAATTACTGATAATATTATTTATGATTATATTCATGATTTTAATAATATTTATTCCAATATTATTAGTAGATATTAGCTTTAAAATTAAAGATAAATTAAATCATACAATATTTAAAGAAAAGTATAAAAACAAGTTGGTTCAAAGTATAGAAGAAGGTATAAAATTTAATAATTATAAAATAAACAAATACAAAGGTATAGAAGATGAAACGGTATTATATGACGACTTTCAAAAACATTGTGCAATCTGCAATTGTTGTGATAGTGAGTTTTACATATCAGAAGGAATTGATAAAATTTTAGTAGATGAATTTAAGCAATCAGAATTGGAGGCTCATAACTTATCTATTGTATATTCTGAACAAAAGAGAAAAGAAAACTTACAAGCAAGAGTAAAATTTATAGAAGAAGAATTAAAAGATATCAAAAATAGAATATAAGGAAGGATTGGTAATAATGAATTTAAAAACAATATGGACTTTAAAATTTAATGATTTAATTATTAACGAAGGAGATACCATAAAAATATACTTACATAATGATGAAATATTAATTGGTGACTATAACTTTTCAGATGAAAGTACAATTTATTTGAATAGAGAAAATTCAGAAATGGAAATCGATTTTGATGATGTTAAAGAAATTGTAATATTAAGGAGATGATACACAAATGAATAACAACAAAATAATAGGATTTAATTTAAGTTTAAATTTTGGATTTACTAATGATGAAGATCATAAAGAAGTTATTAATAGAATAGAAAATATGATAGATGACTTATTAAAAGGTCAAATATATACAGGAGCGATATTATTAGGTGGTAAATCTGAATTTATAAAAGAAAACAATGATTTAGGTATCAGAAAAATAAGTGAGGAGGGTAATAATGAAATATAGAACTAGCAAAGAAGAATTAATAAATGAATTAAACGAAGTTATCTATAAGTGGTGTAGAGAATATAATTATTCATATGAAGAAGCCACACAAATGTTAAATGATATATTTAAAGAACGACCAATAGTTAAAAATAAGGAGGGCGAGTAAATATGGTTATAACATTGGAGAATGGACAAACAGTTACAATTTATGAAAAGCAAAATATATTGCCACAAATTAAAGAGTACATAGATAAAGAAATATTTGAGTTGCTTGAAGATAGTTTTAATAATGTAGATGGAAGTGTTATTAGAATAGAGGAACTTGAAGCTGAACTAGACGATGCTAATAGTTATAATGACGAACTAGAAAGAAAAATAGATAGATTGGAGAGCGAAATTGATGAGTAGAAAACATAAATATAAAGTTTGGGATAAAGTTAATAATTGTATGGATGAACTTGATGGATATGATTTGTATTTAGCTGATGGAAAAATATATGAAGTAAGTCTAAAAGGTTACTGGGGAATGGAACATTTAGAAAAAATAGATGTATCTGAAAGATATATACTTTTAGAATATGTAGGATTTAAAGATAAAAACAACAAAGAAATCTATGAAGGATATATTGATAGTTCTGGCTACGTAGTTACATATTTAGCAAATTTACATGATGGATTAGGTATGAATGCAGGATGGTATTTACAAAGAGATAATTTTGAATCTTGGTCTGAATTAGAATGTAATGAAGACATTGAAATCATAGGAAATATTTTTGAAAATCCTGAAAAAGCTATAAATAATTGCAACACGGATTATACTACATCGTTTTAAAAAGCTTGTTTTATTTGGAAATAAATTAATAGAAGTAAAAGAGGTGAAATTATGAGTAAGGAAGATAAAGAAATTGAAAAGTTAGTGGACGAATTAATTGAAGGAAATAAGATATCCAAAGAACAAAGACAAGTGTTCATATTATTGTTTAGAGGAGAATACTTTAAAGGAAGAGAAGATGGCATTCAAGATATTAAAAAACAAGTTGATAGATTTTCTATTATAACAAAATCTTTAGTTAAATCAGTTGAAGAACTAATTGATGAAGAAAATGTTTTAGTCAAAAAGGATATAGAATCAGAATTAAAAGATTTATGTTATATGGTTGAGGCACAATTTAACAGGTTTAATATGTGGATGAAAAGTAAAGAGGTGAGATTATGAGAAAAACATTATCAGAAGAAGAATTTATTTATTATGTTAAAAAACATGAAGAATATTATAGTAACAACAAACATGATTTTCATATTGGCGAAGTAGTAATAGTTCCAAAAGATGAAATGGATAAAGAGCAAATAGGGATAATTAAAAATTGGTCTGGAATAGATAATTATGTATATGTATTAAGTTATGATGAAAAATCAAACAAACACTGGATTTGTGGGTTCAAAGAAAAAGAATTGAAAAAGACAAATATACAATTAGAAAATGTATCAGAAGAACTTTATAATAAATATTGTTACTATTTAGAGAATTTTCTAAAAATCAAATTCATATAAATTACAAATATAAAATACGAATGATGTAACTTAGAAAAGTTCAGAAGTGATAAAAATTACGATAAAATATAATAGTAATACGAATATTATAGAACTAAATTTAAATCAAATTCGCATTTTATAAGAATATAATAAATTAATATAGAAAGGTGGTAGAATTTAAATGCCAAAGGATTTAAGATGCTTTGAATATGAGGAAAGAAAAGCTTTATACTACAGATTAAATACAGTACAAGGTTGGATTTAAGAAATGTTAAAAGAAGGATTAATAAATGATAAGTGGGATTGTGGATGAAAGAGTCCCAAGATATATTAAAGAATGTAAAAGAACAATTGTATTAAAAGGAGGACAAATAAGAATGAATATTAAAGAATGTAGAAAAGAAACTCAGAAACATATTGACAATGTAAAGAATATATTGAACAAATGGAGTTTAGACTTAGAACAAAGAGGTAAACTTCATGATAAAAGTAAATTAGAAAGTCCTGAAGTAGAAATATTTTGTGAATATACTCCTAAATTAGTTGGAAGTACATATGGAAGTGATGAATATAAGGAATTCCTTAAAGAAATGCAAGTAGCATTAAGTCATCATTATAATTCAAATAGACATCATCCAGAACACTTTAGAAATGGAATACAAGGCATGACTTTAATTGATATTATGGAATTATTAGCTGATTTGAAGTCTGCAACTTTGAGGCATAATGATGGTGATTTAATTAGAAGTATTAATTTTAATCAAGAAAGATTTGGATATGATAATGATGTAAAACAAATCTTATTAAATACTGCTGAATTACTATATACATATAAGATATTCTTTGGTTGTTGTGATGGCAGAGAGGGAATGTATTTATCAGATACTATTGAAGGTGTTCACAAGAAAATTGATGAAGATCAACAATTAGATGAGACAGAAAAACGAATATTGAAATTTGGATATTTTCATGAGTTTAAAGATAAAGACTATCATGATGAACATTTTTGTGTTGATAATGCTTTTGACTGTTACTGGTATAAGCAAAGTTATTTTAATTAGATGGTCTTAAAAGAGAAATTTTAAAGGGTATTAATAAATTAATAGATGTAAGGAGATATTGAAATGAAGATTAAATTAAATGGCTTGTTTGAACAAGATATAGAAAATGGGTTTGAGACTCAAAAAGAATATGAAGTAAATAAAGTTGAAATTAGTGGTGATTACTGTGCATATGACGTTTGGTATTATATCACTAATGAAAAAGGTAATACTACTTGCTTTCAAGATTTAATGGTTGAAGAAGTTGGAATAGATGATAGAATAGAGAAGTTTGTTGCTAACTTTAATGATTTTTTAACATTTAATAATTCAGACTTACCATATAAATTTGAATTTAAAATTGATTTAGAAAGTGAGGAAGTATAGATGATAGATTACAAATGTTTAATAGAACTTTATAGAGATGGTCATGAAATACATACAGATACAGTTATGACTATTGAGGAAGATATTGATATAGTTGATGATTTTGAAAGAGATGAGACTATCAGAGATATCTTACTGACTAAATTAAAAGAAGAATATGATGAAGATGTAAAACTATTGGAATATGAGAGTCTTACTGATATTGACTATGATATTTACAAACTTACATATTAGATTTAAATAAATTAATATAATTAAAAGAGAGGTAAAAGAACAATTTAAAAATTTAAACTTACAGGAGGTAATATCATAATGAGCAACACATATAATACAGACTCAATACAATCATTAGGTATTTTAGGTGGAGTACGTGCAAAACCTGCGTCAATAGGACTTGAATCTCATTCACATACATTCATAGAAATACTAATGAATGCTATTGATGAATATAGAGAAGGATATGGAAAACAAATCATAGTAACAAAATATAAAGATAATTCTATTTCTATTCAAGATTTTGGACGTTCGTTACCAATGGCTAAAAATTCACAAGGGGAATATGCTTATAAAAAGATATTTGAAGAAATGTGGTCTGGTGGAAAATATGAAAACAATTCAAAAACTAAAAATGGTAATTATAAATGGTCATGTGGCACAAATGGAATGGGAAATTTTGGTAGCTCGGCGACTGCTGATTTTTTAGAGGCTACTGCATTTGCACCTAACAATATAAAATATCATGTAAGGTATGAAAAAGGAATTCAAGTTGGTGAGTTTGAAGAAACTACTCATAATTTTGATTCTACTGGAACTATCATACATTGGATACCATCTAAAGAAGTATTTAAAGGCGATAATGATATAACAAAAGAATTTATAATTGATATATTGCAACAACAAGCAATTATAAATGATGACTTGAAATTTACTTATAAAGATGAAAATACAGATGAAGAATTAGTTTTTTATTATGAAAATGGAACTATTGATTATATTAAAGAATTAGATACTAAACAATCATCTTTAACAGATATAATTAAATGGACAACTGAAGGAGAAGGTCGAGAAAATAAAGATGATGAGATATTCGTCATTAAGTCTAATATCACTTTTGCCTTTAATAATGATATTAATTTAATTCAGTACTATCACAATTCTTCCTTTCTTGAAAATGGGGGAACGCCCCAAGACTTTATTAAAAATGGATTTACTTATGCTATTGACAAATACATAACTGAAAAAAATTTATATAAAAACAAAGAAAAGAAAGTGACATTTGACGATATTCAAGACAGTTTAGTAATAATTAGTGATACATATTCAACTATTTCATTATATACAGATCAAGCTAAGAAAAAGATTAAATCTAAATTTATGCAATCTCATGTAACTGATTTTTTAAGAGAGAAATTATATATCTTTTTTACTGAGAATCCATTAATTGGTTCACTTATAAGCAATCAAATATTAATTAATAAAAGAGTACGAGAACATGGAGAAGTTGCTAAAAAGAACATAAAAAAGAAACTTGAAGAAGCAAATAAAAGCGGAAGAGTTAAAATAGAGGGTTTGACAGATTGCAATATGAAGAAAAGTGCATTAGATGAAAGATTTTTATTAGTTGTGGAAGGGCTTTCTGCTAAATCTACAGTAGTTGATAGTTATGATAATAATACGATGGGAGCTGTTGGTTTGAAAGGAAGATTTATTTCCTGTTTAAAAACCACTGTAGATAGAGTTTTAAATAATGTTCCTGCGTTTACTTTAATATCTGCATTAGGTTGTGGTATAGAAATTCCATATGAAGAAAGGAAAGCATTCAAAGATATAAAAACATTTGATAAGAACAATTTAAGATATGGAAATATAGGAATACTTACAGATGCTGATTGCTGGGGGTCAGGAATTCGTCTTGCCTTATTAACTTTTATATATAAATATTTACCAACTTTATTAAAAGAAGATAGAGTTTATATAATAATTTCTCCAAGATATGAAATTAAAATGAAAAGTGGAGAAATGATATATGCATATAATGACAGAGAAAAAGAAGAATTAATGAAGACAATAGACACTAATGATATATACAATATAGGAATAGTGAAAGGAATCGGAGAAATAAATGCCGATGATTTTTGGGAAAAGGTATTGTGTCCAGAAGTTAGAGAGAAGACATTTATTCAAGTTACATATGATAATTTTGATGAAATTGTAGCTAAGTATTTTGAAGATTATATGGGAGAGAATACTCAGCCAAGAAAGGAATTCGTTAAAGAATTTATAACAAATGTAAACTTAGAAGAAATTAATTAGGAGGAATTATAAAATGAAAAAAGGAATAGTAGAAGTTTTACAAACCGAAATGTTAGATTTTACTGCACCTGTAATAATTAATAATTTGCCATCAATAGATGGATTATTAGTTTCTCAGAGACAAGTTATTTGGGGGATGAAAAAAGCAGGAATGACAAGCGATAAACAATTTTATAAAATGTTAAAAGCTGGTGGTGCTATATTTAATTATTATACATTAGGAGATGCTCCGCTTTATGGAGTTATGAAGAATCTAGGAAATAATTATTCATTAAACAAATATTTAGTCCCTAAAGGAAGTTATGGAAATAAGAATTCTAGAGATGGTAAAGGTTCAGCTCCTAGATATATAGAATGCAAGCTAGATACATATGCTGAAAACATGTTGGAAGGGATAAATAAAAATGCAGTTCCAATGAAATGGAATTATGATGCCACTGAAAAAGAACCCGTATTCCTACCATCTAAAATACCTAATATACTAACCAATTTGAGAATAAGTATTGCAGTTGCAGAAGCAAATAGAATGCCTTCTCATAATATGGAAGATGTTTGTAGTAGTATAACATCATATATAAAAACAAAAGATATAAATAAATCAATTGAGTTAATAAAAGTCCCTGATTTACCTAGTGGTGGTCAAATTATTTATGACAAAAACATATTTGATAAAATTTATACAACTGGAAATGGGTCATTTACTATACTTGGAAAATATAAATATGACAAAGATACTAATACAATTACAATTTATGAAATTCCTTATACTACTTATATTGAAAATATAGAAGATGAACTAGAAAATAACATAGACAAATTCTCTAAAGAATTAACTGATTATCACAATGGTTCAGATAAAGATGGTCTAAAACTAGAATTATATTTAAAAAAGAATGCAGATATTGAGACAGTAATTCAAAAATTAAGAAAATTTACATCCTATGAAAGTAAGTTTGCTTGTAATTTTACAATACTTGACTTAGATGGAAAAACTCCAGTATTAGTATCATTACAAGATATTTTTAATAAATGGATTTATCATAGACAAGTATGTATTAAAAACGAATTACAATTTGATTATGATAAATTAAATGATAGATTACATAAATTGACTGGCTTGAAATCAATATTGGTAGATTTAGATAGAGTTTTAGAGGTGATAAGAAATTCAAAAAATGATGATGACGCAACTAATAATGTTATGCATGAATTTAATTTAGATAAAGAACAAGCAGAATATGTTGTATCTATTAAATTATTAAATATTAATAAAGGTTATATAAATAATAGAATAAAAGATGTTGATAATATATCTAAAGAAATAGAAAATATATCTAGTACCTTATCTTTAGAAGAAAATATAAATAACATTATCATTGAACAACTTGACGAAGTTAAAAAGAAGTATAATCAAACTAGAAAAACAGATATCCTATATGAAGATAAAGTCATTAAAATAGATAATAGGGATTTAATTGAAGATTTTACAACTACAAATATTTTAACAAATAGTATGTATTATAAGAAAACAAGAAGATTTGCAGATGCAGATAATCAAAAATTAAAAGAAAACGATGAAGTCATTAGTACCATTCAATGCTCAAATAAAGGTAAGGTAATATTTATATCAAATAAAGGTGATGCTTATATGTTAAACTTATCAGATATATCTGAATCTAAGCCATCACAATTAGGCATATATCTTCCTACTATGTTAGGACTATCTAATGATGAATCAATTATAGGAATGTTATGTACAAATAATTATAAAGGCTATGTAGTTATAGTCTATGATTCAGGTAAAATAGCTAAGGTTAATCTTTCAAGTTATGAGACGAAAACCAATAGAACTAAGTTGTCCAATTGTTTGACTAGTAGTGAGAATGGATTACCTTTATTGATTGTTCAAATAACAGATGATGTAGAAATAGAATTAACTGATTCATTTAACAAAGTGAAAGTCATTAATACATCTAATGTAAATGCAAAATCATCACGTTCAACCCAAGGGGTTACAGTTTTTAAATCAAAAAAGGAGAACTGGAAAGTAACCTCAGCAAAAGTTCTATCAATTAAACAATAAATTAACAAAACTATAAACAAACTATTGACATAACAATCCAATAATGCTAATATTAAAGCTAACAGGAAACAAAATCTTGTTAGCTTAAATTATATAAACTTAAATAAATTAATAGAATTAAGTTGACAAATAACTTTGTAAGTAGTAAACTAAGATTAACCAATAAAGGAAAGAGGTGATAAGAAATTGATAAATACAGATACATATGAATTAATACAAATGATAAATAGGAATAATCATGAAGTAAGTGAAACAATACAAGATTTGAATATATTAGTTTCAGATATTCGTAAAAATCCTAAAGAACTAGCCGATAAATTAGAAGAAGATAAGAACTCACTAGCTGACAGAACTGATAGATGTCCTAGCTGTGGCGAAAGCTTAATTCTTCTTGATAAATGGGACGAGCCAAGAGGAGAGATGCAAGGAAGAGAAGTATATGAAACCATGTATAAATATGGTTGTGACTGTGGATACATAAAAAAGTAAATAAATTAATATAATTAAAGGAGAAATAAAAGATGTTACAAGAAAATAAAGTTAAACTATTTGAAGTGTACTTGGATACTAAAACAAATGATATACATATAATATTTGAAAATATTCTGTTGGAAGAATTAAAAATTAATAAAGAACAATTTTATGAAAAGATAAATAATGAAAAAGGTTTAGAATTGGAAATAAGAAAGATATGTAAGACATTAATTGAATCTGAACAAATCTAGTTAAATGTCGAATTTTAACTAGTTAAATAAATTAAATAATATATAAAAAGGAGAAAAATATAGAATGAGATTAATAGATGCAGATAAACTTAAAGATGAATTAAGAAAATATTATGACATGGTGTTGTATCAAGCAATATCAGATGATGAAAAGTTAGCAAAACATGATATGTTATCTGATGTTATGTTTACAATAAATGAACAACCCACTATAGTTTAAAAAATAAAGAATAAAGGAGATAAATTAATAAATGAATATTTTCATAGATCAAAATAAAGGTGATTACATATACCGTGATTGGGAAGAAGAAAGTATAAAAGAAATGAACTTAAAATTTAAAGAATTACAAGACTTAGGATTTGAAGAATACAATGTAGAAATAGATTATTTAAATACCTATTACTATTATAGAAATAATCAAGGTAAGCAACTTACAGTTACATTATTATGTAGTTAAGAAAGAAGGAAGCAAAACAAAATGTTTAAAGCAATTCTAAAAGAAAACAAAATCTACTGTCCAAGATGTGAACAATGCAACTATCAATTAACTAATGATTACAAGTTAGTAGAAATAGAAAGTCAAAAATATGTAGAATTTGTAGCTAGATGTTTAACAGATAATTGTAATGAAAAATTCTATTTTCAAAGTAAAATTACAATGAATAGCACAACACATTACGATTTTAATAAGGATAAAGAAATAGAAATTAAAGATGAAGTAACAGAAATTAAAATATAAAAGGAGAAACTAATAATGAAAGATGATACAATATATAAGCTATTAAAAACAGAAAGAATAAAATTTAAAATAAGAAGGAGTGTATCAACATGAAAATATTTAAAAATGAAAAAGAGTTAAATAAACTAAGAAAATCTTTAGAAAAGGAAATGAATGATAAACTAGAATCTTTAAGAATTGAAAGTGATAATAAAATCAAAGAACTAGAGGCACAAAATGATGAACTACATACAGAATTAATTGAAAAAGACAACCTATTAAATAAAATCAAAGAAGAAGTAAATGATACAAAACTAACATTGTCAAAAGACATTAATAATATTAACACTTCAGTTTCATCACAAGCTTCTATATCAGAGGAATTAACCGCAACAGTAGAAGAAATCAATGCAACTATATTTAGTATAGCTGAAAGGGTTGACATGGCATATGAAGGTGCTAAAAACAATGGTGGAATTATGGATACGTTTAATAATGATATTGAAGATATTTACAATTCCACAAATGAGTTAGATATTAAAATGAAAGATATTTCAAAAATAGCAGAAGCAATTAAAGGGATTGCAGACCAAACTAATTTATTATCATTAAACGCTAGTATTGAATCAGCAAGGGCAGGAGAATATGGTCGTGGGTTCACAGTAGTTGCAAATGAAATCAAAAAATTATCAGAAGAATCTAAAGGATTTAGCATAATGATAAGTAAGAATATAAAAGAACTCCAAAATATGACTAGTGTTATACTAATTAAAACTGAAACTGGAAAAGAAAATAGTGCAAAGTTAAAAGCAAGTAGTGTATTTAGAATTTCTAACATAGAAGAAATAAATACTAGTATGATTGAAACATCAGCAGGTATGGAAGAAGTTTCTGCTGGAATACAAGAACAAACTACTAATATTGTAGAAATTGCAAACAACGTAGAAAAAGTTACTAATTTAATAAATATGTAAAATATAATTCAATATACATAGGAAGGAATGATGACATTGCTAAGAGGAAAGAGGATTGTATGTTTGTTAAGTACAAGTTTATTATTTACTTATCCAACAAATGTACAAGCACCGTTTCATAGCCTAGCGGAGCAATCAATTGAAAAGCAAATTGATGTTGAAATGGTACAAGATTTTAAATTAAAAAGTTTTGAAATACAATTTGAAAAAGATAAGTTAGAACTTGAGAAAAAGGAATCTAAAGAACAAAAGACAAATGAATTGAAAAATGTAAAAGAAGATGATAATATTGAGTGGCAAGAGTTTATAGTTACTTTTTATACAGGTCTTGAAGAAGAAAATAGTATCCATGGAAATGTTGATTGCAAGGGTAGACCTTTAGAACGAGGTGTTATTGCAAATAATATATTGCCATTAGGAACTAAAATATTTCTAGAAAAAGATTATGGAACTCGTATTGTCTCAGATAAAGGTGGAAGTAATTTTAATTCATCTAATCATATAGATATGTATGTTGAAAGATGGGATGGGGAAACTAGAGAACAATGGAAGAAAAGAGCTAATTCATATGGCGTAAAAAAACTACGTGGATATATAGTTAAATAAATTAATAGATACATATTGACTTTATAAATTAGTTGGTATATTATAGTAATCAAGGAGGAAATAATATGTGGGAAAGAATAAAAGATTCAATTAATAGAGCAGTAAATGGAATAGCATATAATATCTTTGAAGATGAGGTTGAATGCGAGGTAAATTATGATATTGAAAATAAACAGATATGTCTAATTGTATATGATGAATTTGATGAAGAAATTGTATTTGTTAATAAAAAATTCAATTTTGACTTAGAATCAATGGAATTAGAATTTATGGGAGAATTTAAAGCAAAAGATATTATAATACCATCAATCGAAAAATATTTAATAGAAAATTATTCTTGATTTATAATACGGACATCAAAATAAATGAATAGTTTTAATGGGTTTTTAATAAATTAAGAAAATAATAAAGGAGTGATTATAATGAATAAAATAAATTTTAAGACTAAGGCTATAAAAACCGATAGAAAATATTATACTACTGGTAATGGACGTTTTACAAAAGATAAAATATATGAATTTAAAAATGGTTGTACGATGTGGGACAATAGTGAAAAAAGCGATAGTTATAAAAATTTTGAAGAGTTTATAAACTCAAATGACAATTTCCAAGAATTATATAAAAATGCATCTGAAGAAAGCAATAAATTAATGGAAATTAAAAGATGCGACAAAACAAACAAAGCTTTAGAAGAAATAGATGTTATATACAATGGTAAGAAAAGAAATATTAATAAGTTAACAGAGGAATCTAATAATATTAAAAATGAATTTAAAGATTTAGAGACTAGTAAATTATTATATAAAGATTATTTAAAATTAAAAGATAGACAATATTATTTAAATAAAAGACTTCCTATCGAAATAAATGAATTACGAGGTTTGAAAATTGCTAGAAAAATATTATTAAAGAATATATATATATAGAAACAAGTGAAGAAGAGTATGTTGAAAATTATAATGAAAATATAGTAACGCTCAATTATTATCAAATGATGAGAGTGACAAATGAACTTGAAACGACTGAGTACGGATGGCATTGTGATGGATGTAATTGTGGAGAATTTCAGGCTGAAATAGAAGGAATAGGTTTCTTAGTTATAGATAGGAGTTGTAGAAAATCTAGTTGTACTCCAGATGGAATGCAATTTAGTTTTGGAAGTGTAATACCCGTATATAATAAATCAATCATCAATGAGTACATGGATACTTACATATATGATGAATTTGAAGAACAAGGGATTAAACAAATTGGTGAAATAAATAAAGAACAATCATTAACAATATTAGAATATGCTAAACAAAATACAATTAAAGAATTAGGTTATGACGAATATGGAAATGTAAGAAGATAGTATTAAATGTGCTAAATATAAAAAGAAGGTGAAAGAATGAGAGAGGTAAAATGTTATCAATGTGGAATATGCCATAATCTACACAGACATGAAAAGAAAGCTAGAGAGTGTGAATCTATTGGAAAAGAAATGCCACTTGCAAATATAGGAGATATTCTCATTTACAAACATACAATTAGTGGATTCGAGTGTGAAGATGAAATTAAAATATCTAAGATTATAGATAAAGGGCATTATTTGATTTATAAGTTTATGAGTAGATTAGGTAATGGTTGGGAGAAAGGCTTATATTTTATTGATGAAATATGTGGCAATGATGAATTTAAAAGGAGAATAAAAGGAGTGATTAAATGATATTTTACAAATGCAATTGTGGATTAATAACTAATGAAATATTTAAAAGATGTCCAAGTTGTGGAGTTGAAAGCAAAAAGATAAAAGAAGAATATGAAAAAGTTTATGAATCTACTGGATTATTTAAAACTGAATCTGAGAGCCTTAGTGGATTATTCGGAAGTAAACGAAAGAGTTTAAGTGGTTTATTCCCTGACGGGAAAAGATATAAATGATTAAGGAGTGGATTAAATAGTGAATGTAAATATTAAAGACTTATTTTCAGTAGAGTTAGAAACTAAACTGACATCAGAAGAATTATTTGTAATGTCCTTAGCCTTACAAAAATTAAAAAGGATGACTAATGAAGAAATTGATAAAGAACTAGAATATTATTCAAAATACATAAATGAAGAAAGAATTAAATATATTGCAAAAAAGTTACATGATGAAACATATCGAACACTTAAAGGATTGGAAATAATGTAAAGAGTTAAATAAATTATAGAGGAGATATGAATTATGAAAAAACAAGCCGTATGTGAATATTGTGGAAAGGTATTTGAAGAAAGAATTGATGAGGAAAATTACTATAGTTATAAGCAAGATTGTGTGGAACATGAAATAACTCATCTACCATTAGCAAAAGATTTTGAATTCAACTTATCTTGTGCATTAAATGAATTAGATAAAAAATATGATAGTGTATCAAATATAAGAAAGATAGATATATCTGCATGTTGGGAATCTTATTATGGAAGAGATATTACATATGAATTTAAAATAGAAAATACTAAAATTAATAATACAATGTCTGAAAAGATAGAAGTACCATATGAAAGTAAAGAGAAAATACCAACAAAAGAAGAACTTATAATTCGATTAGAACAACATTATTTTATACCAACTATTCAAAAAGAATATAAAGGTACTGTTTCATTTGAAGATTATTGTGGTGGACATGGAGCAGACGATTATATAGTTGGAGATTTATATGTTAAAGACATATTTCATGAATTAAAGGGTAAAAATATTGAAATTAAGATAATTGATTAATTAACAATGTGGCTATTACTAGCTTACAGAGGTCGAATATTCAAATAAATTGCTGATTTTACCAAGAGTTAATAAATTAATAGAACATAAAAACAATAAATAAAGGAGAGTGTATTAAAAATGGAAGTAAGACAAGCAAAGGTAATTGGTGCAGAGAAAGATAAAGTGACTGAGGTTAAATTATATTTACAAGATAATGGATTTAGAGACTATCCAACAATTAAAGATTTAATGGAAACATTGGAGGAAGATAAGAAATGGCATGCAGAACATGGACAATTAGAAGAGTTCTTAAATACACCTGTGACAATGCAATTAACAGATATAGAAGGTCAAGAAGTTGAAGGTAAAATGTGTTTAGATGTAGGAATGTGTGAAGGTAATGTATTTGTATTAACTGGAAACATTGAAAATATTAGTTTCGTTAAGGAGGATTAATAAAATGACTACAGATATAAATTTCATAGAATCATGGCTAGGATGCAAACTTAAATGGCATCAAAAAGTTATATTGAAACTTATTATCATAAAAGAGACTTTATATAGTTATTTCACTAAGATAATAATATATTTAATTAAATAAGAAAGGTGATTGAAATGGATAAAAATAAAGAACAAGAATTAAGAGACATGGTTACTATCAATGATAGATGGTATCACAAGATTCCATACTTAGGTAAGAAAATACATAGCAAGCAAGTATACAAACGATTTTCAAGTAATAAATCTAAAATATTTAAAACAATTACAGAAGAAGTGAATAAGGAACTAGAAAAGAATGATTTCTTTAGTCAATTTGCTGATGCAAGTAATGTAATGCTTGATGACATTAAACAAATGACTATTAAAAATACGAATTTAGATAAATATAAAAATGTATGTAAGACAATAAGATTATAACTATGAAAATAGTTTATATAATAAATTAATAGAAAGAAAGAGGTAATGATATGAAAATCGAAAATGAAATACTTTATAAAATTTGGGAAGATAGATACTCTAAAAACGGAGAATCAATTGATGAAAATTTACATAGGGTTAGTGATTACTGTTCAACTAATGAAAAAGAAGCAGAAGAATTTTATAATGTATTAGATAAAGGATTATTTTATCCAGCAGGAAGAACTATGAGTAATAGTGGAATAGGAACATCCCTAACATTAAATAATTGTTTCGTTGCCCCACAAATACAAGATGATTTACAAGATATATTTAATAAAGTAAAATTAGGAGCTTTAACACATCAAAAAGGAGGAGGAATAGGCTACGATTTTTCGCAATTAAGACCAAAAGGAACTCCTACTTCTAATGATGCTATAGCAAGTGGTAATGTAAGCTTTATGGATGTATTTAATGCACAAACTGCTACAATACTTCAAGGTGGAAGACGTAAATAGTTATTATACGAGTATCTTGAAAATTACAAATACGTAAAAGAGTAAGGAGAGATTTATTATGGAATATCAATTATCAAAGGAAATATTAACAAAATACTTAGAACAAGGTTTTTCAAGTAGAAAAATAGAAGGAATCACAGGAATTAAATATTGGAATGTAATAAATTATATTAAACAATATGGATTGCAAGACCTAAATAAATATGCAAAAGTTGCTGATTATAAAATAGATTATTTTCATAAAATTGATACCAAAGAAAAGGCTTATATATTAGGTTTTTTATTAGGAGATGGTTGTCTATCTAAAGATGATAAATTTGAGATAGATGTTCAATTAGATGATAGAGAAATTATAGACTTTATGATAAGTGAAATAGGAGGGCATAGTAATATATCTAACAAATTAGATAAAACTAAAAAGCAATTCCCTCATATTGGTTTTAAAATAGGTGAAAACCATATTGTTAGAGATATAAAAATGCTATTTGGTGGACGATTAAAAGAAGAAAGACATATTCCAATGATTAAGCCTAGATTAGAAAGATATCTTGTTCAAGGGTTTTTTGATGCAGAAGGTTGTATAACATGGGGCAAACGTAAAGACAGAGATAGAATTTGGCAAAAAATAAGTTTTACTTCACAATACCATATGTTGGAAGGAATTCAAAACATATTAGATAAAAATGATATTAGTAGTAAAATAAGACCTAAAGCCAATGAAAAATGTTATGTAATTGAAATGGCATCAAAAAAACAAGTATTAGAATTTTTACATTACATATATCCAGATAATAATTTCATAATATTAAACAGAAAGTATAATAAGGCAGAAGCTCTGCGTCTAGAATTGGGAGAATTCGGTGAAAGCTTTGAATAAAAGTTAATACCGAGCCGTGCCTACAGAGTAGGAGGGTGTAGAGACTAGAGGAGATATAGCAATATATTTTAATAACCTCAATAGTACCCAAGGTTTAATTGAATAAATTAAATTAAGATATAGTCCGACACTTCTAGTAATAGAAGATTACAGTATGGGAGCAAATATGGGCGTATGCTCAATATATAATATGGACATTGAAGATTTTATAAATGCAAAATCTTATGATGAAGGAAAACTAGTTCATTTTAATGTAACAGTTATGGTTGATAATGATTTTATGAATTCTGTTAAAAAAGATGAAACTATATTCTTACACTATCCAGTATATGATGATAAAGGATATGTCTTAAAAGATGAATCACAATGGAAATATAAGAAAGAAATAAGTGCAAGATATTTATGGGATTCAATTATGAAGAAAGCTTATGATAATGGAGAGCCAGGGATTTTCTTCTATGATAACATGAATAAAGATAATACAGTATGGTATATAGAAAATATTGTTTGTAGTAATCCTTGTGCTGAGTATTTAGCAGGAACAGTTTATGGGAACAACCCTATTACAAAAGAACCATTAAACCGTAACGATTATGGTGGTGCATGTAATCTAGGAAGTATATTCTTACATAATATGATAGATAATCCTTTTACATCTAAAGCAAAGATTGATTATAAAAAATTAAGCGAAACAACTCATAGTGCAGTTAAATTTTTAGATAATATAATTGATATAAATAACTTCCCAGATGAAATATATAGAAACTATCAAGAAGCATTTAGAACTATAGGGCTTGGAATTACTGGGCTTGGAGATGCTTTATGTATGTTAAATATGGTTTACGGAAGTAAAGAATCATTAGAAGTCATTGATGAAATAATGAACTTCATATCAAAAGAAGCCTTTAAGGCAAGTGTTCAGTTAGCTAAAGAAAAAGGTGGCTTCCCATTCTTAGATAGAGAAAAGTACATTAAAAGTGGATATATTCAAAAACATATGGAAAAAGACAATGAATGGATAGATTTAGCTGATGATATATTAAAATATGGCATCAGAAATTCAAAGATTATGAGCGTTGCTCCCACGGGCACAATGTCATTAACTTTTGGGAGCAATACAAGTTCTGGCTTAGAACCTATATTTAGTCTATCGTATGATAGGAAGGTAAAATTAGGTGGTCAGTCAGATGATGATATTAAGATAGTTAAGATGGAGGATTATGCTTACAAAGTATGGAATGAAATTAAAGGTAATAAAGATTGTATTGTAAAAGAAGATATTTTTGTTACTGCAATGAATTTACCTGTACAAGCACACTTAGATGTTCTTAAAACTATAGCATTTCACGTAGATATGTCATGTAGTAAAACTATTAATATCCCCACTGAGTATCCATTTGAAGATGTTAAAAAGGTTTATGAATTCTGTTGGGAAAATGGAATTAAAGGTTGCACTATATTTAGACCGAATCCTATAAGACAAGGTATAATGATTACTGAAAAAACAGAAGAAGAAAAAGCTAATGAATTAATATCAACTTTAGAAAGAGGTCAATGGAAGCCAAAAGCTAAGGATACAGTTTACTACGAAAGAAAAGTTAAAATAGGTTGTGGCAAACTTAAATTAATGATAGGTTGGTCAAATACAGAACAAGCAATACAAGACATGTATGTAATTAGGTCAGGATCTGGAGGATGTGAAAGAAATCTTCAAGGAATGGTTATAGCAATGAGTGGTATGTTAAGACTAGGAGGAAACTTATTCAATATAGAGAAATCTTTTGAAGGTGTTGGTGGATGCAATAGTTTTTCAACTCAAAGAGCAAAAGGAATACAATTAAGTCAAGGTAATAGTTGTGGAACTGCTATATTAAGAGAAATAAAAACATTTTTAAAAGAAATATCAAATCAAACCATAGAAGTAATAAATAAATTAAATGAACAAATGGTAGAAACTAAAGCAAACTTTACAGATGAAGAATTAAAGTTTAAAAAAGATAATGGGGATATTGCATTTGCATTAAGATTTAATAAATGCCCCGAATGTGGACATGAACTAGAACATTCTGGTGGATGTATAAGTTGTGTAGATTGTGGCTTTACTAAATGTGAATAGGAGATTAAATTATGTTTGAAAGCAACCAAGATATATATTATATAGATGGTGATTTCAAGATTAAGGAAGGAGTGTTCAAGGGCTATGTTAGAATTACTAGCTCTTGTCTCCCAATAATTAATCTATATGATAACCATTTAAAAGAACATGTATTAATAAACGAAGATTATGTATTTGAAACTTTTGAAGAAGCAATGGAATTCCTATATGAAGATTAAAACCAATACTAATAATTTAAATCTTAGAACTAATTGTTATTGGTATCCATGTCATTCAAATATATCTGATAATAAGTATGATTGTAGAATGTGTTACTGTCCTTTATATGAAGAATGTTGTAAGATACAAAATACTTTATGGGGTGGATACTTATTACAATATATAGATGCCGAAGGAAATAATAAAGAAGTTTTTGCTTGTGAGAAATGTACAGTATTCCATATGAAAGAAAATGTAGACTATTATTTAAAGTTAAAATCAAAAGGATTACCAAATAATATAATATTAGATGATTTAATGAAAACTATAAAATAAAGGGAGATATGTAAAAATGAAAGAAAAGATTTTAGGATTAAGAAATTTAAATTACGAATTAGATTTAATTAACTCAAAAGGAAGATTTGCAGTATATAGAAATACAGACAACAATAATACCATTATATTTTCATATGATAAGACTTGTGATATAGATAGTGTATGTGGTGCAATACGAGATAAGGCTTATGATTATTTGATTAATGAACTGAATACAAATGATAACCTATTAGTATATTGGACACAAGTTGAAGGTACTACAAGTGATTATATTATCTTTTATGATGTAGCTTGCGATGATTTACTATTAAGTATTTCTCGAAAGATGACTGGAGAATATATGAACTCATTAATTAATGAAGACAATGCTCCGCATTACAAATATACACAAGTAAAAGATGGCGTTAGAAGTAAATTAGAAGCTACTATAGGTTAAAGTCACAATAAAGCAGATATTTTAAGGGTAGTTAATAAATTAATATAAACAAAGCGAGGATGATTAAAATGAATATAAAACAACAAACAAATATTAAAAAGGAAGAAATATTATTATCCAAATACATATTTATAGGGAACATAAATATTTTCTTTGAATTAGTAAAGCAAACAGGATATCCATATTTTGAATGGAACGATATGGTTTATAAAGTTGATGAAAATGATTATAAACCCACACATATATCAATATATGAAGCAAAATAAACCTGTTAAAAACTACATGTTATGGACTTTTTAGAAAGGAGAGTTAAATAAATTAAATGAGAAAAGAATATATAGAAGATTTAGAAAACGAAGTATGGATAATAAACAATGGCTATGAAGTATCAAATATGGGAAGGATTATAGGGAAGAAAGGTAAATTATTAAATTGTAAACCTAATAAAGATGGCTATTTACAATGCAGTATAACATTTAATGATGGATTTCATGCTGGAAGTGTACATAGGGCAGTCGCTTATTTGTTCATAGGTAAACCAAAAGATGGACAAGAAGTTAATCATATTGATGGAATTAAGTATCACAATTATGATAGTAATTTAGAATGGGTTACTAAAAAAGAGAATCAAGAGCATGAAGTATTAAAATTACAACAAAGAAGTGGTACAAATAATTATATGAATAAATTAACAGACGAAAAAGTTAAAGAAATACATACTTTATGTAAATCAGGTACTATACTTTATAAAGATGTCGCTAAGATGTACGATATATCTCCAACTGTAGTTTCAAGCATTGCTACTGCTATAAGATGGAGACACTTAGGATTAGAACCAATCATAATAAAAAGAGGTTCTCATTACGATATGAGAAAATATACAAATTCGTAATAATTATTAAGGATGTGAAAACTAATAATGAATTCATTTATGCTAGAAGAATTAACAAGATTAAAAGAAAGTATGGATAAGATAAAAGAGATACTAGAAAAAAATGTATCTAAAATCACTAATGATATATTAGCTAATGCTGAATCAATGTCAAATGAATATACCGAAGAAGAAAATAAACTTGTAGGAAATATAGAAGAAACAATAGTTGATATTCAAAAAGAACTTGATAAGATTTATACATATGATGATTGGAATGATTTAGCAAAAGACAACTAAGTATCTACAGTTATTCACAAATGCAGTTATGTAGACGGATATATAAATTAACAAAATATAAAAGATTGAAGGAGAGATTTATAATGACAAATTATGAAAAAGTTTTAGACCTATTTGAAGGATATACAAAAGAGGATGCAATAAGTGAATTAGCTAATGAAATTGAAATAATAGAAGTATATGGGCAAGGAGGAAGTAGTTATGAGGTCTTAGATACATTAACTTTACAAGAAATAGAAGAAGTCCTACAACAATTAATAAATAATAGCATGAAGAAAGATGATGTGATTAGAAATACTAATGGTAAATCAACAATAGATATAACAATGGTAGAATCAACAATAGATATAACAATGGTAGAATCAAGAATAGTAAAGAATGGGACTTATAGAGGTGAAGAAATAGTAGATGTTAGGATTATGAAATTACATAAAGATGCTATTATTCCCACATACGCACATGATACAGATAGTGGAATGGATATATTTGCAATGGAAGATGTTATTATTCAACCACATGAAACAGTTGCAATCCCAACAGGAATAGCTATAGCATTACCTAGATGTTATGAATTACAACTTAGACCTAAGAGTGGGAACTCATTAAAGACTAAACTAAGAATAGCTAATGCTCCATCTACAATTGATGAAGGATTTAGAGGTGATATAGGAGTTATATGTGACAATATAGGAGACACACCTATTGAAATCAAAAAAGGTAAGGCAATATGTCAAGGAGTATTAAGATTTGTTCCTAAAATTAGTTGGAAGGAAGTAGATGAATTTACTGACACAACAGATAGAGGAACTGGTGCATATGGTTCTAGTAATAGGGGGATATAATTATGATTTGGCATTTAGTTTGGATAATTGGATTATTAACATTTGGAGGTGGTTTATTCCTTTTTATTAAAGAAGACAATTTTGAATTTGGAACAATAAAAGAATTATTTGTTGCTGGAATTTTTCTATCAATTGTAACATTTATTATCTTAGTAATATTAACAACCATAATGGGTGCTTTCTCAAATAAAACCTATATTAAAACATATGAGAATGAAATATATAACAAAGATAATTACAGTTTGATAATCGAAAATGACAATAATAAATTTAAAGTTTATACAGAAGATAATAAATCTAAATATATAGAAACACGACAATCAGATACTATAATAACTGAGGATGGTAATTCTTTAATAGAAGAATACACAGAATACTATACAAATGGAACTATTAAATGGTTATTAGGAGAAAAGACTGATGCTAATAAAAAATATAACATACATATCGCAAAAGGTTCAATAACTACAGAAAATAAAGTAGATTTAGAATAATTTGGATTTATAAATGGGGCTATTACTAGCCTCCCAAGTTGGTAAATTCAGTTAAAATCATACTTTTAAAAGGTTGTAAATAAATTAAAAAAAGAAATAGAAAAGGAGAGTAAATAATGAAAGTATTAAAACGTATTTTAAAAACACTAGGTTGTATGCTAAGTGCATTTATTAATATAGTCGGGTCAGTATTAACTATTGCAACACTATTTAAACTATTTATTGGATGTGATACCATTTCAATATCATGTGTAATAGTCGTATTAGGAACTATTTTAGCATTATTAAATAACCGATTTATGGCTGAGATATATAAGCACGATAATAAAGAGATAAAATAGATTGAGTTAGGCAGAATGTAAAAGTTCTGTCTTTTCTTTTATAACAAGTTAATAAATTAATATAAACATATTGCATTATTATTCCAAAGATGCTATTATAAATAAGAGGTTAATAAATTAATATAATATAATAAAAAGGAGATTTTAAAAGATGTTTACAGAAAATAAAGATTTTTACCCAACACCAAAAAAATTAATATATAAAATGTTAGATAAACTTAAAGAAGAACAACTAAGTCTTGCTTCAATCCAACATATTCTAGAGCCTTCATGCGGAAAAGGAGATATAGTACAGGCATATGAAGAATACTACGAAACTAATTGTAGAAGAATGATTTCCTATGGAAAGAAAGCAAAGGATTATTTAAAATTTGATGTTATTGAATTTGATGAAAATTTAAATAATTTATTAAGAGGACAGAAATATAATGTTGTATGGGATAACTTTCTTACATTCGATCCACCTAAATTCTATGACTTAATAATAATGAATCCTCCTTATTCTGAAGGAGATAAACATTGTTTAAAAGCTATAGAGACACAAGAAAGAGTCGGTGGAAGAGTATTATGCTTACTTAATGCAGAGACTCTTAAAAATCCATATAATAATACTAGAAAGAAGCTTATAAGTCTTATAGAACAATATGATGGCGATATAGAATACATACAAAATGCTTTTAGTGAATCAGAAAGAGAAACAGATGTAGAAACTGCAATGGTATATATAAATGTTCCAATGTCCAATACTGAAACTATGTTTGAAAGAGAATTTAAAAGGGAAAATCCCAATATTCATATTAATAATCTGCAATCTCTAATACCGAATATGAATAAATTAGAAAAGTTAGTTTTTGAATTTAACGTTGCTAAAAATGCTTCTATTGAATTATTTAAAGAACAAATGAGAGTTAGTAAATTGCTTTCAGGCTTTGGTGTTGAAAATGTAATAAGATTATGTGATGATAAAGTTCATGCTGATAAATTAACTGTTAATGGATTTATAGCACATTTAACACTAAAATATTGGAATAAATTTATTGAAGAAACAGAATTTAAAAAGAAACTACCTACTAAGTTGAGAGATAATTTTTCGTGTAATATGGAAAAACAACAGAATATAGCTTTTACAATAGAGAATGTTAGATATTTCTATGAAGAATTAATACAGGCTATACCAAAAAGCTATGAAGAAACTGTAGCTAGAGTATTTGATGATTTAACTTATAAAAGCTATTATTCTGATACAATGTGGAATAAAAATATTTATCTTTTCTCTGGGTGGAAAACTAACAGTTGTTACAAGATAAATAATAAATCAATCATAGGATACTATGGTAATTATCTTTATAGAGTTCCTGATACATTAAATGATTTGAACATAATATTCAACAATATAAAAGGAACAAAATATAATATTGATACAAATGAGATAGTTGAAGCAATTAAACGATGTGATAAGAATATAGAAACTGAGCATTTCATTTTAGATTGTTATCAAAAACAAACTATTCATATCAAATACAAAAATAAACAACATCTCGAGATTTTCAATATTTTGAGTGGAAAAGGTAAGAATTGGTTGCCCCCAGATTTTGCTACTAAAAAATATGAAGATATGGACGAGACAGAAAAGAAATTAGTCAAGGATTTTGGATTAACAGTACAAGAATATGATGGATTAAGAATCACTAGTGGTACAAATAACTATTTAAGATTAGGTTAAATTAATATTTAAACAAATTAACATAAATAGTTTGACATTATATTCATAAAGTAGTAAGATAGTCTTGTAAGGGAAATTAAATTCTAAATAGTACAAGCCCTTACAGATTATATTACATAATACAATTATTAACAAATTAATATAATGAAGGAGATAGAGAAAAATGGAAGAGATGTTAGAACTTATTGAAAAACTAAACAGGTGGAATTATGAGTATTACAGCTTAGACAATCCATCAGTAGGTGATAAGGAATGGGACGATGAATATGATAAATTAATTAAACTAGAAAAAGAAATGAAAAATATATTACCAAACAGTCCTACTCAAAAAGTAGGTGGTGAAATATTAGAAGGATTTGAAAAAGTAGAAAGAAAAACTAAACTATGGTCATTAGATAAATCAAATTCATTTGAAGAAATAAAATATTGGTTAACTAAAAATGAAAATTTCATAAAAGAATATAATAGTTCTCATACTAATAAATTACCGCAATTAAAATACATTTTAACTAAGAAATATGATGGACTCACTGTTGAAACTGATTATGATAATATTAATTTTGTACAAGGTTCTACAAGAGGCAAAGATGGAATAATTGGAGAAAATGTTACAGAACAATCAAAATCCATTATAAACTTACCTATACAATTAAAAGATAATGACAAACTAACAAATTCCTTATCTCCACATGGAGAATGCATTATGCCAAAGAAAGCTCTTATAGAATACAATAAAAAATATACAGACCAATTAAAAAATTGCAGAAATAGTGTCGCTGGTGCAATTAGAAATTTAGATACTAAAGAAACTGCTAAAAGAAAATTGATGATATATTTTTATAATTTAAATAATATAGAAAAAGATTTTCAAACTTATCAACAACAATTAGATTATATGTCTTATAGAGGATTACCAGTAACAGATTATACTGTTTGTAATACATATGAAGATATTATTAAAGCTATAGATAATATAGAAGAACAAAGACTAAATCTTCCGTACGATATTGATGGTTGCGTAATTGCAATTAATGATTTAGCTACAAGAAATTTAATGGGATATACTGAAAAGTTTCCACGTTTTTCTCTAGCTTACAAGTACGAAGCAGAAGAGACAACTACAAAACTTTTAGATGTAGAATGGAATGTTTCTAGATATGGAAGACTGAACCCAAAAGCGAAAATAGAGCCAGTAGAATTAATGGGAGTTACAGTTAAACAAGCAACCTTAAATAATATTGATGATATTGAAAGAAAAAGAATTAAAATAAACTCAGAAATTTTCATAAGAAGAAGCAATGACGTAATTCCAGAGGTAACAGGAATCGTTGATGAAAGTTTAAATAATGAAGATATTAAAGATATAATATATCCTACTATTTGTACATGTTGTGGTAGTCCAGTTGAAATAAGACAACCTAAAACAACTAGATTCTTATTCTGCACTAATGATAGTTGTCCTGATAGGTTAATACAAGCATTATCTCATTATGTTGGAAAAGAAGCTATTAACATCATAGGGTTTTCTAAGGAAACTTTAAGACAATTTATAGATAAAGGCTTTATAAAATCAATTAAAGATATTTATAACTTAGAACAATATAAAGAACAGTTAATAAAATTACCAAAGTTTGGACTTAAAAAGTATGATAATTTAATTAAAGCTGTTGAGAAAAGTAAAGAATGTAAATTAAGTAGTTTTTTATACGCACTTGGAATAGAAAATGTAGGTAAAAAAGCATCTAAGAATATCTGTTTGCACTTCAATAATAATTTAAATAATATCATATCAACTAATGAAAATGAATTATTAAAAATTGAAGATGTTGGAGATAAAATATCAGAATCTATGGTTGAATACTTCGGTGATAAAGATATTATTAACAAAGTAAATGAAATAATAAGTTATTTGACATTCATTGAAGATAAACCTAAAGAAACTATTGTAACTCAACAAACACCATTTCAAGGTAAAACACTATATGCAACTGGTGGTTTTAATATGAAGAAAGCAGAATTAAAAGAGCTACTTGAAAGTTTAGGTGCTATAGTGGAAACGGGCTACAAAAAATCTTTACAGTACCTTATTTGTGGACATGATATGTCTAAAAGTGGCAAAGATAAGAAAGCTATGGATGACAATGCAAGTGGGAAAAGTAATATAACAATTATAAATGAAGATGAATTCTTACAAATAATAAAAGGTAATTAGAGGTGATATTAATGCAAAAAGATAAAATATATAAAGGTGGATATCAAACAGTATATAAACAACATAATGACGATTGTAACTCTTTGGAATATAGTTTAGATGATGGAGTTACATGGAATGACGTTCCAGTAGATATGGGTAAGATTAATTATTATAAAGCTTGGTTTAGACTAAAATAAATAAATTAAATTAACATAAAAGTTAAATATTAAAAGGATGTGAAATAAGTGAATAAAAGATTAAGAAAGAAAAAAGGCGTATCAAAAATACAAAATAGTGAAGTATGGAGTTTGGATTATACGTTGTCAAAATTCATATTGCCTAGATTAATAAAATTTAAAGAAATTAATACAATGAGTTATCCATGTAGATTAAGTGGAATGGAAGAATGGCATCAAATAATAGATAAAATGATATGGTCATTTGATGCCCATTTAAAAGATAATCGGAACACTAATAGTTTAGATAAAGAAAACAAAAGATTTGAAGAAGGTATGAATTTATTTTCAGAATATTATTGTGATTTATGGGACTAAGACAAATTAATATAATAATAATAAAAATAATTAATTATGAGGGAGAGAATAAAATGAGTAATGTATGCGAAGAAAAGATGGAATTTAAATTAATAGAGGAACAACCAACATTAATGGAGATATATAAAGAACTTAATAGGTTAAAGCTTGAAAATAAATTACTTAAAGCAGACAAATTAGAATTACAAAAAGAAGTTATACAATTAAGAAATGACAAAAATGAATTACATAATAAATCAAATGAAAATAGTAAAGAAACTACAAATAACAACAATGAGGGTGGATGGACTGAAGAAGAATTTGATATTGTTGTAAAAGGTTATGCAATGGTAGAAAACAATAAGAAATTCGTATAATAAATTAATATAAGAATGGAGAATTAAAAATATGAATATAACAGTGAGAGAACTAACAAATAATCAAGAAGTATTAAATAGATGTAGAGTCACAGTTTGGAAAGAAGGTCTAGAAAAAGAACCTAGTGTTACTTTTATGGAAAATATTTATAAATCAGAACATAGTCCAATAAGAGATAAATGGTTTAATATTCAAATCAGAGGAATAAGAAGTTGGGTGGCTACTCACTTTGTACGTCATAGTATAGGATACACTCCATATGTAAGCACACAACGAGAAGATAGAATAGAATATGAAGGCAATAGAGATGATAGAAGACAGGGTGAATTAGTTAATATGGATATAACACTCAATGCTCAAGCATTTATAAATGTAAGCAAAAAGCGTATTTGTGGACAGGCAGATATAAAAGCACAAGATGTATGGAATGATGTTTTAAAAGTATTAAAAACGATAGATAGACCTTTATATGATAATTGTGTTCCTGAATGTGTTTATTCTGGGTTTTGTAGAGAAATAACACCTTGTAATAATGGAGTTGGAAGATGCAATACTCCTAAGTATAAACAATGGCGTAAGGATTATATAGGTGATAGATTACAAATAGTTATTGATAAGGAGGATAAATAATGGTTAAAGTTAAAGATTTGTCTATGTTGAATGTAAGTTTATCAATGTTATTTGGAAAATCACCTAAGATAAAATATATTTGTGGTAAGTGTAATGGATATAATGAAACTAGAATATCAACATCTTCAGTAGAAATGGGTTATCCATATGTTATATGTTCACATTGTGGTGAAACTAACGATACTGGATTAACTTTAGGTAGATTAGGAGACGAAAATTAAAGTCCAATTAAAAGGATAATTTTACCAACTATTTAATAAATTATATTGTATAAATAAGGAGGAGAATGAATATGAACGCATATTATATATTAACAATAGTAACCATAATGGCTATTATAGAATCTTCAAGAACTATCCTATATATTGTTAAGCATTAAATATTTTGTAAAAGCGAAAAAATAAGGGGATATATCAAAACAAAACACAAATGAATGTGTAATAAATATGATATATCCCCTTATAAATTGTATTTATTTACCTGTATAATTATTATTACCTTTGTTATATAATTTAGTTGGAACTAATCAATAGTATATTTTTCTCACAGGTTAATATATTATTGAATTTAGAGTAACTTTTATTGGTTTTAAGTTACTCTTTTTTATTTATATTGACTTTAATTTACTTTAGTGGTATTATTTAAATTAGAGATATAAATTAGTATTTGGTTGTTGTTTATATCCTATGAGGGAAGTTTGCTTATAAAAGTTAACTTCTTTTTATTTTAACATTATATCAACTTTAGTATTAATCTTTTCAACTGTTTTTCCAATCTCATCAGTAGTATCTTCAAGAGTAGATATTCTACTATCTAATGACTCTAATAGCTTACTATTACTTTTTGCCAAAAGTTCATTGGTTGCACTAATCTGTTGATTAGTAATATTTATTGTCTTTAATTCTGACATGAATTGTTTATTCATTTCTTTTGTTTCTTTTGTCATTTTAAAATATTCTTTATGTATATTATCTTCTAATTTATCATCATTTTCTACTCTCTTATTTAACTTATTTTTAATATACGGAGATATTGTTGTAAAAATCCCCCAAACACATAATAATAGTAATACAACTGCTAGTCCATGTTCATTTATTAAAGTACTTAGTCCTGCAAAATCCATCGTAAATCATTCCTTTCGCTTGTTTATTTTGATTAATCACTATCCTTTCTTAAGATTATTTTTCTTTAGTATTTTATGATTTTTAATATAGTAAGAGATATGCGTTTAAAATAAGTGAAAGAATTGTAAATGATAGAATAGTTATTATTATTTTCTTATATTTTTGTTTACATGAATTCAGAGAAATTGAAAGTTCTTCTTTATCTTTTTCAAGTAGCATATTCTTATCATCTCTAATTCTTATTTGAGTTTTTAATAATTGGATTAAATCTTTATTAGTTGTTTCAATCATTTAAAAAGCACATCCTTTCTTTTGATTTTAAATATTATAACTATGTATGATTATTTTAGTTTTGGTTATATTATTATTGTAGATATTTTTCATTGATTTTATTTCTACAATATTTTACCTTTTATATTTTATTTTGTTTAATTAGTAGGAATTAATCTCATAGTCTTTTTACTAGGTTGTTATTGGACTCATTTGATTGACTATGAGATTGGTTTTATGTTCATTTATGCATTTCAGAGTGCATTATTTGAATTTATGTAGTTATATATGCATAAATTTGGATTTTATATTTTTAAACTCGCTTATACTCTTGAATACTCGTTAATGCTACTTTTTTCAAATGGAATTAGAATCTATTGCCACCAAATGAACTAGATTCAGATTCTTCATTACCTAAATCACTTAAAGAACCCTGTTTGACTTCTTTAATTCCATCTTTTGAAAAATAATCTCCTAATTTACTACTGAGATCATTGTCCGAATAAAGTGATACCATACTAATATTTTCCCAGCCAATTATGTCTTTTATGACCGAAGCAGGTATTTTACTAGATTCAAGTGAACTTGTAAATTGATGTCTTAAGCAGTGAAAATAGAAATCTTTATTTAATAATTTAGTAAAATTAGTAGCATATGAATCCAATAAAGATATTTTTGCTGGATACCAAATACCTTTTCTTTTATTTACAAATATTTCATCAATTTCATCTGGAACTCCTAGTCTCTTTCTTTCTTCCATCCATAAATCAAAATAGGGTTTGAATTTAGTTTTAAGTATATAAACAAAAAGTGGTTTTCCTGCAACACCTGCTCCTTTAGTTTTAATTTTTTCAGGAGACTTATATAATGAACCAAATTGTAAATTATCTTCAGTTATATAGCTTCTTTTGAAACGCAAGAGTTCTGATTTTCTTCTTCCTGATGCAAATCCGAGAGCAAAAGCACATGCTTGTTGATATTTTTTATTTTCTATTAAATAATCCAATAAAATTTGACATTCTTCATCACTAAGAATAGTTTTTTCTCGGACTTCTCTTTTATTTGGTGCTGGAATCTTATTTATTATATTTCTAAAATTTTCCCACTTAGTTTCTTCGTCTAATACGCTCTCAATAAATAAACTTAGAGAAGATAAAGTACTTTTGATATTTTTAATACGTGATGGAGATAGATTGTTTTTAACCATATAATTTTGAAAGTTCATTACATGTCTCTTTTTCAAGTTTACAAAGTCTATATTTTTCTCATTTTTCATTAAATAAACAAAGAAAATGTCTAAATTATTTTTATATACCGTTATAGTTGTTTCTGCATGGTCAGTTGTCTCTAAGTAATTTAAAAAATCCTCCATCAATTCTAAATTTGAAGGAAGAATAGCTTTTATTTCTTCTTCATTTGTTGTGAATACTTTTATTGTTTCTCTTGCCATAACTAAATCGCATCCTTTCGTTGTATATTTAATTTATTTTCAAATAAAAAATCTAAATTATCTTCTTTTAAATCACTAGGAAATAAAATGAAATAATTTAGACCATTTTCGATAAACATATTTTCTTTTAGTTTAAGTTTCTCTGCATATAATTTTTTAGATTTACTTTTAATATTAAGTATATTATCTGATTTATACTCCTTTTCATATTCTTCTAACATGCCAGCTAATTCTATATATAATAGATTATTATTAATAGTAATAACATAATCACAATTCATTAAATTATTATAATCTATTATAAATTCTCTATATTTTATATCTCTTTTATAGTTGGTATTATAGTTATATCCCAATGCCCTAAGTTTATTAGTAAATAAATATTCATAATTAGATGCTGTCATTTCTCCATCTTTATATTTAAAATTCATTCCTCGACCACAATCTTGTAATTTGAATCCTATTTTATTTAACTCGTTATCTAATGTTGTATTATTATCTTTGCATTGTTTCCATATAGTATTACTATTAACTATTGATAATTTATTAAAATCTTTCATCATTAGCAATTTTCTATTTTCAGATTCATATATTTCATTTGCAACTTTTTGTATATCTTCTATTATTGCTTCAAAATCTACATGTTTTTCTATCATATTTTCTTGAACAATATTTAGATTTAGCTCTTTTTTCATATCATTCATTGTTTTCCAATGCCTTCTAATAGTAGCTATTCCTATTTCATCAGGTTGTGGATTTCTAAAATCATCATAATATAAGTCTCTATTTAATCTATTGTGTAGTATATGAATTCTTTCAATAACTTCATTTTTTGTATAGTTCCTACCTTGACCACCTCGAAACAATAAATCTAATCTTTCTTTTTCAGAGATTATAATATTACATATGTCTACTAATTCTAATATTGTTTTTATACCTACTATTTTTTGATATGTATCCCATGATGCTAATCCATTTTTGCTTTTAAAAGCATCCTTTGTTCTTTTAGGTATTCCATTTTTATCAACATATTGTTTAAATAATTGTATTAATTCTTCCTTTTGATATCTTTTTCCCATTTCTATCTACATCCTTTCAATTTTAAAACTTTTTATTCGTTTCGTATTCTTTTAATTTATTAATTACTTCATTTGCATAATCAAAGAAGAACACTAATTTTGTATTATCTTTAATATCTCTATCTACACCATGGCAAATAAAACCATCCTTCATAAGACGGTCTGCATCAATATAGCTATGTACTATTTTCTTATTCATAATTCTCACTCCATTTAATTTATTATTTAACTAACTTACTCTCATCTATAGCAACCATCCTACAATAACCATTACCTAAATCTTGAACAAAGCAATTATCAGTTAAATCAATTGCTCCAGCCATAACTAATCTTTCATGGTAAGACACATTACTAAATGGATTAGCTAAGTATTCTCTAGTAATCTGTTTATTTGAATTAATTGTTTATTTCACCTTCTTACTTTTACTAACTGTCTTTTTCTTAGTTTTCTTTTCAGCCATAGTCTGTTCTTTTTTGCGTATCTTATTAAGTTCAATTTCTCTTGTTTTGAACATTAATTCTTTATCATACTCACAATCATATAAAATAATCTCGCTATAATCTTTTATATTTTTTTCTTGTATAATTTTAATAGTTAATTCTTCTATACAATCACAAGAATCATCAACCAATACGCCTGTACACTCTGATGTAAGTGAGTCTAAAATAAATTTAGGCACTATATTATCACAATCCATCCTTCTTTTTGAATTAACATATGATTTATGTGCTATGTATTTACATTTACATTTTTTTATTCCTAAGTCTAATAATCCATTTTTTTCTATAACAAACTTTCCAAAATCTTTCCATTTTTGTTTCAAAGAATTTGCCATTGGTCTTCTCATTATTGTCCATATATTTAAACTCTCATGAACGGGAGAATTTATTGGTTTATTTTTAGCTCTAGGATGTTTTTTAAAATAAATCTTTGTCCATTCTTCAAGTAATTCTTGATTAAACTCTATTGATATAGTATCTTTTTGTCTTAAATCTTTTTCTTCCATAATATTTATCAATTCCTTTCATATCTTTCATATTTAATTTCTATATTTTCACGCAACAAAAAGAGCTTGTACAATTTATACAAACTCAAATGTAATTCTATATTTAATTTTAAATCTAATCTAAATCTTCTATAATACTAAGTAATTCACTTTTACTCTTTCTCAAATATCTTCTTGTAACAGAAATATCTTGATGTCCAGCTAAATCAGCTATAATATCAATTGTTATATTGGGGTTATCACCTAGACGCTTACAGTACATATGACGAAAACTGTGGCAATGGCATTTTTCTATCGGTATATTGCATAAATTACCATACTTTTTAACTATTTTATCTGCCGTTTCTCTTGTCATTTTACCTTTTTGAGTGACAAATAAATAATCTAACTTAGTATGATATCTGCCATTTCTACAATATTGTAACCAAATCTTATTTAATGATTTTGGAATAAACACCATTCTCCTTTTATTTCCCTTACCAACTATTTCTACTGAATCTTTATGTATATCATTAATTGTCAAGGAAAGTGCTTCAGATATTCTCATTCCAGTATTGGATAATGTTTTAAATAATGCAATAGCTCTTAAATCATTTTTACGTTTAGCTATATCAACCATTTTATCAACTTCAGATTTATCGAGTACATTCTCTAAAAAATTTTGAGATTGTATTTTTACGATATTAGTTGTAGCTGAAATTTCATTAAAAGATAAATATTGATGTAATGCAACTAATTTTCTATTGACAGTAGTAGCAGTAAGAAATCTTTCATGTAATAAATAGTTCTTGTAGCTTTTTAAAGTATCATTATGAATTTCTTTAATATTATTAGTTCTTAAATATTTATAAAATTGCTGAATATCTCTGACATAGGCTTCAATTGTTTTAGAACTTTTGTCTTTTTCTAATAAAAACTCCTGAAATTGTTTTATAGTGTTCAATAAAATCACCTCATATGAATATTATATCATATAATTTAGAAATATCACATAATATTACTTATGTCAGATTATTTAACCAACTTTTCCATAACCCAAAGTGTAGTAGTAATTCCATTGCACTCGTTCGCACCATATCGTTCTCCATCGTTCGTATTTAAACCGACGAACTACAACGAGAACCGACGAGAGAAATATATACATCAAATCTAAGCAAAATTTAAATTCAACTTTTAAATTTATAAAGTAATTACTCACTTATATAATTCTATCTGTTTATAAAAATTTTCTGTTGTGTTTACTTTTTACCTAACTTATGATATAATAAATATTTAATGCTAAATTGCACATAATGGCATTTTAATTTAACAAAGTAAAGAGTAGGAGAATTACCCACGAAATTCTTTTACTCTTTGTTTATATCCAAATTTACAATCAAACGGTATTAGTGAACAATTTCAGTTTAAAAGTAAAAAGTATAATTTCCATATAATTGGTTATAATATAAAACAACAAAACCAAAACTAATAAAGGAGATTTTATATTATGGAAATAAAAGAAAACACTAAAGTAAATTGGTTCACTAAATTTTTTATTAATAATTTTACTATATTGGGAATCATATTATCAGCTTTTACATTCTTAGGTTCAAACGTATTATATTGGGCATTACACAAAATGTCTTTCGATACTATGATGCTATTCCAAATAGTTGCAGTTGCTATGATATTATTTTTCTTATTGCTAGATATTCAAAATAAGCTTGACAGTATAGAAAAGAAAATTGACAACAAATAAACATTAATTTATTTCTAAGAACCTATTTACAATCACATTAATTTATGTTAAACTAAAATAGTAATAAAGATTGTTTAATTTTTCATTTAATTAATCAACTTCTTTTATTATATTAATTTGTTAAACTTGTGAAATAGGGTAATAAGTATCGTATAGATATTTTATTGCTCTATTTTTGTAATTTATTACATTCCAAGAACATATATTTATTAATTAGCCATTTTGTGAACTATTTATATTAATTTTTAGCCATTATATGAATTACAATATTCACATAAGCTAGTGATATCAACCCTTTTCAGACTTATGTATATTCTTGGTATTTTACTTAATCTTAAACATTGATTGTAAGTTTTTAATATCTTCAAATTTACCACCTTTATAATATACAGATGGATTTACATATATTGCTTTCCCATTTTCTTTTTCAAATATTCCAATAACCATTTCATTATTTACTTTTAATTTAAACAAGTCCTTCTTCAGCCTACTTGCGTGAGTTTTATCATAGCCTAATTTACTACATAATTCTGGCATTGTATAAGGCTGAATATTTTCTTCATATTCACAAGTTGGATTCTTGCAAATGACATTAAATTTTAGGTTTATACATGGCAATATATCAATTAATAAAGCTAATTTCTTATGTTCTTTTGGTGTTGATTTCATGTATAATTCTTGAATTGCATTATTGAACATTCTTACCACCTCAATTGATTTAGTTTTATTTATTTTTCCTTTTTTACAATATCTATCATTAACTAATATGGTTTTATTTTCTTGTATAGATATAAAATCATTTTCTATTAAATATTTCTTAGTTTTATAAAACTCTGTTTTACCTAGCAATAATATTTCCATCAAATCTTCTTCTTTTATTAATCTTACTCCATTAGACAATAGATTATCATAATTCATAAAGGTTGCTAAATATATAAATCTAAATAAAAACTGACCTTCAATAGTTCCGAATCTTTTATAAAAATTGAAATAAAAACTTCCATAACAACCTAATAAATATTGTTGAAATTCAGTTTGATCTTCTTTCATTTGTAATATATCTAACTTCTTTTCCTTACCTTGTTCCTCCATTTTAATAAAGTCCATTGCTATATTTTCTAAGTTTTTAATATTTGGAGTTATAAGTTCTCCATCTTCTGTGATTAATCCATTGCTTTTCATTATGTTGACATAATCTCTAATCTTTGCAGTATATTCTCCTGCCATAAATCATCCTTCCTTTCTGTTATTTTTAATTTATTAAGAGTAATTACCAAACGCCGATAAGGTAAATAAACTCTCCAAAAGAGAACTGGATTGGCGTAATCCTAATTCTCCTCGAAAGGATAAATTAAGATAACTTTTCAGTTACCTTTTGCAAAGTTCAATATGAACCTAACAAATTTGATTTGAAATAATAAATCAGCTTTAGCTGAAAACCTCGTAGAGTATAGTTATAACAAAAAGACCTAAAGAAATTAATCTCTAAGTCTTTTTATCAATTTATTCAATTTTTTAAACTCTGTTTTACTTCCATTTACTCGATAATACTCCATTATTCAAATACAATATTACCATAAAATGTTAGTTTTATTAATTTGTTATACAGTTACGATAACTTGACTATATCCATCTGTAGTTAGGATAGTATCGCAATCTGACTTACAACCTAAATATAATTTAGTAGTTATAAAATATCCTCTGTATTTGGCTTGTCCAGCTACTAATCCATTTGTGTCATAAGCTTTCATAATTTGTAATGCTATAAATGTTGCCATATGATTATCCATCTCCTTTCCTCCTTCTATTATTTAATTACTATTGAATAGTTTTTATATTTAAGAGCTACTACTTGATTCAGTAGCAACTAAACTAGGTAGCACATTGAACATTAAATAATCTAAAGTAGAACCATAAATATCATTCATACTTTTTAAATTATTAATAGTTTCATTTGATGTTTTAATTTGTTCTTGATACCAATAATTAGCACCTTTCAAAAAGTAATCTCTACAATCTATTAAATTATTAAGAACAATATTATCACCAATATTTTTTGAAATTGAATCAGTTTGAAGAATGATATAATCGCTTCCTCCATCAAAACAAATCTGTTCTGGACTATTATCACTTGCTCTACCAACTATTTTTTTGATATTATCATCAATTTCTATATAATCAACAATATCTATTTTTCCATTAATAATTAAACTTCCTGAAAAATATACATATCCAACCAAATTTATCACTTCCTATCTTTATTAATTTATTTTATACTGATGTAACAACATTAACCTTAATAGTTTTTGATGTACTTTGTAAATTCTTTATAGCTAATTGACTATTTGATACTCTTTTTACTCCAAATTCAACATTTGAACTTGAATAATTTCCATAACTTGCAAATTCATTATGTGCTTTATTTACATAAATCATAGTAATTGCACTTACTGAAGGTGTTTCTGAAAGTGAAGCAGTCAAAAGTTGGAAGGCAAAATCTAAGCTAATAGGCACTATACCTAAACTACTCAACTCACTAGTTAAAGTTGTCAAACTTATATTAGCAAAATATGTCTGCAAATCAGTATTCAAATTACTACTTGTCCATGCAACCGTTAAATCACCTGTATATTTATACCATGCCCCACTAGACCTATATAACCAATTTACGCCATTATCAAATGAAGTTAAAATCTTACAAGTTGTATTAGCACTTGGTAAAGTTACTGGTATTGTTAATGATGTTATTGTATCTATTGTTGTTAAACTGTAATTAGATGTTCCTGTTGTTTTTAAATATGTTGGAGTGTTTATTGTTATATATGGAGATGATAATACTTGATTATAATTACTATAATTTGATGTATGTAAAGATAACCCTTTTATTATTTGTAATTCACCTATATAACCAGTAAATTTTCCTACTCCTAATAAATCTGCACCTATATTTATACCATAACTTGTTGTTGAAGGTATATTAATTGAAAATGCAATATCGCTTCCTATTTGCACACCATTTTCAAAAAATCTCATGATGTTACCAACTCTAATTATAGAAATATATACCGTAGTATTTATCTTTTGAGTATAATTAACTGAAAATAAAACACCAGTAGAAGAACCATCAGTTTGTATTGCTAAAAATTCTAAAGTACTAGAAGCAATTCTTATACTCCAACCTATTTTATTAGGGGTTGCAAAGCCCCATCCACCTCTAGATAAAATTACAGCAGATGATATAATTGTTGGAATATTCATTTTAAATCTAATTTCAAAATTATTATTATTTAAATCAAAATTTGTATTAGTTGGAATATTAAAATATCCATTTCCATTAAAGTATCCCATACTGTTACTTAAAACCACTCCATTGTTAGTTACAATATGTCCACAAACATCAGTAAAACTAGAATCATCCATATGCATTAACAATTTAGTATAAATATCTAATTGTGCTTTGTTATTTCCAACTAATATTTTTCCACTGTCTTGTAAACTATATTTGCTAGCATCACTAAAATCTACATGAGTATCTGTTACACTTGAACCAGCAATTTGTTCTTCTATACTTGGAATTATATTTGTACTTATTGGATGATTAAAAACCACTTCAGTACCACTTGGAATTATTGTATCTGATATAGTAGTTATTTGTGAACTGCCCACTATCCCTGTAATATTAACCGTCGCATTCTCGTACTTTCCTGTAGAACTATTATAAAATATCCCCGTTCCATTAGTTCTATTAGAATCATTTACATTTATACCATTTATACTTGTTGCATTACCACCATTTACATTAATGGTTACATCATTTCCACTAGTAGTTAATGAGACATTTGTTCCTTGTTTAATATTATTAGCAGTTAAAAGATTAGTAGGCTTATTTTTAACATAATCTGTTTTAGTATTGTCAGTTTGTGTCCAGTCACTTTGAATTTGCGTACTGCTAACATTCATCCAACTTGTAGTTGTAGAGTCAAACCATTTTAAAACAGGTTTTGTTTTATCGGTTATGTCTAAAAATAATTTTGTTGTATCTATCGGTGCTATTATTCCAATTGAGATTTGGTTATTACCTAATTTATGCCATGAACTATCATAATAATTTAATGAAAAATCTCCTAAAATGTATATTTTACTTGAATCTATATTACTGCTAGGAAGAGACGATACTACCTCAAAACTTGAACCACTTCCTCCAATTGATTTCCATTCTGAAATTATAAATGTTCCTAATGTAGAATTGGCTACTACGCTTTGATAAAATAAATCATTATATATTACTATTTCATCTTTTGTATATGATTTTGTATTATCCCATTTTTTTATTGATGAACCTTGAATTGAATTCAAATATGTTTTTAAATCTAAAAAACCACTTGAATCAATTGTGTCATTAACTTGATTAACTGTTTTTAGTATTTGATTCATTAATTTAATCTCTCCTTTCTAATTATTAATTTAACTAAAAAGGCTCGATTAAATTAATAATCAAACCTTTTGTATTGTTTTAATTTATTTTATTAACTAATTTATGACATTACTGTATACTGTGGAATGTTATTGGAATCTAAATTCCCGTATGTATACTTTTCATCTGTTCTACTTTCGATATTTGTATTATAATTTCTATTTCCCTTTATTTAACTAATATTAAAATAATATTATCATTAACTCTTTTCATAACCTTATATTTTGTTAAATCAGATGAATCAGATTTAGTAGCAATACCTTCATCATTTGATTTACAATATCCATTTACTTCACAAGTACCATCATCTCTAACCAATAATTTACCCATCATACCAATTGGTGACCATTCTTGTCTTCGTTCTCTTGTAATATATTCTTGTGAAGAATCCCACTTTGCGTTGTAAATAGGTTGTACTTCTATTCTTTCGTCTTGTTCAATCACTTGTTCATCATATGCTTCTTTTACTAAAATTGACTCTGTTGAATATGGAGTTATAATATTACCTTCACCATCTGATACTTCTTCAATAATTTTATTTTCATATGCATCGTCATGATGTTTAGTTATGTAAATTGCAGGAACAGTTACGTCATGGTATTGTATTCTTCCAAACACATCAGTTACGTATTTATCTTTCCACGCTTCATAGTTATCACCAATAACCGATGGAGTAGATGATACAATTCCTAAAATATAATCATCAGTAGAATTAGCTTTTCTAATATGCTCTCCATCCAATGTAACAAAAAACCCTACCCTATCCTCATTATTAGAATTTTCATCACTCCACTCAAAGTATTCTGCATAATCCGCACCAGTAGAAGCATATGCACCATCTGCATAGGTTTTACCATCAAACATTACTTTAAAAGCATTACCTAGAGTTGACGAACTTGTTCCATTTCCTATTATGAAGGCTTCTCCTGTTGATAAATAGGCTGTATCTGTTGTAGCAGAACTTGAATTAAACTGTCCCATAACATGCTGTAAATATTTGGCTGTTGTAGATAAACCTTCTGCATGTGAACTAGTACCACTAGCTGTAGTAGTATCACCTTCTGCATGAGAATTAATTCCACTAGCCACTGTGTTAGAACCTTCTGCATGCGCTTGGTTACTATTAGCTTGTGTAGTATTCCCTTCTGCATGAGAATTAGTTCCAATGGCTCGTGTTACATAACCTTCTGAGTGAGATGATACTCCACCAGCTAATGTAGTATCACCTTCTGCATGTGAGTAATTGTTTACAGCTCTAGCTTTATTACCTTCTGCATGAGATGATATTCCATTTGCTATTGTATTATTACCTTCTGCATGAGTTGGATATTGGTTATTGTTTTCAACAACAAATAACCAATTAGAATTTATTGTTGCAGTAGTGTTTAAGGTTACTACTAGACCACTAATTGCTGTTACACGTATGCCTGATAAGGTAAGGACATCAGTAATTTTAATATACAACATAGAGCCTACCACTAATCCTGTTGTATTATCCAATGTTATAGTTTTATTTAAATCATTAAATGCTGTTATTTTATGAGAAGTACCATTACATGCTAGATTATAAAGACCTTCAACATGTGAGTAATTACTACTAGCTATATTACCAAAACCTTCTGCATGAGAATAGTCTCCATTAGCTGTTGAAGTATTACCCTCTTGTACAGAGTTTATAGTTGCACCTTTTGTAATATTTGGAAGATTAGTTATTGTAGTTTTATCTAAATTACTCATTAATCCATTTGATGTTGTTGTAGCTGTATCTGTTTTTGCCAATCCTATATTTGTCGTACCATTACCTACAAAAATTTCATTTGTATCAGTAGTAAAAGCAGGTTCTCCTACACTTAGAACGGGTAAATTAGCTTTTACACCTCTTTTAACCTGTATCTTTTGAGACATTTTTTCACTCTCCTTTTTGCTATATTAATTTATTATTTGATTAAAAAACTCCACCGTCTATTGTAGATATAGTTGCAGAGATTATTATATTGGCTGAACCATCAAAACTTGTAGCTGAACCATTTACATCTCCACTTATAGCTATTGTTCTTGCTGTAGCAAGTTTAGTTGATGTTCCAGCATTACCGCTTATTGAAGCTGTTGCTGTACCCGTAAAAGTAGGATTAGTAAACATAGTGGCTTTACTTTCATTTGTTACATTTCCTAATCCTACATCACTAGAAGTAAGTGTAACTGATCCTGTTTTGCCTGCTACACTCTGAACAACATCTGTAGGAGTTAATAATTCTTGCCAATTTGCTAATGTGCTAGCACCAGATATTTTTAATATAAATGACTTACTTAAATCTGTTCTTACTGCAACGTCACCTACGTTTGCAGATAATGCTAACATTGCAATTTGTGTAGATACTACGTAAGTGTTATTTATAGTTAATGATGGTAATACATTTGTATCTAATTTCCCATTTGAATCCAATACAGGAATATTTCCACTTGCTGTTCCTGTATTTTTTGAAGCTACTGTTCCAACATCACTTATTTTAGATAATGTTAATATTGGAATATCGGTTGCTAATAATGTAGTTCCATTAGTTATTCTACCTTTCGCATCAACTGTAAATTTCGTATAAGTTCCTGTAGTTACTCCAGTATTAGCTAATGTTAAAGCCATAGATACATTAGAAGAACCATCAAAAGTCGTTGACCCTGTTGCATCACCAGATGATGAAATGGTTCTAGCATTTGTTAATTTGTCTGCTGTTGCTACATTTGCAATATCAGAATTAATCAATATATTATTTGTTCCATCACCTATATATAATTTTCCTGTATCCGTAGTAAAGGCTGGTTCTCCAGCTTGCAATGTTAAGCTTGATAAATTTGCATTTAATCCTCTTTTTAGTTGTATAGTTTGTGCCATTTAAAATTCCACCTTTCTTTTGTTAATTTATATTTTATCAATATGTTTTATTAAAATTCACCACCATTTAAAATAGATGAATTATTTAATACCGTTTCTATTATTATAGAAAAAGAAGTTATGACCATATCTTTTTTAATATCAGTTGTGATATTAGTTTTTAATTGAATATGCGTTGAATCTACATCAGTATAATCTGAATAAGGTATCCTAACTCCATCAACAAGAATAAACATATATTTACTACCCACTGTATGACTTATTACTTCATAAGTATCTTGTCCATCTACTAATGCTATTGATTCTTTTGGTTCAACTGGTGTACTAAAATTATTATTTACATCAATAATTGTTGCATCATCTGTTGGATTATCTGTTATAGTAACCGAGCCTGTAAACTTTAAATTTTTTCTTTGTGTAAAAGTAGTCGTCGTACTATCTTTAATTACATGCCCAGAACTTGAACCAATACTAATCCATGAAGTACCGTTATACCATTTTAATACTGGATTTGATGAAGTATCTAGCCATAATTTTATGGTTGTATCACTAGGTTGAGTATTTTGAATTACTATTTCTTGAACTGAACCACTAGAACTATTACCTACTTGGATATAGCTTGTACTATTGCATACTTTCAAAGCATAACTTATAGGATTAGTATTATCTATCCATATATTATCTGTTGCAATTGTTGGTTGTGTAGATTGAATAAATATCTTATTTTGTTTATTATTAAAAGTATTCCAATCTATACTTGTCAAACAACCATCTTGAGTAGTTGATGCACTTCCTATTTTTGTTTTTATAGTTGTTTGAGTTTCGTCTCCTGTGTTAGTTCCAGTAATATTAGCTAATTTAGTTTTTTCTACTGTTGTATAATCTTCTGTACTAAGTTGTTTTCCAATAACCTTAGAAACATAATTATAATTTATTTTATCAGATGAATATGTAGTTGATGTAGATATGTTTGAATCATCAATTGACGTTCCGCTTCCACCTGTAGCAGTAGAATTTATTGTAATATTATTATTTGAGTCTGTTTCAACAGTAACATTTGTTCCAGATTTTATATTGCTTACATTTAATTTGTTATCTAAGGTAGATTGTAAATTAGTAACATCACTGATTACATGAGTATGAGTTGAGTTAGCTTTATTATTTAATAAATTATCTGTTTGTGTTTGAGTATAAATATCTGAGTTATTTGCTTTTAATCCAACTTGTGTTATAGTTGCATAAGTAGACGAAGCGTCATTTACTTTTAAATAATTAGCCAAATCTGTTGTTTTAATAATGTCAGTCATATCAATATTTACTTGTGGCAATTTATTTTTCACTTCAGATATTAAATCTAACTTATCTACTGAAAAATCACGAACATTCACAGTATTTTCTGCAATTGAATTCCATGCACTATTTATATAAATATACGTCCACTGCTTATTGTCATGAGTTCCATCCGATTTTACTATTGCAACATTTCCATTAGATAGAGATGTAATAGACGCTAAATCAGTATAAGTATTTACTACTGCTTTTACGGTCATAGGATTTGAAATTGCATTCAAGTAATCCATTATATTTTTGTCAATTCCTGATAGTCTGTTCAATTCTACAAGAGTTATATCCATTCCATCTAAAGATTTACAAACTAATTTACTACCTATATTTTGTATACTAACTCCATCTAACCATTCACCTAGATATTTACTTGAACTTGTAGAAGTTATTTTTACTTTTTCATCAACATTATCTTGATTAATAAATTTTGAACTAGCTAAATTATAACCCAACACCTGTTTATCTGTAGGATTAGCAATTATAATATCCTTTAATTGAGATAAATTTGTATTATGAGGATTAGTTATATCTGACACATGAGAATTAATACTTGTTTCATTTGATAATTCTTTATTATTTATTTCATTAATCGAACCCACAATAGTTTTGTCGGTGGTATTCAAAGTATTATCTGTTTTATCTTGCTTATTAGCTATAGTAGTATTAGAGGTAACTAGTTCAGCTAGTGTGGTAAGAACTTGTCCTGTTTCCATAAGACCACTCCTTTCATTTTTTATATATTTATCTTTTGTTACATGAGAAAGAGACCTAGAATTGTTTTATCTAGGTCTTCAAAATTAAACTTGCTATTTTAACGTGTTTTATTCTGTTAATCGAATATCATAATATTTAATTTTATGTTTTGTACCGATGAAGATGTCTCTTCAAAATATACTCTTATTTGACTAGTAGATATTCTTGTAAACTCTACTTGGGTTATATCATTAGCATATAATTCATTCCCCATATTTTCAATTGTAATATTATATATCGCATTAGCAGATACAGAAGGATGATTTATAGTTATATCTATTGTAGGTGATGCAGTTGCAGACGCAGATGTTATATCACCAGATGTAGGTAACACACCACTTGTCCCACCTACATCACCAATAGTTACAGTTCCTTTATATATAGACATTCCCCATCCATTTCCTTTTAAAATAGCGTTTTGTTGACCAACTAATGGTGCTGGAACTAATCCTGATTGACCATTTAAAGATGCTGTTGCTGGAGAAAATACATTTGTATTTGCTTGTGTCATCGGTTGCCAATAATGTCTATTTAAACCAGTAGAAGGGTCAAAATTAGTACTTGCAGTGGTTATTGCCGTCATACATCTATAAAAAGTTGTATCTACTGCATTCTTAGTGACAATATCATTTACGTTATAAGTTGATGTTGCTAAAAATGTTCCCCTCCATTTAAACGTCCCATCCGAGCATATAGCAGGTTTCCATGAATTCCAATTCAATGCTGTTCCACTCATCACATTTGCAGTTGCTTCAACTAGAACTCCATAGTAGAAAGCTCTATCACCTATATAAAAATCTACTGGAGTATTAACTGATGCAAAAGTCGGTACTATGTCTTTTTGTGACTTAAACCCTTGTCCAGTAACAATATTTAATCCTTGTGAAATAGTTGTAGCTGGTATTAACCCAGCTTGTCCATTTGAGGTACTTGTTGCCCCCACGAATTCTTGTATACTTCCCAATGATGTTGGAATAAAAAAGTTTCTATTAATTCCTGACACTGGTTCATAATTTATACTTGCTACAATTATTGCAATTCCACATCTATATATTATAGTGCCAGTTGTAGATGATACAATAATATCATTTACTGCATATGTAGAAGTGTTAGAAAATATACCTTTCCATGTGTATCCATATCCTATCACTGGACTCCATGTTGCTCCATTTATTCCCCATGCGAAAGCAATATTAGCAAGAATATCACTATTTGCTTGACAAAGAATACCCTTCCAATAACATCTATCATTTTGTTTATAACTATTTGTCAATACCCAATCTGTCATTCTAGCATCATCTAATAAAGCTAAAGTTCCAGATTTATTAGGAATCGTTAAAGTTTTAGTTGTACCTGTAGTTATTCCACTTGCTTCAAATTGTGCTTTCTTTGTTATATCAGTATCGTCTACGATATAAGTTGTAGAATCAGATAATGATTTGTTAGATAATATTTGTGTTCCAGTAAGAGTTGCTAAATTCGTGTATTGGATTCCACTATCTGCAACTGAGTTATTTGAAATAATAGCTATATCATTATCTGTTGAATTTAGAAGTTTTGCCATTTTTGTATCTGAATTTAAAGAATAATCTTTAGAATAAATATTCATCTTTTATCTCCTTTCTTATTTTAATTTATTTTTTAATACTTAATAATCATATTTATACCAATATAAGGTTGTATATTATTATGTGCATAATCATTTCCTGCACTACCTGTCACTGGATTCCATGAATTTTGAGTATCACTAGCGGAAACCCTTCCACCAGTTCCATCAAAGTTTTTATCATCTACGCCTTTAGATCCATAAATATAATGTTGATGTGAGGGCATTTCAGCTTGTGTTAATTGATGCGATTTTTCTCCTCCAGTTATACCCAACGCTTTAAATTCAGTTGTTCCATCTGGCATAACTGGCACTCTTCCACAAAAATTTGGCAAATTAAAAGTAGTATTAGAAACTGACCCATATGGTAATACTAATATACTAGTCGTTCCTGTTATTGTTGCATTATTACTTATTACAAAATGAGTGGCATCAGTAATACTTGTAATAGTTGTTCCATCTGGTATTCCAGTACCCTCTATTCTTTCATTTAGATATAAATTACTTGTACTTGCAACTGTAACATTTTTAGTTCCATTTGATAAAGCACCATTTGTTCTAAAAGTTAACACATTAAATAAGTTTGCATAATCCGTTCTTGATGTACTTGCACCATTCGCAAAGAAATATCCACTTGGCGAAACAAACCCTGAAAATTGAATGACACTGCCCGTTATTCCTTCATTGGGAGTTGCCCCAGACATTGAACTTACTTTCCACCCTATAGAATCATTAACATATGTAAATCTAAAGTAGCTATTTGAATTAAATATAAAATCCGAACCACTTTGACCTTCTAGTTTTTCTGTAATATTATATGGTGTATTTTGAAGTGTTGACAAAGATACGGTTACTGTATTTTTTGAAGTATCTCCATTCACTATAAATATTTCAAAATAATCTCCAGATTTTAAATTAATACTATATAATCCCGTAGTATCATCTTTTTTTAACGTATTAGACATATCCACTGCAATAGATTGAGTAGACACATCGGTTAAATAAAGTTCTCCTATCTTAGCTGAAAACGAATTATTTTTAAAAAAAGGAGTAAGTCCACTTCCACTTCCCCCAAGACCCTTCGACCATACACCATTTAATCCCGTTCCATCCCCTTGGAATACATAAACACATTTATCAGTAGAACTAAATCTAACTAAAAAATTAACTGCTGGTTTATCATTTGGTAATCCAGCAGTTACAACTTCTTCATAATTACTTTTTGACATCCAATTTTCATCTATCCATGCTTTTTCTAAATATGACATCTATATATCACGTCCTTTCTAAATTTTTTAAATATAAAAAGGACTATTTTCATAGTCCCTAAACTGTTTCTTCAATTGTTATAATTATTGGATTAGATACACTATAGTAAAAACTACCTAATACTCCCAATGGTGGTAAATTTAAAATATTACCATTTATAAAATAATCACTTATTGAAATTGGTGGATTAATATAATTTGTTACAATATTATAAGGCTGACTACTATTAATAACACCTGATATAATTAAACTATTTGAATTTATAATTGTTGGAATAGTTGTTGCTGTGGCTGGATAATTTACTGTTATTTGTTTTTGTATAAATCCACAAATTACATAATATTTTTCAACTACAGCAGATAATCCACTCATATTTGTAATTGTTAAAGTCATAGTTAAATTATTATTACTATGATTATCAGCATCTAACACACTAATATTAGGTGAATAACTTGTATCATATGAAGATGTAGGCAATGTTCCAGTAACTAATGCACCTTTATTTGGTGAGGCTATTGCACAATTCGTTATTTTAACTTTTTGGTCAAAAGAACATAATACTGGCTTATTTTCACCTGTTCTAATTTTAGGAACTGAAGACGTATTAGTTACTGTAGGTGGTACATTGGCAATTTCAACACAAATATCTAAATAATTAGTAGCCCCATTATTTGCTCTAGTTCCTTCTATTTTTAAATTTGCAATTAAATCATTATAATCTCCATTTAATCTAGTTACTGTGCAATCATTTCCGACCATTGCATCAACATTTAATTCTGTTCCTATTGCACTTGAAATCAAAGTATCACAATCTGTTGAAGATACTTGCACTATACATGTTTCTGAATTTTTCAATGCACTAAATCCATTAGAGAATGTTTTACTTATTAATGTGATACTAGGTTTTATATTATTTAAAGGTAAGGTATCTGTACTTTCAGTTATATCACTCCAAGAACCTTCTGTGCTTTTAACTCTTATTGACGCTTTTAAATTTTGTAGAGTAATACCACGATTTGCTATAGTTCCTGAAACTGTTACTGTGGTGTTATTTGTTGCAGATATTGTTTGGTGTTGAAATGCACCTATATCTTGAAATTCTACAGTATCTATTGGTTTATCTGTAACAATTGTTACATTTATAAAATCTCCTTTTTTTAATTCTGTTTGGCTATTAGGTAGACTGCCAAAAGTAATTGACGATATTGAAGGTGGCGAAACTACAGAAAAAGCTATAGTATAAGTATTTAAATTTAAGGTTGCTGTTATTTTATTAGAATTTATATCTGTAGAATTCAGAACAACATAACCCGTATATGACCCTCCACCTATATTGGTTATTCCTTTCACATCTTTTCCATTCACGCTTACCAACCCTACATAGTCCTCACCCCTGTCCCACTCAACTGTAATTTTATAACTGTTATCATCAGACACTACAGATAAAATCGAGCCATTGTCAGGATAAGTATTCATTGTCTTTATTACACTTTTACTACTATTAATAGGTTCAACATTGGTTATAAATATATTACCTTTTGTATTACTATTTGCAGAAATCAAAACATAATCACTAGATAAAATAGGTCTTTCTGTTGCAACTGTATCTCCAAATGTATTAACTATAAATATGTTATCGTATTTATGAACAGTTTCACCTAAAATAGCACCGTCATTACTCAAAATGTAATGAGTTCCATTTACACCACTTTTTAAAGCAGAAAAATCAGATACCGAAATTGGAATAATTGGACTCATGCCACCTGAAATTGAATTTATAGCTTGTGATAAAGTATAAACTGCTTTTGAACTTGCTATAGTCGTAGAACTATTTGAACTCACACTATCTGTTACATCACCTTTAGATATTAATTTATCTTCTTCAGCAAAATAATATTTTAAAACGCAATATGGCTTGAATTGTCCTCCAATTAAGCCACCTTTAAATCCAATTGAATTTTGTGCTGTAAAAGTTATTTTATATTGTCTTCCACAAGTTAAATGTACTAGTTTAGGAAGAGTTTCTGTATGTAATCCTGTAGTTATAAATTTATATGTTAATCCTTGTTTTAACTCAAAAGGTGAACCACTATAGTATACTAAATTTCCAGTTAACACGTCTGTAATTGTATACTTGTAATATCCAGTAGTAGTATTGTCTGTATCAACTGCATATAGTGCATAATAACTATAATTGTTTTGAGATGGTATATTTATAGTAAAATCCCAATCAGTAATAGGTTGTGTTATACTAGTATCATTATTAACTATATAATTATAAGATGTATTTGTATCTTCTAATTTTTGTGAGTATACTTCTTTTCCAGATAATATTAATCTATCTAATCGTACATCTCCTACTTGTACTGAATTACCATCAGTTGTAATTCTTGCTAGATTTAAATCTCTCGTAGGAGTCTTGAAATTAACTGTACTATAAGCTGAATCTAAATTAATTACATCTGTAGTATAAGATCCAATTGTACCAATAGTTTTATATACCCCATTTTCTAATCTTTGATATTCTAATTTACTATTATTAGTTACTATTTTAAAAGAACCTTCTACTTTTTCATCACCAATAAACAAGCCATTAAGAAAAGTTTTGTGTTTATCTAAGTACAAAGTAAGGTCGTCCAAATTATTTCCCTCGAAATCCTTTAAAAATTCTACAAATTTACTCTTATCTATATTTCCATATAAAGTTAACCCTTCATCATAACTTCCATCAGGATTTTCAAAATATAGTTTATTATTATCAAATTTATGTTTAGGTTTATCTCCATTGATGCCTTTTTCACCTTTGATTAATGCTGTGGAGTCATTCCATAAACTTGAATCATATAATCCTTGTGGACTATCTGCTCCTCCCCAAGTATATAATGTTGCCATAGTTCCATTATTTACTATAGTCACAAGCCCATTTTGTAAAGAACCCATATTTGCACTAAAATAAGTGTCTCTTTCAGTTATACTTTTAAATATATATGAACTACTTACTGTTGCAATATTATTTATTCTATTTCCGTTTGAACTTGAAAAATTTAAAAGCATTATTCCAGCAAAAGCATTAGTCGACGTCAATACTATTTTATTTGGATCACTCGTATCAATTCCTAATGTTTCAGCTTTTCCCACACTATTTTTAATATATGGAATTACATCATCATTTAAGTTGTGGATTTTTGTCAATGTATATTCTGTATCTGATATTTTTGTCCAATCAGCAATAGTAAAACTATATGATTTATTATCATTTGTTTCATTAAAATTTATAGGATATTTTTTGAGATCCCCACCAATGTAAGTTTTTCCTTTATCGTTTGCAGAAGCCACCAACTGAGAAAGTGTATATTGTTCGTCTACAGTTAGTGAGTGCCACCCTGAAATAGATATAGGTATATTAGTTCCATCAGCCAGTATAAAATTAATTCCTGTATCTGTAGTGTTTATTCCTATAATACCAATACTTTCATATTTTGATGATATTTGTTTTCCTAATGCTTCAATTAAAGCTATTACTAAACCTAAATTCATAATTTATTTCCTCCTTTCTTATAAAACTCTAGGCACACTTGCAAGTAAAAACCATACTCCCTCATGCCAATTATTTTCTGGGTTTATATTCCCCGTATCTTCTAGAAATCTGGCAACGTACATATCTGTCATTGTGGTTAATATTCCTATAGTTCCTTGTGGAATAAATCCAATCTCATCATCATAATTACTAAAATTATTAGACATATAATTACTAAAATTACTAGTAGTTACTCCAGAATCTTCAGTAAAAAAATCAAGTTCTTTTGTAAAACGATTATATTCATTACCTTTTTTTATGTTGTAGCTTATAAAAGACATTATCAATCATTCCTTTCTATTGTATAATTTGTTCAGTTAATAATCTTTGCAAAAATTATCTTTTAAGATTTACTAATCTAAAATAAATCTTATAAAAACAACTGTGGATAAATGATGAATTTGAATTGGAATTTATTTTAAAAAGAGACTAGGATTTTATTTCCTAATCTCCTTTTATTGTTCTATTAATTTATTAATTATATCTGTTTAAATCAACCATCGCCAATCTACCTTCCAAAAAGTTTGGTTCTGTAAAATACCATTCATTAACTTGTTGTCTGCTTTTCATTATTTGATGGATTATTTTTTCTAACTTCATATATGATTTACATTCAATAGTTTTATAAATTTCTAATTCATCTAAACTTCCATTAAATCTGTGGCTACTTTTAATCTGTGAAAATCTTTTATCTATATCTTTTGAACAACCTATTTTTACGAAAAGCTTGTCCTCAGTAGATTTATTTAAATTTTTAATTATGTATACTCCACTCATTTTAAATCACTCCATAATTCAATTAGTATAATTCTCTGACACCGTAGGTGGAAGAAAAGCGTAGCGTTAGCTACAAGACTCTTATCCACCCAAACTTTAGTGCCAACACCTAACGCCCTGTCGGTTGTTCTTTTGTTTCGTCTTTCAGACTCACAAATAGAATTGACTTTTAATTTATTTTGTCACTTTCAGAAAACATTATAATAGTGATTGTATGAATCCCCTATATACAATATAACAGACTCTAAAAGTGACTATTTTTTATTTTTAGTTTTCTTGACATTAGCCTTAATGTTTTTAGAATTCACATTAATTACACTATTGTTTAGTTGACTATAATTTGCTATATAATCATCTTGTGTCCTAATATATTTCCTATCAGATTCTAATAGTGTTCCAAGATCAGGAGTTGCTTTATCTTTTCTTTTTTCAGCATTGTCCATTATTCTATTCATAGCACCACTATTAATTATATCTGACTGTTCTTTTTTTAGTTCTTTACTCCAATCATCATATCCACGCTTTTCTAATTCATTTGCTAGAATATCAAAATCATAAATTATATCATAAGCTTGAAAATAGAAGTTTAAGTCTTTCATTTCTCTTCTTATTTCTTTATAGCATTGGTCGTAATATTGTTTTAATTTATTCTTTAAAAAGACATCTGTTAATTTTTCAAATCCCATATCAGTTAGCACTTTCTTTTCTGAAACATTAATAAGAAGTCTTTCTTCATCTGTAGCTTGTACATAAATTACATCTGATTGTACAACTGGCTTGATTATTTCTATTTCTTCATCAAATTCATCTACTTGAGTAATATGTTGATATGTAACATCCGTTAGTACATTTTTGCAAATCAATAATGTACTATTTAATTGTATTATCTTTTTATTAGATAAATTTTTAAGAGCTTTTTCTAAATTGCCTAATATCATAGAATCAACACAAGTATAATAATCATTAACTACTTCTTTTTTTACTTCTAGATATGAAGCTAATTTATCTTGCCTTCTTTTGCAATATGAATAATTAGTATTAGTCAAGCCAACATTTCTAAGTAATACTCCACGACCAACAACATATTTATTATTTTGTCCTCTAGTAAGCAATTCACCAATGATATTCAATTCAATATTTTCAACATATTTAGGTGTGTTATTATCTTGTTTTCCCCTCATATCAATTTTCTCCTTTACCTCATTAAAAACTTTATCAATGATTATTTTTTGTCCTTCCTTATGATATTCAAAATATCTTTCCCAATCTTTCAATTGTAATTGTTTTGACTTTCCTGTTTTAATTGGTTCATTTATTATTATGCATAACTCTTTGTAATTTTTATATTCTTTTAATTCTAAATTTTCTATATTCATTATTTATCACCATATGGAAGATAACAATATAACAATTCATCTTTATATTGTTCTATAATGTTTTTAAACTCTGAAAATTTTTCTTTTAATTCTTGAACAGCATTTCTACACCATAAATCGAACCAAGGATTATATATTACTTCTGTTATGCCACAAACTCTTTTTGTTAATTCTAATTCCTTTTCTGAAATTAAATCTTTAATTGCAAAATATTGATAATCACATCCATTTAAATCCATCATATATTCTTGTAATGCTTTGTAATTTTTATTATCTGCTTCAATTTTATATTCTTTATAATCATTATAATTATCAATTTCTCCGATTTCTTCTAAATACTTAATATTTTCTAATAGCATATTATAAATATATTTTGTATCTTCCTCATTTTCATCCCATTTTTCTAAATCACATATACATTCTTCCTCATTGCATCTTTTTACAATTGAACTACACAAATGTAAATTCCATGTTTCCTTGTTATGCTTTATTTTATCTATCTCGTTATATAGAGATTCTATTGTTAATTCTTTTTCTTTAGAATTATTATATTCATTTGCATTTATTAATTTAATTACATTTGATACTTTATCTTCATTAATATCAAACCATTCATTTACAATTTTATTTTTCTTAAATTTTTTATGTAAATCTATTTCTAATTTATCATAATTTTCACATAATATATAACCTATTAAATCTACGTCTACTTTCTCTTCTCCAATATGTCTAAAAGTTGAATATAATTGTGTCATTCTTTGATAAATGTTTTTAGATTTTCCAATCTTAATAAGATTATTAGAATTATTTTTTATAAAATAAACACCTCCTTTATTTAATAATTCTAATTTAGATTCTCCTGTTTTGAATTTAATTAATTGTTCTTTGTTCATTAAAATCACTCTCTTTCATTTTTTATAGTTTGGACTATATAATTTCACTCTCTTATATATTCCAATCGAATTTCCACTCTAATTAATTTGGTTCACAACTAATAAGGTTAGAGTTAATTACTCTCTAACCCATCAATCTTATATATTTCCAAACTAAAGGAAGTGAGCGAATACTCCCTATCACAACATACAAGTTTTTCATAATAAAAAGACCTAGAGTATTTCATCTAAGCCCTTTCAAATCCCAATAAATTAATTGATTTATTGTCTTTTTATATTATATTAATTTATTGTGATACTGTTTGATTAGCAGTATCAACTACATTGTTCATAATATTAGTTGCATCATTGCTATTAACTGTAATTCCACTAACTGTTACATTATTACTTACATTTGAATTAACAACTTGATTCAATGTAGCATTGATACTATCCAATTTAGCTTGAAATATTAAAGGTAAATCCCTTATATGACTCTGTATTATTTTTTATTTGTTCTCTTATTCCATTTCTACATAATTGTACTTCTAATATTTTTTTGCTTTTATCAATTAAACATTTTATAGATTCAAAAACTCCTAATGATTCTCCATTCTTAAATACTTCTATTTTTTTTGTTACCTTGTATCCTGTTTTTATGGAATTTCTAATTTGTTCTTCTTTAGCATTGTAGTAACACCAACCAAGTTTATTTCCCTTTTTTAAATAATTTCTAACTGAATCTGAACTAATATTTAAGATTAATCCAATTTCAGTAGTTGTCATTTCAAGGTTATTATTTTTTAATTTACAAGCTTCCTTAACTCTGTTACTTAACGCAAATTCTTCACATTTAGTCCAATCAATATTAGATAAGTCAAATAAGATGTTTAAATATTTATTTAATATTATATTTTGTTTGATATTTAAATTATCATCGTTATAAATTATTCTAATAACTTTATACCCATTATCTAGAGCCAGTTTATCCTTTTCATTGTCTAAAAATATAGATTCTTCTTTCGTCTGCCCACTTCTATTATTATCTGTTCTATGAAATCCTCCATCTACTTCGATAATTATATTTTTATCTTCTAAAATAAAATCATATTCTCCTGAAACTTCTTTTTCTTTATATAGATTATAGAATTTACACCAATCAAATGTATAATTATCTATGAAATCTTGTTTTAATTGAGTTAGTAAACTAAATATGTACTTATGACCATAACTAAAGCCATCCCCACATTTACATGATATTGAGTGATTTGTATATAAATCACATATTTTTACCATCTTTTCTAATTTACAATCTGGACATATGACGCTTACTTTATTATTGCTTCCATGTGTATGAGTTTTAGCATCTTCTTCTGACACACCCAAGTCACACATCCATCTAGCAGTATCCCATATTGTGTTAATACCTAATACTGTAGTTAATCCATGACAACATGAGCAACCATGTCCTTTTAATAAATCATATTCTACAATCCAACCTTCATTATATCTACATCTATTGCATTTGTATTTATAATATTTCATGTTATACTTTTTGTTTTTATTATCATATTTTAGTCTATATTCTTTGTCTACAATAATTATATCTCTCTTATTGTCTTGAAATCTATCTCCTATTTCGAGTTTAAATTCCGAAGTATATTTCTTTAAAATTGTACCTAACTTACATTTTAAAAAATTTCCACATAATATTATAGACTCAAGATTGTTATGTTTTATTATTAATTCCTTAGTAATCTTATTATATTCAATAATTTCAACATATCCTGTTATATCATCATATATAAATTGTACTTTACAACCTATACTTTCTTTCCAATTTATTTTATTTCTATATCTACCTTCTGTATATCTAGGTAATTTATCTGAATATATAATTCTTTTTGTATCTTTCATAATTATCCACACTCCTTATTATTTTATTTTAATTTATTTTTTAATATATTAAATTCATGAATTGATTCTTGTAACTTATCAGAATTTACAAAAGAATAAATCTTTCCATATTTTTTATCATCAAACTTCATATAATTAAATCCTAAAAATACTAATGCATCCGCTAAACTCTTTTGATTTATTGCAAAATATTTATTCATAATTAACCATCCTTTCTAAATTAGACATAATAAAAAGACCTAAATTTAAATATTAAAAATTAAAATGTACCCTATAGAGTAGACAGTTTAAAAAAGTCTACCTATAGGGTATTTTTGTGTATAATAAAATAAATAATATTAGAGGTGGAGACTATGAGTAAAAAGATTTTTACAAATAAAGAGATTGAAATACTTTCAAATAATAAACATGTAAAAAATGTGAGCGCAAAAGGTGTTACATATACTGAAGAATTTAGAAATATCTTTATTATAGAGCATGACAAAGGAAAAATTCCAAGAATAATATTTACTGAGTGTGGATTTGATATAAATATTATAGGCATGTATAGAATAAGTTCTGCTGCTAAGAGGTGGAAAAAAGCGTATAAAGAAAATGGTGTTATAGGGCTAAATGATACTAGAAAATTAAATAGTGGAAGACCAACTAAGAAAGAGTTGTCCATAGAGACTAAATACGAACGCCTTCAGGCTCAAATTAATTTATTGAAAGCAGAGAATGAACTGCTAAAAAAAATACAATTCCTAGAAAGGGGGCTGATAAAGAACAAATAAATTTATGCGCTAATCAAAAATTTATCATCATAAAATCAGTAATTGAAAAGTATAAACATAGCAATATGATTAGCAATTTATGTGATTTAGCAGGCGTTTCACGTTCGGGGTACTATAATTATTTTTCAACTAAATCTAAAGGATATAGAGAGTCTAGAGATATAGAAGATGAGTTGATTAGAGATAATATAATTAAGGCATATAAGTTTAAAAATCGTAAAAAGGGCGCTAGACAAATTAAAATGACTTTAGAAGGTCAGTTTGGAATTATATATAACTTGAAGCGTATTAGAAGAGTTATGAAAAAATATAGTATCATTTGTCCTATTAGAAAAGCAAATCCATATAGAAGAATGATGAAAGCAACAAGAGAACATACTGTTTTACCAAATCTACTAAAGAGAAATTTCAAACAAGGTATACCAGGTAAAATATTACTAACAGATATAACATATTTATTTTATGGTAAAGGTCAAAAAGCATACTTATCCACAATTAAAGATGCCAGCACAAATGAAATAGTAGCATATAATGTATCATCGAGTCTAAAACTAGATATAGTAACTGATACAATACAGAATCTAAAAGACAATAAATCAATAGAATTACATAAAGATGCATTTATCCACTCTGATCAAGGTGTACATTATACTAGCCCTAAATTTCAACAAGTAGTTAAAGATGCTAAATTAGGACAATCTATGTCTAGACGAGGTAATTGTTGGGATAATGCTCCACAAGAGTCATTCTTCGGGCATTTTAAAGATGAGGCATATATAAAGCAATGTGAAACTTTAGATGCGCTAAAAGAAGAAGTTAATCAATACATGATTTATTACAACGAATATAGATATCAATGGGATTTAGAAAAGATGACTCCTGTCCAATACAGAAATCATCTTCTCAATGTAGCCTAGGCTTTTTTAAATCGTCCTTGACAAAGGGTACATTTTAAATTTAGGTCTTTTTATTATAGTTATTTATATTAATTATTTATTGTATATTTGTAGTAGGATTAACAACTTGAGTCAAAGTATTGGTGATAGAACTTAGCTTGTCCTGTAATATTTTTTTATCTGCCTCAACTTGTGAAACTTGAGCATTTAAACTATCTACTTGGTTAGATAACTGTGCATTAGCTTGTTCAACATTAGTCTTATCTGAAGTTACTTGTGATATTTGTTGAATCAAAACATCTTTATCAGACTGTAATTGATTTATTTGATTAGTCAATATACTTGTATCCACAACTACTACAGACTTTTCTGGTAAAATGGTCTTTGATACTGCACTAGTAGGGTCAATTTTTAATGTAGCTAATTTGTCCTCAATAGTACTTTCTAAATATAAATCTACATCTCCAAGACTATCATTTAATACTTTAAGAGAATCATCAGAAAGTTGTTTTATAGTATTGTTTTTTACAATTTCTAATAATTTATTAATTTCATCAGGAGTTACTTTTCCATCTGCAATACTTTGCAAAATAACAGGCTTTAAAGTTACATCAACATTAGTAATATTCTTAATAACTAATTTATCTACTGCATCTAATGTGGAATCTACTATTTTTCTAACTTTCTCATCCTTTATTAACGATGTTTTTGTTTTTAAATAAGTAAATAATACACCAACTTCTTTTAATAAATAAGCTAAACCAAAAGCTATTGCACCTCCTATAATAACTTGTTCAATTAATAATAATTGATTTTGTAATTGTTCCATAATTATCATACTCCTTTTGCCTTTTACGTAGCATAACATATTATATTTTTTAAATTTATTTTTGAGGTATAGAAGTTTCCCATTCTCCATTTTTATTTACAGTATAACCATCATTGGTAGTACAATCTTGATATAAAGAACCATCTGTAGCAAAACAATAATATTTTCCACCAATGTTCTTCCATTTAACTATTTCAGGTGTTCTAGCTTGTACCATATTACCATTTTGGTCTAAATAATACCATTTATCATTTTCATCTTTCTTCCATTTATTTGTTAAAATATACCCATTGTTATCAAAATAATAATAATATGAAATAGAACTATCTGTACTATCAACTATTTGATTCCAACAATTTGAATAAAAATCAGTACCATCAGAAGAATAAAACCAACCATAATCATCATTATTCCAACCAACTGAATATTTGGTATTTTGCAAACTAGAACCAACTAATCCATTTACAATTGCATTTGCTATATTTTCAATATTGTTTCTATACAAATTACAATCATTTTCATTTGTACAGAAGCATATTTCTATTAACATCGACTTAGCTTGAGGACGATGTACCATCGCAAGGTTTGAGCCATCTTTAATTCCTCTATTACAAAAACCAATTGATGCAATATTATTTAATATTTGTCTTGCTTCATATATTTCTTTTCCACCATATGTAAATATTTCTACTCCATTTGCGGTTAAATTATCTGAGGCATTTGCATGAATACTTATACACCAATCACTTTTATTATCATCTGATTTATTATATCTTTGCCATAATGAGTTACCTACACTTATACAAGAGTTAGGTCTTGTCTCAATTACTGTGTTACCTAAATTTTTTAATTTAAATATTACTAAACTACCTACAGCATCAATTATTTCTTGTTCAGAGATATTACCGTCTGCCCCAATATCATAAGGGGAGCATTCATGTCCTAAATCTATTGATATTTTCATTTTATTACTTCCTTTCATTTTTTGATTTCATTAAAATAGACGACAACATTTGGAGTTATCGCCAAAATTAATACAGTTTAGTTTACATAATAAAATTATGTCTCCTAAAAGTCCTTATAAATTGATTCTTTTAATTTAAAGTTTACATAGTGAACCAGTTAGAGTATAAACTTAACAAAGTAGCATATGTTTGAGGACTAGTAATATGTGTACAACCACCATAACAATACATATAATCTGCACAAATAGTATTAGTTCCATTTTTAACTGCTTGCATTAAATCTATATTAGTTTGTGGAATGCTAGTCAAACTAGTACAATTATTAAACATAAAACTACAATTAGTAACACTATTAGGTATTATAGGTGCATTAGTTAAACCAGTACAACCATCAAACATAGTATCACAATTAGTAACACTATTAGGTATTATAGGTGCATTAGTTAAACCAGTACAATCAATAAACATAAAACTACAAACGGTTAAAGTGTTATCGATATTAGTGCATTCAATTAAACTTTTTTTAGTATTTGTATTCCCATTACCATTTGTTGTATTCACCCTTTGTCTAGTTTTTACAGTATAAATACCTTGACTTGCATATGTATGAGTTAAACTTGTATCTATCATACCATCTCCCCAATTTGTTTGTGTTCCCTCGTTTATATTTTGTAACGTCAAAGTATAATTGCTAGTAACTTTAGTTAAATTAAACACATATACATTGTAAGATTTATCTGTAAATCTATCAAATACTAGATTACTTCCATAATATATTTTATTTATTATATTATTCCCATAATGAACATCTTTAATTTCTACTCTCATATTCCTTCACCTACGCTTTTATTAAATACAAAGTAGTGGCAACAGGAGTCGTTATAGCAGAATATTCAGTTGCAGTTAATGCTACCACTGTTGCTTTTAAATTTAAAGCCGTTTGCATTGCTGTTGATATTGGTTTGTTTAAATCACTTGTATTATCTACATTTCCTAACCCAACATCTGATTTAGTATAGGTAGGTGCAGTATATACTTTGCTCTCTACTCCATCTATTTTTATATTTCCATTAGTAGTACTTGTTGTAACAGTACTTCCAGAACCAGTTGGGAGATTATTTAAAGTATTTTCTATCTTAGTAGCATTATCATCAATTTTTTTTATATCACTGCCTGTTAATTTTTCATTGTCTGTTTTATTTATTTTCTCTAATGTTGTCATAAAGTCCCTCCTTTAATTTATTTTTACACAACAAAAAAGAATAGCAAAAATACTATTCTTAATCACTTTATGTGTTTTAATTTTCTATTATTACAATGTACTTTTTAAATGACTGTGCAATAATCCTATTCCTCCATAATTAGTGTCTCCTCCATTTTTTATGCATTCTTTTTCGAATATTGTATCACTATCTTTTGAAGGTTTATCTAATTTATCTAAAGCATAATGTGTCATTTCATGAATAATATATTTTTCTTTTTGAATATCTATATTTCCTTGATTTATTTCTATAGATATTGGAGTATACTTGTCTTTATATGTTTTATAGTTATATAATCCATTTATTGTAACTCCATCTTTATCAGTTATATTATTATAATAAATGGGAATATCTAATGTTATATTATAAGTATCTTTTAGCCATTGTTTAGCATAATTTTCTAAATCTTGATTAGTATTTAAATTATCTGCATAAATAATATTACTATGTGCTCCTAATTCTATATTTAAATGGTCATTTTTTATTTCTGTATAAGCTAGACTACATTTACTTAAATCATCTATATTATTGCAAACCAAATTCTCATTTGACTCTAGGGGTTTAAATATATACTTATTTGCTTTAATATTATATAAAGACCAACTTCCATTAGAATATTTAATAATAGAGTCTCCATTTTCTTTAGTCTCGGTATTAATACCATAAAGTCTTTCATTATCAATCTTACCATTATTAACAATTCCATACTTATTACAAAAATCATTAATGGTTTCAACTTTATCACTTGCAAAACTTGGTGTTATATTAAACATCACTACGATTCCACTAATTGCAACTATTTTTATCAAGTTCTTTATTGACTTCATATTCATGTTATTCACTCCTTATATTTCAAATTATATCATATTATTTCCTGTATTTCTATAATTTAATTATATATTAAGGAGTGATGTATGTCAATAGTATTTCTATTAATTTATTAACTTCTTATAAAACTTTCATTTTATCCTATCACAAAATGTGTTTGGTTAATATGAGAATTTTACTCCCAAATCTCATATGTATATGTTCCAGATCCTACAGCCACTATATATATTGATGTACCAGAGGAGTATACAGAGTCTGTGCGTGTAGCATAACCATATCCAGTTATTATATTTTCTCCATTAATATAATAATTTTGGGTAGGATTGCTTGTACTTTGAGAGAATTTAAATATACCTACAGATGGAGTAAATATAAAATTTATCGCTATACAATTTTGATTATTATATCTGACTGTCGTTCCTGTACCAGTAGTATGTTTTCTTCCTAATGATATATTCCCAACTAAACTAGCTAAATTTCTTAATGTATCACCATTATTAGCTGAAACTCCTTTATTATTTAAATTACTAGCTAATATATTTTTATCATATTGTATTTCATTAATTATATCTCCAAATGTGTTACTACTTGAAACATTACCAACAACACCAGTAACACTAGTCTTTCCATTATTGGCATATGTAAAAGCCGAATCTGCTCTAGCTTGTGCAGTATTTGCTAAATTAGTTGCATTATTAGCTGTATTTTGTGCTGTATTAGTTTTATTCATAACTTCTGCTAGGCACGTCTCAGCATTAACTCCATTGTATAAATTAGCACTATCAACCACAGTTACTTTGCTTGCAGTTAAATCAATATTATTAATAGCTATTTTTAATTCAATTAAAGCTCCTTCAACATTACTGCTAGTAAAATAATTAGCACTATCAAGTATAATCATATCTCCAGCTTTTACAGTTTGCTCTACCCATACATTATTATCTGAATATCTTTTTAATACATTTTGTCCATTATTTATATCCCACCATATTACAAAATGGTCTAATGGTTCATCTGTTCCAATCCATATTTTATCAGCACATGCCCATTTAGTATTATCTGTTACTGCTATTCCTATAGTCCCATCTACTAAACAATAATATAATCTATGATTGTAAACGCACGCATCTCCAACGTTATATGTAGTCAGCAGGTCATAATTAGCTGTACCATCTGTGCCTTTCTTAATAGATACATTTAAAGATGGGTCGCCTTTGTCTCCTTTGATAGTATAACGAATCCAATAATCATCAGTTGAAACTTCGCTATTCGGTTCATAATTTAAATTATTATCAACTTTACTTGTAAAACCTTGTCCATTATGTAAAACTAAATTCCCTTCTGAATATATTATTGTATTAGTCCATTCTCCTTGATATGAATAATTAGATATTATTTTTTCAAATTCTGCTTTCTTTTGTTCTGTAAATACTACTATTCCATCTCTCATATACATTTGCATACCTAAAATACATGCACATAATTTATTCCATGTATCACTTGTTGGTAGATATTCTTGTAAATTAACTTCTAATCCAGTCATTTCTGTCTTTTCTGCATCTGTTGTATATTGTTTGTTTTTCAATACGTAGTATCTATCAACCATATCTGAATGGGCTTTATCCATATCTTGAAATACAATAAAACTATCTAATGTTAAATTATCATCAGTTGTGAATGTTGAATATCTTGGTACTATATCACTAGTCATATTAGTTGCCATTGTTGTTCCTCCTTAATTTTTGCATAATAAAATAGACTAAAGAAAAATAAATCTCTAGCCTATTTTTGAGTTACTGTTTAGCCATTGTTTTAAATTACTCAAATTCCAATTTGGATTACCATTTATAAATACTGTTTCTTCTTTATCAAATTCTTTAGAAGTATTGATTACATCAGATAATAAAGAAATAGTACTATCCGTTTTCGATAATATTGTAAACTTAACTAATTCATTTTTATATTTTATTGCGTATGCTTTTATTCTATCTCCTACTTGCAAATTTCCTATATTTTGTATTGTAAATAAATTTAATATTTTCAATGCTAATAAATGACAACCATCACTAGAATCTATATAACTGGAAACTTTAATGTTATTTGGTATTTTTATAACAAATCTTATTCCAAGTTGAGAATTTGGATAGCTTGTGCTTATTGTTCCATCTGTATTAAATATTTTTATTTTATTTACATCTAAATTATCTATAGTTCTTGTAAAATAAGGCTGAGTTGAAGTTAAATCAATTATCCCCTTATCATTGCCTAATATCATATCTCCAACAATTGCTTTTCCTAATATACTACTTGTATTTGCATTTAATAAATCATCAATTGTAGGAATATAAACTTTCATATTATCTCCATCTATATTATTATCAAGTAATATATTTTTAAAATCGTCTTCTAAAAATGTTAAAAATCCATTTTCACTTGCATAACTAGGCATTATATCATTATCATAGGATTTACTATACCAAGTGTTTCTACCATCTGTTACTCTTTTTACATCAAAATTCATTAATCCTAAATCAACATCATTTTGAATAAAGAAATATAATTGGTCTGTTGATAATATGTCTCCTAAAACAAATGAATGAAGTTCATATAATTTAATTCCATTTACTATTTTGGATAGCGAAAACATATTATTATAACGAGATAATTGTATATAATTATTATCATCCAATACAAATTTCACTAACATTACATCATTATTTTCTAAATCTCTTGCCCATATTTTAGCAGTCCAATCTCCGTCTAGACGAAAAGCTCCATCTTTGTCCCATATTACTACTGTGTTATGTAAGTCTGCCCACGTATCATCAATATAATTAATATCATCTCCACTAAAAATCCGTCCTCTAATTTGTCTAACATAACTTGTTATTTTTACACTACCTGTAGTCGAACTATTTTCAGTTTTTAGTACTGCTGGAAGTTTTGTTTGTAAGTATACACAATAAAAATCTTGAGTTACACTATTTTCCATTCCACTAGAAGTTCTTACTTTTAATTCCATTAGATAATTTGTTTTATTTTCTAAATTTGAAAATTGATATTCCAATAATTTATCTAATAAAACTTCACTGGATGCAATTAATGCACCATCTTTATATAAATTATATATATAACTGTATAATTCGTCTCCCTCATTTTGATTATATGTAGCCATTATTAATGGATTTGGACTTTGTATTTTACCATCAATAATTGTAGTTATATTTAAATTTGGTGGAGTTAAACATTTTACTAAAACAGTATCACTCCATGCAGAATATTGATTATTTGAATTATATGTCCGCATTTTTATTTGATACGTATGTCCATTAATTAATGTATTAAGTGGAATTGTATTATAAAAATCAAAACTTTCAACTTTTTTATTATATATCACAATAGATGAATTGGAATTATCTACAATATTTATTTCATTTGCATATACCAATTCACCACCAACTACATTAAAATTAACAATATTGTCAACTAATGCATTCATTGGTACTAATGAAAGTGAACTTGTAGGTGTAGTTATAATTGGTCGTGTCAAATTTGTAGATGTTCCTGTTGAATAGTCTACTATTTTATTAAAAGTCCATGTTCTAATTGAAATATTATCGCAAATATCTGTAACTCTGATAACAATTGTATGACTTCCTGATGTTATATTACTCCAATATGTACCTGATAAACCATATGTAAATTTAGTTTTACTTGGTTGATTTTCTAATGTTCTTGTAACAGACCCATCAAGTATTTCTTCAACTTTAAATAAATCATTTTCTGGGTCTGTTATAGTGTATTCTTGTACAATACTAGATGTAAAATTTCCTAAAAATCTATCATTATCTGATATTGCTGGTGGTAGGTCAAGCTTTTCTAACATTATTCTCCAATTAGAATTATCTGTTGTTAATATATTAGAAGAAGTATTAATAGCATTTCCACCTCTGATAATGATATTGTTACCATTAACATCTTTAGTTAAAGAAGGAGTATTCCACCAATGAAGCAAAGTGTTTGTATTAGAAGTAGAAATAGTCGTTACATTATAGTTCCCACTTAAATCATCTGCATTTGGTATTAATAATGTATTAAGATTTATTTGATTTAATACAAAATCATTCCATTCTTTATTTGTTATTAATCTGATTTTATATTGTGAATCACCAATATTTATCAAAGAATTTCCACTTACAAACCCTTGTATATTTAATTGATTATAACTAATTCCACTTAATAAATTTTTAGTGGATAATAGATAATGATGTGCTCCACTATCGATTACTAACCATTCAATATCAGTTCCACTAGATTTTAACTCTAAAACTGCATTATTTATATATGAAATTGGTACAGATGAAAATTGCGCTTGTATACCATTCTGATATAAACTACCCTGTACTACTTTTTGAACTGACAAAATATATTCACTCCCTTCTTAATAATTTAATTTATTTTTAACTTGTTGTGATTTCATAGGTTAGATTGTTTTTTTGTAATGTATCCATATCTTTGCCATTTCCTATCTCAGTAAATGTGCAGGTATATTTGTAGAGTCCCCATCCTGCGTCGTCACCAAACAAAGGATTCTTTTTAATATCACTTAAAACTCCTAATGTATAAAAGCTGTGAGTTCTGACCAACATAGGTTTACCAGTATGTATAAATTCTTCAAAACTTTCTCTATAGGCATTTTCAGCTTGCATATCAATTTTTCCACTATTAGATTCACAATTTGGACTAATTATATCAAATGCTAAACTACCCGACATATATTTAGAACCTCCACATAATATTGCTGGATATTGAGAAGATAATGTCTTCATAACAGTTTTATCCTCATTGAGACTAATATCCGATAAATTTAAATCGAATCTTAAAGGATAATTTACTAAATCTCCGCTACTATTTCTACCAGTTAAAAATAAGCTTTTATACATTGGTGTTATATTACTTGTAACCCCAACTCCTTCAAAATTTTGAACCACAGGAATTAATGTATAATCGTAGTTATATCCTGCACAGATATAAAAATCTTCTGTATCATAATTCTCTATATCATCACTAAAAGGATAATCTATCATAGTCTGCCAAGTTAAATCTCCAACTTTTCTTCTTTTAAATCTTATTTTTTGAATTTTTATACCATTATTTGTCAGATTCCCTGCTTCAAGTGAATTTAAGAAGTGACATAAAAACCCTGTATCCATAGTCCAAGGAGTTTGTTCTATAGAATTTTCACTATCTAATGTTTCATCTATTTTTATTTCATCTATCACACCATTTGAAGCAAATAAACTGGATACTTTACTATTTGTATGACAATTTTCTAAAAAAGGTTTTCCGTTAAATCCGAACCTTGTAATAAAACCCATTATTAATTCACCTTCTTTCTATCTTTAATTTGTTTTTAAAATTGATGTTTAATTTTGTTTTAATTTGTTTTTTATAACAAAAAAAGAACCTAATATTTTTTATACTAGATTCTTAATGTTTTTGTATTAAATTGTAATTATTAGTAATAAGTGATATAATTATTATGCCATCTCATATTCGAATATTCCTATGGGGATGGGAGGCGATTATATCATGAACTGTAATAAATCTAAAAAACTATTTGATAAAGATACTGTTTTAGCAATACTTGCAATTTCAACTGGGCTTCTTAATTTTGCTACAACAGTAATTTTAATATACATTAACATATCCCATTTTTAATATACTAAAGATAGATTGAGTTAATTAAAGGACTAGTATAATTATATCATTTTAAAAGCGTGACTGAAACTCATGTGGGATGGTAAGTGATATAATTAGAAAGTCTTTTTTAATTATAGATATAAAAATAAGATACCTACTGAAACTAAGTATCTTATTTACATGAACTGTATATTTAAATTTTATTTGTAAACTTCTTTTACTTCTTTATTTTAATCCCCTTGGATTAGATTGTCAACTATTATTTTTTCATAATAAAAGAGCCTAGCTTGTACTAAACTCTTTAATGATTACTAAAATTTGCAACTAATTTTATTTTTTTTAGTTCCATAATAAATTCATCTGGATATAATATCTTTATTTCTTCTTTATTTTTATTCTTTATAGGATTTTTATCATCTTTTAATGCATGGATATGAGCATCTTTACTAATTATATAGTTAGCATTTCCATCTATAGCACAAGAGAAAAACATATTATCATCTTTATCACTGCATTTACTAAAATTATGAGATGGTTTAATATTAGTTGTTCTTAATAAGGCTTTTGATAACATTTTAAATATTATCTCTATTTGACTCGCAGTGAATTCGTATTTTTTAAATGAACTATGTAAAATTCTATTAAGTTCTTCTTGCATTTCGTGGCTCATTATTAACTCAAATTCACCATTCTTTTCCTCTTTTAATATTAAACTACAATCTTTATTATTTTCAAAAAATGCTCCTATAAATATATTAGTATCTAAAATTACATTCATTTGTCTTCACGTACCTCTCTTAATATCTTCTTTGAAATTTCATGAACCTGTTGTGATGTATATCCTTTTCTTTGTATAGCCTTTTGACATATATTTCTAATTATATCCCATTCACATTCATTCGATTGTGTATCTTCAATATATTTATCCATAGAAATGACATTTTCCATACTAACACCCCCATCTTTATTTAATATACTTACGTTTTTTATATATCTCTTTATAACCATATAATACACCCCTTAACATAATATTACAAGAATTTTATTCCAATTAAACCAACTTAATAGTTATATTGTAAATTATTACCTTTTAATTTTACCACAATCTTATATATGTTAAAATATAAATATTAGTAAAGTTTTGACAATAATAAATCAATTTATAATTATCAATCTGTTTATATCTATATTTTAACATATTTCTACAAATTATACGATAATATTCTTATTATATTTTATAAAAATGATTGATTATATAATTTAAAGCTTTTAATAGGATTATATTAAATAGTTTTCAAGCTGATTTTTCTAATTCTTTAAGTTTATTTTCTATATCATATTTAATTCTTTCTTCTGAAGTTAGGTCTTGAACATATTTAAAAGTATATCCTTTGTATTGTGGCTTTTTACCACGACATACTGCTGATATATTAGCTTGCCATAATTTAGTTTCAAATAATTTTTCCGACTGTCTTTCTAATGAACGTCCTGATTTGAACAAATATATATATTTTTGATTTTTGAACATTATTATTGGATTTAAAGCTGAATTTAAACTACATCGTTTTCCATTTCTCATTATTTCTTCTTTTGCATTATAATTAATCCAATTCCATATCTCAGAACCTTGTTTTAGGTATTTTCTTATAGTTTGTCCTTCTAACTTCATTATTTCACCTATTTCGGTTGTTGTTAAATTAGGAGTATCTCTTTTTAATTTACATGCTATTTTTACTAAATTTGAGCAAGAAAATTCGGCACATTTTAGCCAATCAACTTTACTTAAATCGAACAATTCATTTAATCTACTATTTAACATTCCATTGTCGTTATCTCTAATCCACTCCAATGTGCTATATCTACAATCAATCACTATATAGTTTTCTTCTTTAATTCCATTAGATAAAGCTAATTCTTTCTTTAATCTATCATTTTCTTGCTCTTCTTTAATTGACTTTGTAAAAACTCCACTTGAATCTTCATAGTGTTGAATTCCATGCGTTTCTATTACATATAGTTCATTATTTAACTTAAAATAAAAATCATATTTATATTTATTACACCATATAAAAGTCGATTTGGATAGTTGTATTTGAAAATCCAAATCTAACTGTTCTAAAATTGAAAATACAAATTTTTCTGGATAAGGAATTTTGTCACAGCAAGAGCATCCAATAGAATGTCTATTATAAATTTTAGAAATCGTCATCTTTTTATCTTTAATCCTCCCACAATCAGGACATATGGGGAAAATCTTTTCATTACTACTATGAGTATACAATTTAGCTTCTTCATATCCACCTTGAAAATATGGTATCATCCAAGGTGCAGTTGAAGGAATATCATTTATTCCTTCAACTAAAGTCTTATTATTTTTGCAACAACATCCACAACCTGTTTTTTCTCCTAATAATGAACCTTCTCTCACCCAACCTTCAGTCCATCCACACTTATTACAAGTATATTTATACCATTTTACGTTTTGTCTTAAGTTACCATTATCATTATAAGTAGGTCTATATTCTTTATCTGTAATAGTTAAATTTCTTTTTATATCCCGAATATGAGCCCCTATTTCTAATTTAAAATTTGATATTCTTCTTCCTATTATTCCTTCGATATAACAATTTAATAAATCATGAGTGTATAATTTATTTTTTTTACTATTATACTGTAATAACAAATTTCTCGTATTTTTATTATATTCTATAATTTCAATATTGCCTTCGATATTATCATATATAAAAAATATAACATATTTAGGACTTTTTTGCCAATTTATTATTTTACTGTTATTATTTTTTAATTTAGGTAAACACTCTAAAAATATATGTCTGCATTTACCACTTTTAATCTTATTTTCATGTTCTAGCTTCCACTTCTCAATATACTCTAAATATTCTTTCTCATTTAATTGTTCCATAACTAATTCCTCCATTTTAATTATATTTCTCCTAATAATTAAATAAAGTAGAAAAAGTAACTTAGAAGTTGTTACTTATCAATATTAACAAATCGTCGACTATCTACTAATATCTATTCTCTACTCCTATATATTATAAAGTATTTCTACGATATAACCATTAATTAAACGCAATCAATAATAAATCTTTGATTCAATCCATCAACTTTAACTATTAAATTCATTGTATTATACGTCCATTCATCTATGTATTTACTACTAACAAAATAATTCTCAAATTTCCATTGGTCTGTTTTAGTTATCTCTGCAAATTTATTAAAGAAGTCTTTGACATTAACTATATCTAGTTTCATTTCATATTCATCATCTGTAGTAGGATCATAAAACTTATCCCACTCTTCACCACTTATAATTACTAAATCATTATCCCAATCTCTTTGTTCTTGTAAGAAATTTAAGAACCCTAAATATTCTATGGTTCTTTGTGGTAGGTTGCTTTCATAATCATTATTAATAATTGTTTCCATAATAACACTCTCCTCAAGTTTTATTTGATACATATTTCGTATCACTTGGTATATTTATACTATACATTGATACAATTTTCGTGTCAATACTTTTTTGAAACTTTTTTCGTATCATTTTTAAATTTTATGGTATAATATAATTGAGGTGATGATATGATACATTTAAAACTAAAAGAAATAATGGAACAACATAATATAGGTCAAAGAGAATTAAGCCGTCAAACTGGTATACGTCAAGGAACTATTAGTGATTATGTAAATAATACTTTTAAAATGATCAATAAAGAACATTTAGAAATTTTATGCGAATTCTTTGATTGTGAAATTAATGATTTAGTTGAACGAAAGAAAGTTAAAATTCATAGAATTAAACTTGAAGATTAGATTTTATTCTAATCTTACATAATAAAAAGACCTAGAAATAAATCTAAGTCTTAAATTAAACTATATATACTAATCTTAATTATTTAACCAGTTTCTCATAATAATCAACATTACTTTGACAACTTTTTACCTTCTTTTCACATTGTGCTACTTTTTGTGAATCTGCAACATATACATATTGCCATGTACCATCTGACTGTTTTGTTAATGTCTTGTTAGTTAATTGACCTTTAACATTACTTAGTTCTTGTTGTGCTGATGCTAAATCTGATCTCGCTTCATCTAATTGTTTTTGATAATATGCTTTTAAACTATCATCACTTTTTTGCTCACTCTTCTTTAACTCTTTATAATATTCATTCTCAGCTTTACTGGTATTATCAACTGTAACATCAACATTGTTAGTTGTATTAGCATTAATTACTCCAGTATTATTTAATGTCGTATTAGCTGTGGTTTTTGTACTGTTATCCGTATTGCTAGTTACATTAGTATTAGAACTATTATTGCTATTAGCGGTATTTGCTACATTTGTACTTATGTTAGTAGTATTATTTGAATTTATTGTTGTATTTTGAATCCAGACTCCATTATTATCTACTTTAAATCCATCTGGTGTAGTTGTATTTGATAACATATTTCCATTACTCGATAGATAATAGTATTTTCCATTAGAATCTTTTAACCAACCAGTTTGCATAACTCCATTCTTAAAGAAATACCAATTTGAATCATCTTTAAACCAACCATCTGAAACATCTGTATTTGACCATGTGTTATCTAAATTTTGTTTCCATTCTGCACTTGCTCCAACTAATGGTAAAATACTTATTGAACTTGATATCAAGCCTATAACTATTAATTTTCTTATAGATTTTTTCATATTGTCCACTCTCCTTAGTATCATTATATAAATACACCATATTGTTTTCTTAGAATATTATACCACAATTTGTATTTATTCGGTATGCTTATATAATAATACTAATAAAAGAAAATTACAACGTTTGTTTTATAATTTATTTATTAGTATTATGTTTTTATTAAATATTATCATATAACAATGAACAACTTACTGTAGATAAATCAGACGGTTTTAATCCAAAAGTAACACTATTTATTAAATATCTTTTATTATTTATAGAAATATTATCATCTGTATATGTCACTTTTATAACTCTATTAGGTATTAGTCTAAAGTCTTGTAGTATATTCAGCTCTAAAGTTTCAGCATAATTTGTATATTTATCTAACCAATAGTCTGCTTCACTTTTACAAGAATCATCAGTTAATTGCTTTTCATCAGAAATAACTTTTTTTCTTTTACCAATATTATTTATACTAAAAGGGTGATTATCATTTTCTTCAGTTGATTCTCCCTTATACTGTTTACCAACATTATTATTAGATGTATCACTTTCAGTACAACCTAAGACAACTATATCATTTCTCACATTAGTAAAATCTTTTTTTATACTATAACTAATAATATTAGGGCTATTATTATATTCTTGAATAGGATAATCTGTACTATATTTTTTAATTTTTTGATAAACTAATATACCATCTGCATTAAAAAATAATTCATACCCCTTATATAAATCCATTAATGATTTCAATAAATCCGTTACCTTGCCACCTACTTCACAAGTAATTTCAGATAATATTTGATATGTATTAGATTCAAATATAACTTTACTAATATCTAACCCCATTAAATCTGCATTAGTTGCAATTCCTTGAATAGTCTGTGATAAATTAGCACTAGTAGTATCACTTGCTTCTATTGTAACTTTATGATCGAGTTCCCCACTAAAATCTCCATTAAAATTTGACATTAAATCATTTAAATTTATAGATATTTTATTACTTCCATCAATTCCTCTAATAATATTAGGAGTGTTTATAATGCAGATTCCTAAAGTATATGAAGCAGATATAGAACTAACATTATCTTTAATTATTACAATCAATCGTATTAAATGTTTTAAATCTAATTTAAAATAATCTATTACTAAATCAGAAGATAAAATAAATTCAATACTACCTGATATTCTTGCAAAATTACTATTGTCACTATCATCTCCACTAGAACCACTTGCACTGCTTGTTGAATTATTATTAGTTAAAGTTATACTTCCTGTAGTTATTTCTCCTTGTAAAGTATCCACTACATTATAATTTATTGAATCTAATAATTCTATTCTACAAGACAATGTTCTATTTCTAGATAATCCACATATTTGTTGATTATTGGTTTCCATAATAAAATATCTCCTTTCTTATATTGTTTTTATAATTATTTCCATCTTTTTGGTTTTTTATCTATTATCCAAGATCTACTTATATCTCCGTTATACAACATTATTATAACTATATCATTTACAGATAAATTTAATCCATCTCTTGCTTCTATTGTATAATCTTCTTCATCTATAACTACAGTATATAAATTATTTCCTAAAACTGTTTTTATATATCCTTGTCTATGCATACTTTTTATTGCATTTCTATCTACTTCATTTTTTGAATGGATTTGCATTGCATTTATAAGAATATCCGCACCTTTATTTAAATTTAAATCCATTACTCTATTCACCTCACTATTTATAAAAAGAGTTAGGATGATTTTCCTAACTCAAGTTTGTTTTGTTTTGAACTATTATTAATAATTGATTTAATAATGTTTGTGCATCTTTTGTATTTACATCAAGTTGACTAATATTAACATTAGTAGTACTACTAGAAGATGAATTACTCTTATTATTTACCGTTGATGAATTACTTGTACTAGTTGATACTCCAACAGAAGCTGAATAGTTACTAAGCTTACTTAATAAACTTTCACTTATTCCGTTTCCAATTTGACTTGCATATTTTTCAAAAGCATCAGCAGAATATAAGGACAATTTACCAGTTTGATAATCTGTAGTAGATTGTTTATAACTAGCAGTCCCAGATACATTACTTGAAATATCCACACTTGAAGGTATTTGGTCATCTTCTTTATGCATTTTATTCCACATTTCAGCAAATTTTTCATAATCTGCTTCAGTTTGTATCAATGCTTCTAATATATTACTCACAGCACCACTAACAATTGTAGTAATATTATTAAATCTGAAGTCATATACTACTTGTAATAATTCTAAGAATTTGTTAGTAACTAATAAATATGATTCTGAGAACTTCTTTAAACTAGCCAACTCATCATCTTGTGCTTTACTTTGTCTTGTTAATTCAGTTTTACAATGGGTATCTTGCTCAATTTCAAGTTTCTTATCAGTATCTTGTAAATTCTTTAAGGACGTATTTAATCCTTCTGAATCTATATTAGTTATTGTTTTAACTTGTGACTTTCTAGTTGTGATATCTTCATTTGTTATTTCATTATTATTTTTTACAGATAATAAATCTTTATAACTTTGAGTTAAGTCATCAATAGAAGTATTAGCAACTTTTGCACTTGTGTCAATATTCTTTAGATTAGTATTTATCTCGTTTTCGTCTACTTTAGCTTCATCAGTCATTTTACTTTTATTTTTATTTATATAACCCGATACATCACCACTATTAATAGCCTCATCTGCTTCAGTGGTTGTAAAATTGGCTTTCAATGTAGTTAAATCTTCTAATTGCTTTTTAGTTGCAGTCAAAGTTGTAGTTATATGTTCAGCTATCGCATCCCAATTATTATTATATTCTGTTTCTAACTGTTTTAATGTCTCTTTTGATAAAGTATCAATATCAGCATAATGAGTTTCAAGACGTTGTTTATCTCTTTCTTGTGATTCTTTTAAATCATCTGAATATTTATCTAAATATGATTTTTTCTTATCGTATGCAGTATCTTCAGATGTTTTTTCTGCTTCAATAACACTTTTTTGGTCTTCTATTTCTTTTTTAGCATCATCTAAAGCATTTTTTCTATTTGTTTCATCTAAAGTAGCTTGAGCGGTATCAACTTCCTTTTGTTTGGAAGATACAGCTTCTTTATCAGAAACATACATGAAGTTCCAAGAGCCGTCTGCTTGCTTTTGATATACTTGATTAGTTTTTTGACTTTCTAAATTTGTTAATTCTTGTTGTTTTTCTAAAAGGTCAGTCTTCTCTTTTTCTAATTCAGTAGCTCTTTCTGTTGCAGTATTTTGTTCGTCTAAGGCTGTTGATTGCGCCTCTAAAGCTTTGGTTTCAGAATCTAAAGCATCTAACTTTTCTTGATGTAAAGTTTCTTGTTTAGTTTTAATAGCATCTAATCTATCAGTTTGTGCTTTTTGTTGTGCATCAAGTGTCTCAGTATCAATTTCCTTTTGTTTTTCTAAAGTTGCTTTAATTTCTTCTTGTGTAGTCTTTTCTAATTCTTTTTGAAGTTTACTCGCTTCAAGAGTTTGAGTACGTAATTCTTTAGAAGCTTTTAATGTAGCTGATTCTAGTTCTTTCTGTGCTTCTGCTGTAGTAACCGTTGTATCTTTTAATTTTTGTAATTGGTCACTTGCATTAGTTACTTCATCCTTTTGTTTAGCTATTTTTTGAGTAGCTAAATCTACACGTTGAGTAAAATTGGAATCATCTGCATCTCCAAGTAATTGAAGTGATGTATCTATTGCATTAATATCATCATCTATTTTATCTTTTGCTTGATTATATGCATCAGTAATATCAGTAAGCATTTGTTTTTCTGATTTAACTAATTCAGCTTCTGCTTCTTTTGCTAAAGTTTCTGCTGATTTACCTTTTTTGCCAGAATCTTCTCCAGTTCCACTAAAATCAGAAGCCCCACCTAAATCCCCGCCTGAGAAACCTTTCATGCTTGTACCAAATCCATCAAACTTAGTATCAACTTCTTTAACCGCACCGTTCAATTGATCAATTTTTGTTTTATATTTAGAAATAACATCATCATTCGATTTTTGTAAAAATTTATCAGCATCAGACTGTGGTAAATCAGTGTCTCCTTGCCATTCTAATCTTTGATTAGTATTGTCAAATACTGATTTCATCGCTTCTGTACCAGCTAAATTTGCATTAATCTTTTTTATTTCTTCATTTAGCTTTGCAAGAACTGCGACTTTTGCTTTTGCTATATCTGTAAAATTAGACAAATCTACTGCATAGCCATCTGCATTAACATCTACATACTGAGACAACCATTTATTAACAGACGTACCGAAACTATTCATTGTTCCTTGCTTTAGTTCGTTAAGAGTTTTATATTTTGAAAAATCTATAGTATATGCTTGTTCCCCATCTGCTACGAATGCATTTAATAGATTATTATATGCATTCTTATATTCATCGTTATTGGCAATTTTATTTTGATAAAATGTTTCATCATCTGACATCATAGTTAAATAGGCTTCATTTTGACTAACTTGTTGTTCTTTTATCTTACTATTTAATCCTTCTTGAAGACTAGTAACACTACCTAAACTAGTTGCTAATTCTGGATATACTTTTAAAACTTCACCAACTAAAGCTGGGGTTACAGCTTGAGATTTATTAAGTTTATCTAAAAACCCTTGTGCTTTAGCTATTTCTTCTGCTGATTTTGTATATGCGGTTGTTGCATCTTCAACTTCCTTTGCTTGGGCTTCTTTTACAGAATTATTAAACTCATCAACTTTTGCTGTTGCTTTTTCTGCATTATCTCCAACTTCAGGATAAATTTCAGCTATTTTACTAATAGTATCTGTACTAAGATTAGAACCACTACTTAATTCTTTATTTGCTTGTGCTAAAATTTTTGTTTGATTTGATGCTTCTTTAATTTGATTGGAATTTTGTTTTTGTTTTTCAGTATTATCTTGAACTGCCTTTCCATAACTTTTTACAACATCTTCAGATACTCCCATTTCATCAGCTATTTGTTGATACGATTTGCCAGCGTCTACTGCTTGCAATACTAGACTTCTATTTGAAGCTATTCTGGATTCTGCATCTGTTATCATTTTTGAATAACTTTCTATTCCTGTTTTTGCTTGCCACTTTTCAAAATTTGTTGTAGCACTTTCAAGTTGACTTTCAAATTCTGCTTTAGTTTTTTTTAACGTTTCTAAAGTATTCTGAATATTACTAAGATCTCCATTATTGTATCCTAACGTTAAATCTATTGCAGAATTATTTTTACCTAATTGTTTCATAGTATCTGCTAACATAGATTCTTTTTTTAGTCTAATTTGTTCTTCAATTTGTTTATTATTTGAGGATATAGCTTTTCCTTCTGAATCAAATCCTGTTACACTATTAGGTAATGCTGTTGCTAGTTGACGTTCAATATCTAATAACTTTTCTTTTAAATCTTTGTTTTCTTTAGTTCCTTCATTGGTTTGAGATATTTTATTTTCTAAATCTGTTTTTTGCTTCAATAAATTAGTAGCGTTGGTTATACTTTCTTTTTCACTTTTATAACTAGATATAACTTCTTCATTAGACTTTTTTAAATTTTCTTGTGCATTTACTAAATCCATTATTTTTGTTATTGCGAAAGATACTGCTAATGATAAACCCATACTTACTGCTGTTTCCATAGCAACTGTGGCAATTGTAGTAGCAACCATCGCTAATCTTGTTGCTACTAATTTAGCTTCCATTCCTGCTAATTGAGTAGACATTCCTTTAACTGAAACTCCACCACTTTGATATGCCATTTCAAATGTTTTTAATGTACTTATATTTTCTGCTTGTTTTATTGCCTGTGCTGATAAACTTTCTTTTAATCCATTTAAAGAATTTGTAAGTTTTGAATATCCAGGAATTACTCCACCAATTATATTAACATTTTCTCTAAATTTAGTATTAAATATTGTTAATGCACCAGTTATAGCCATTATTAATGTTGGGAATGTACCTAATTTACTAGCAACTGTGTTAATTCCATTTAATGAACCACTAGCTATATCTAAACCACCAGTTAACATTTTTCCATTTATCATTGTTGCTGATAATTGATTAAAAGTTGTTTTAAGAGTGTTTAATTTTCCTTGATAACTTTCTGCTTTAATTGAATTTGCATCTTCTAAAGCACCAGTTGATGCCAATGCTTTTCCATATAGATCTTGTTGAACTTTCATAGAATCCATCATGGCTATAAAACTTGATGTTTGTCTGACACCTGCTAGTTTATTTGCAACATATTGTTTATCACTGTCACTCATGGTTGAAAAAGCAACCGATGTATCTTTTAATATATCATCTAAATTTCTTAACCCCCCATTAGACTCTCTGATAGATATATTATATTTAGTTAATGCCTTTTCTGCTCCTGCCATATCTGCTTCTGAAATACCTAAATCTGCACCTAATTCTTTTTGTTGTAATACTCTAGCTGATACCATTTTAAATGAATCTGCAAATTCTGCGATTCTGTTACTTTCACCCTTCATTTAAAGGCTACTGACTATATAATTAATAATATTATATAGCGGAAAAGGTTCTTCTTAAAGTGTCTTTACACTTGACCTTTTCTCACACGTTTCTTTTTTAGATTATAGCGTGTAGTTCAGACTTTTACATACTTGTATAAGAAATACAAGCCTTATTCGTTAAGTCGTTGTTGGTGATTAATTTAATACATAATAAAATAAACTAAAGAGTGTTAAACTTTAGCTTATTTTTGATTCTTATTTTATTATAGCTTGATAGTTTTCTTTAAATAACCATATATAATTTCCATGTGTTTTTCTTTTATTATTACAACAATTAGATATTTTTGATATATTTAAATTTAATTCTTTACTTGCATCAGACATACTATTATATTCTTTAATAAAAATATTATCTTTTGATAGTTGAATTACTGGTTTATTTTTCCCACTATTTTTTACATTATAATTATAATTATTATCTTTATTATAATCTCTTTTATATATCCATATATAACCATTATGAGATTTTCTTTTATTTTGACAACAATTAGATATTTTAGATGTTATAGAACCTTCTGTTTCTTTGCAAGCGTCAGATATGGAATTATATTCTTTTATAAAATCCCCATTTAAACCTAGTTGAACTATAGGTTTTTTATTATACTCTCCTACCTTATTATCATATATAATTGATTCTTCTTTATTATAATCGTCTAAAAATTTCCACATAAAACCACCTATTGATTTTCTTATGTATCCATTTTTATCACATAAACCAATGCATACTCCACTTATACATCCTATGGCAATCTGTAATTCTCTTTCAGCATCAGCCATACAATCCCACGTTTTTATATATTTTCCTTTTTTATTTAATTGAACCACAGCTTTAGAACTTGGATTATCTTTTCCTTTTTTCCGTTCAACTCCATAATTCCCATCTCCGCCTAAATTTTGATTATATCCATTATGATAACTATCGTAAACGTTAATCCAACATTGTTCTTTAATATTTAGTTCTTCTTTTGAAAAAGCTATATCAAAGACTTCAACCAATTCAAAATTATTTAAACTGTATTTTTCCATAGACTCTAATAAGTGTCTATTATAATATCCATTATTCTTTTCTTTTATATTTTTATGCAGATTATAAACTCTTTCTAATTTTGTTTCTCCTGTATAAAAATATCTTTTATTAAAATCTCTAGCTGTTTGTCCAATATATATCTTATTGTTTAACTTATTTATTATTTTATATATAATACCATATACTTCTAAGTTTCCTACTTTCATTACTATAATACCTCCGATATGTATTTTAATTTATTTCCGAATTTATAAAAATAGAAACAGGGAGTTCGGATACTCCTTTTCAATATGGTTAATTACTCCTTATCTAGTTTCTAATATAATAATACCTTTTTATTATATCATTGTAAACACTTTTAATTTATTTTATTATGTATTAAAATTAATCTTCCAAGGCGTTGTCCATCTCTGGGTGTTCGCCGTATATTAGAATAAGTTTATACTGAGCCTAAATTTAACCCAGTTTTGCCTGTTTGTTGTATAAAAGCACCTGCCATAGAAGCATATGACTCTAAACTTACTCCAGCAGTCTCTGCCACTGAACCTGAAGTCTTTATTGCTTCATTAACTTGCTTTATTCCATCTGCAAAATCATATTGCATATTTCTAGAAACAGTAGTTAATACATCTCCAACATGTTGAGTGACTGAACTAGCAGTAGCACCTTCTTGCGACATTAGCTTAAACTGATTTATTACTGATTGCATGGATTTTGTAGTATCTACTCCACTCATGCCAGATATATTTGACAATTCAGAAGCAGACTTAACCTTCTGCATTATTTCATCGGCAGACGTATTAGCGTTAGCATAAACTCTAGCGATATCATGCATATCTGTAGAAACTGCACCGATTTTTTTACCCATTTCATCTATTTCTGAAGATAATTTAGTAAAACCACTTTCTGAAATATCCATTGTCATTTTCATATCTGTAAAAGATGCATTTAAATACTCTACATATTTTGCACCATCTTTTACGGCATTAGTTAACATTTGAATACCTTGATAAGCACCCATATATATTCCAGCGTTGCTCAAAACTTTAGATAATGTTCCTCCAAAAGAATTTGCATCTTGTTGAGCTAGTTTAAGTGCTGAACTAGAATTTTTAACTGAATTAGATAAATTCCTACTAGCTTCTGTTCCTAAATTTAATTCAGAAGCTAGTTTTTGACCACTAATTGTTCCACCGTTTTGTAAACTAGCCATTAATGTTTTTAATTTTTCTATTTCAGATACATAAGCATCTAAAGAAGACTTTGAACTATTATCACCTACTAAACTTCCATATTTACTTTTCATTAATGTAAGACTGGATTCCATTTTACTAATTGTTGATTGTAGTCTCACTATTTGATTGTCTGAACTTCCTAAGTTATTAATAGTAGTTTGTAATTCTTTGATTTCTTTTTCGGCTGTGTTAGTATTAATTCCATTTAATTTATTTTGCAATTCAGTAATTACAGATTCATTTACAAATTTATTATTACTTGATTTATTTAATTTGTTTTGTAAATTATCAACTATATTCTCTAACTTCTGAAAATTTTCTGTATTAGTTGCAGTATTTAATCCAGTTTTTAAATCAGTTGTTAATCTAGTTGTTTTACCAATACCTTCTTGTAATTGTTCAACTGTTTTTAATGTTTCTGTTATATTTCCATTAGAATCAGAATTACCTATTTTAGTACTAGATAAAATTTTCATAGTATTTGCAGTTTGTTCAATTGCTTGTTGTTCTTCTTTTAATTTATTAGTAACACCTTCAACGCTACTTGCTTGAGCATTAAAAACACTCCCCAAATTAAACCCGTTTTTCATTTGATTACTAATACTATTTAAAGTTTCACTAAAATCTTTTAAAGATTGATTAATTTGTTTTGTATCTATTTTTAAATCTATACTAGAATTTTTCTCTAATTGTTGTATAGCACTATTTAACTCATTTTGTACCTCGCTTGTTGGTTTAAGAGCAATGCCTAATTTTATTGAATTTTTATATGAATCAGCCATTTATAATCGTTCTCCTTTCATTTACACAAAAATAAAAGAAGTACAAATTATAAACAGTACTTCTTTACTTAGTTTTTATATTTAATTTTTTAGTTAAATCTTCAATTGCTTGTGGGTTATTTTGCATACCCATAAATTCCTCAAATTTTACATCTATTTTAAATTTCTTCATTACTTTATTAAATTTAGTTTGTAATTTATTTAAATCATCATTGCTATTGAATATATTTAATAAACTACTCATTTCTTTAATTTGTTGCGTATAATCATAAAATATATCATCAACAACTTCTTGAATCAATAAATCTATTTCTCTTTTTAATAAAACTAAACACCTATCTCCATTCTCTAATTTTTCTTGTATTTCTTTATCTTCTATATTATCTATTTCATGACCTATTGAAGTAATTTCTCTGATTATATATCTTACACTTTTAAATGACAATTCTCCACTAACTTGCATTTCTTTATCTATTTGTATACTACCTTGTACTAGTTGTTTTATTTCTTCATCTTGTTCTGAGGTCGGGTGATAAAGAATTATGTCCTTGTTCTTATATCGATATTTTCCCTTTTGATGTTTTTCCAATATGTTATTCATAATATCTCTCCTTTTCAATTCATTATATATTTAAATGTATATCCTTTATGTTTCTTTTGTTTTCCTAGACAAACTAATGATATTTTTCTAAAATCAAATTTAACTCCGAATAACTTTTCACTTATTATTATTAATTCACTAGCAGATTCAAATATTCCTTTAGAAATATTATCTTTAAATACTTCTAAAGGTTTTTTATTAACTTGTTTGCATTGAATAGTACCTTTTTTACTTTCTTCATTAGGGTTATATTCACACCAAGATACTTCCTTTGAACCTTTTTTGAGATATGTTGTAATTGTAGGTCTCGATAATTTCATTATCTCAGCAATTTTCAAAGTATCATGAATACCACTATCCCATAAATTACAAGCTTCTTTAACTAAATTAGATAATGCAAATTCTTCGACTTTTAGCCAATTTATTTTGCTTAAATCAAATAATTTATTTAAATTACTTTCTAATATATGTTTTTTAATATAATCCAAACTACTTATTTCACAATCTATTCTGATTACTTCAATATTGTGTTCTTTAGCTAATCTATCTTTTTCATCATCAATAGCTTTAGATTCTTCAGATGTCATGTTATTTTTATAATTTCCTTTACCATGACCTAATCCTCCGTCCATCTCTATTATGTATTCTTTATCATTATATATAAAATAATTATCAAATCTTCTTTGACCTAGCCAAGATGGTGAATATTCATGTTGAAAATAAATAAATTTATATATTTTATTTAATTGATTTAATAGTTCATATGCAAATTTATTTGGATAACTTACAGAATCAGAACAATAATGACATCCTATTGAATGTCGTTTATAAATATTACCTATTGTCATAGGTTTGTTTTTAATTCTTCCACAATCGGGACAAGTTACTTCAACTTTTTTATTGCTACCATGAGTATGAGTTTTGGCACATTCTTCACCTATATATGGAATCATCCATTTATCAGTATCATATATTGTATTAATCCCCAATACAACAGTTCTATTAGATGAATTACAACATGCACAGCCTGTCTTTTGTCGTAATAATGACCCTTCTAATGACAATCCTTTGTGCCCACATTTATTACACTTATATGTGTAGTATTTTAAATTCACTATACTTTTTCTACCTTTTTTATCAATATGTTCTTCTTTTCTATATTCTCTATTAATAATAGTTAAATCTCTTTTATCATCTTTAAATGTTTGTCCTATTTCTATTTTGAAATCTACTGTAACAATTCCCAAAATAGCACACAATCCACCTTTGCAAAAATCTCCATAAAATATATAAAACAATTCATTATTATAATCTATTGTTAATTTTCTTGTTTTTACATCATAATTAATTATTTTAAGCCATCCTTCTATATTTTCATGTATAAAATATACTTGATAACCTATACTAGCATTCCAATGAATAGTTCTTCCACTTTTACTATATATAAGATTTTCATCAAATACCTTTCTAATCTTACCCTTTTCATAATCTTCTTTATTTTCTTTTTTAAATTTTTCAATAATCTCCATATATTCTTCTTGATTTAGTTGTTTATTATCCTCCATTACAATCTCGACCTTTCATAATTTAATTTATTCGACCATTTTATAAAAATAGAAAGGAAGTGAGGTCGAAATTCACTTATCAATATAATCCAGTTTGCAACCCTTCATATATCTATCCTTCCATATCTATATTATAACACTTTTTCAAGTAATTTATAATCAATCCTAAAATTTTATATCTAATTTTACAGTTTTCCAATTTTATGGTATAATAAACATACTATATTAAAATAGATAAAGGGAAAAAATGAAATGTTATGAAAATGAAACTAAACCTATTTAAAATAAAACATTATATCTAAATTAATATAGAATATTGTATCCATTCATAACTCTTTGCCATCTTCTTTAAAGTATTTTACATTAGAAATATTATTGTTTCCAAAATAAAATACTTTATAAAGGAGGTGTTTTTATGAAAGAATGGTACATAAAAAGCTTTAGCACACTATTGTTATTCTCTTTGGCTATTGAGTTAGTTATATACGCTATTAATAATGGCGTAAGTCAAGACATAATAATAGCCCTAATTTTAAGTATTCTGAAGTAGAGAGCCGAACACTTGAATTAGAGCTGGGGCTGAGGGACGAACTACAATTCGTTCCTTTTTCTTTTATTATACTCTAATTATATCATATCTATTCATTTAAACAATATTTAATTTTTAAACTCCTATAATAAATCTTTCCTGTCTATCATTTATCCTAACTACAAGTTCTATATCATTTTGTGATTCATCTATGTATGACATTTCTATAAAGTCATTATTGCTCAACAAATTTACACCTGTTATTTCTTTAAACCTAGCATAAAATTCATCACATTCTATAATCAGCATGTCCATTATATCATCTTCATCATCTGAATTATAAAACCTATCAAATTCTTTCCTAGTAGAAATTTTAAATGGAAAGTCATCATCTGTATTTTCATCAATCCATTTAAGCAAATGCAAATGCTCATCCTGCCTTTTCAATTCCCTTCGCTTGTCCACTTCTATAAGATACTGTTCGTAATCTGAAATTTCTCCTTCTTCCTCAATACCTAACCTTTCAAGATAATGACCAAAGCCTACAAAAATTTTACGGATATCAATAATTGTTCCTTCATAGTAATTTTCTCTTTTCATTCCTGTTTGCATAATACTTTCCATATTAACACATCTCCTTGATTTAGGCTAAACAATGTGTTATCATTAATCTTGTTGAGGGATTAGGTGATAACTATTTTTGTTGTTGCCTTATTTTTATTTGGATAAGTTGGATTAACTTACCTTATGTAACTATAGTAATCCTCTTTTTGTATAATGTCAATATGTTTTTTAAGTATTATAGTAAATATTAAATCCCTTTATTGCATATAGTCAAAAAATGTTATATACTATAAAAGAGGTGAGAATATGGCTAAAATGAAGTTAGATAAACTATTAAAAGATAGCCGATATAATCAAAAAGATGTATCTGATTATACTGGAATCAATAAAAATACTATTAGCAAATATGTAAATAATACCTTTGAAAAAATTGATAAAGGACATATTGATTTGCTATGTGACCTCTTTAGGTGTACTCCTAATGATTTATTAGAATTAGAACCAGTTCAACAAAAGATGTTTCCACCTTCTGAAATTGGAAACTGGATGGATATTAGTAATACTGATGCGGTTGGACACGAATATAATAAAAAACCATTATTAAATCAATATACTTTAAAAATGGTTAATATACTTAAAGAAGAACATAAATCAGGCTTTCTTTTAGGTCGTAAAGAAATAAAAGAAAATGAAATATTTGAAGAACAAAATGGTTATAATCCAATTCAATCAGATAAAGAAATTCTTGAAATGGAAGAAATGCAATCTAAATTAGATTTGGAATTTAATATTGAATCTAATCTTAATTCAATATTAAATAACATAGTTTTAAATTGTGAACCATCAATCTATGAAAAATATAAAAATGAAATTGATAAATATTATATTTATAGTATGGAAGAATTTAATATAACATTTAAATTAATACCATCGTATCGCTTAATTTATAATATTCTTTCTTCGCAATCTAATTCTTCTGAACTTCTTGGATTTTTAACAAGATTAAGAAATATATATGCGCATGGTGGATTATTAGATTTAAGTGATAATGACTTGCAAGTTATATCAAATGCTTCTGTTTATTTTTTCAATGAAATTTCTAAAAATAAATCCACTACTAAGCAAAAAGACTAGAAAATAAATTCTAGTCTTACATACTTTTATCATCTAATTCAGTCCAATCTATATTGTTTCATTTGGATTGTCTTATGTTTTCATTATTCTATTAATTTGTTAATCTATGTATTCAATAGTAAATTCATCATTATTTTTAGTTACAACTATATACGAGCAATCATAATTATATCTATCTACTTCCAATTTGATATTATCTTTATTAATTTCTTTAGAAATAATATCTTCTATCATAACTCCTTTATTGTTAATATATAATGTTCCTTCATCTATATAAATATTCCAACCATTTGATTCCAAATCATCATATAATTCAATATCTCTATCTCTTGGATAAACCGACTTGAACATTCCACGCCCTAAATTATAATATATCAAGGTTTTTACTTCTTCTAATTTACTTGCTTCTATTATTTTATAATCAAAACATATTTCATTATATTGAAGTCCTCGTTTATCTAATATTTGTTTAACTCCAACAGTATCGCTAGATACATATGGAAAATATTCTACATTATTATTTTTAACACTTTTATTTAATAATTCGCATAATTTTATACTATATTTCTCATTTATTTTAATTTGTTCTTTCCAATCTATACTCATATTATTTACACTCCATTTCACTAATATACTCATCAACAAAAGCAAATACTCTTGAATATTTTTCTACAGGAACATCTTCCCATTTAATAACTTTAAATTCTTTAAATACTGATTTCTTAACCTTTTGAAATATAGGATTATTAGCCATTATATGATATCCTAATTTTTCACTTAGTATTTCCTTGATAGTCTTTACTATTCTAGTTGTATTTACTGAATGGAATCCAATTAAATCTTTTAAATTTTCTCTGTCTGAATCGTATATTACTGATTGATTATGTAGCATTTCAATACTTTGATCTATTTTATCTTGTGATTGCAATACTAACTTACCCATCTCGTTAGTTATTAATGGAATTATATTAGTAATTGTAGCTTGTACTAAATCTACTAGATTGTTATTTACATTTGGTGTAGTAATTGAATATGTACCATTCTTTCTTAATGAAGGTAAAACCTCATCAGTTACCCAATCTTGAAATTTTTCAGCTTCTTCTTTTTTAGATTTAAATATTAGCTTATACACTCCACTCTCAGTTAAGAATTTCTCTCCAGCATTGTTTAATTTTCGGATTTGCACATCATGCATATCTGAATTAGTTAGCTTTATTACTTGCTTTTCATTAAAATTTCTCATACTACTATTAACATCAGTAATGTCTAAACACTTAGCAACATCTTTTGGATTAAATAAAACTCTCCCTTCGTATTCAAATACTTCAACTTCTTTGTTTTCAAAAATCATAATCCTCTTGTCCATTTCTTTCTCTCCTTTAATATATTAATTTATTTTGTAAAAGTTATTAATTCCCTTTACAAGATTAATATTACACCTAGGAAAGATTAAAGTCAATACTTATTTCTATTAATTTGTTTAAGTAATTTTTATACACTATATATTGTGTTTATAAATAAATATAACCACAATATATAGATAAAAGTCTTGTTAAAATCTGTGTTTTGAATTATGTTCGTTCTATTAATTTATTATACCATATCGTATTTTGAACGTAAAAATGACATCATTTCATTTATAAACTTTCCTGTACTTTCCCATTCTTCATTGACCGTTCCTACTGCATCTTTACCCATTTCAAGTGCGAAATGCTCAGAGACTTCATCAAGTGTCATGTAGTCTCCAACAGATATTCCCATTTCAGATTCATCATACCAAGCTGGATTTGCATGTACTGTATCATGGTCTATGTATATTTCAATATAAAACTCACTATTTTTATTTTGTACTGGCGATACTTTGCATGAATTTAGTAACATGTCAGTTCTTTCATAAACTTTTGGTTCATAATTATAGATATTCTCTAAGAAATATAATCTAATATCTTGTTGTACTTTAACTGCTATTTCTTCTAATTCTCGAAGAGTATCTCTTTGTAACTGTGCATAAAATTCTTCAATACTTCCATAATCCATTATCTGCACTCCTTTTATATTAATTTATTTAAATACTCAAGAATAGACACCCGAAAGTGCCTACTATCAATATTTAATTTTAATTTCTATAACTTATTATGCTATAGTAGTAGTTGACACATTTGAAGTACCTTCATGAGTTCCTCCAGTAACAACTAATTTAAAGTTGTAAGAGCTACTTGAAGTCAATCCTTTAACTAATGCACTAGTTGAAGTTGCAGTTATTGCACCTCCATTTAAATACACACCAGTAGTTCCACTAGTAGCTACTGTAGAATATGTACTATCTGTACTTAACTTGTACATCAAATCAATATTTGTAGCTGATGTTGGTGCGGTAAATGTTAAACTAGCTTGTCCTGCTATTAAACTACTTCCAGCTAAATCTGTAATTGGTGTTACTACTGCAACAATCGGTGCTTTTTCCTTTAAAGTGAAGAAAAGTGGATCTCCATTCTCATCTTTTAATATAGAATCAGCCATAACTTTCATTGAAATATCAAATTTAGATGGATTCGAAGCATCAAATGTAATTGTTATAGAATTTTCTGCCAATACATTAGGAATAACAAGCTGTTTAAAACTCATAGTTCCATCTACTCTATTTTTACATAATACATTAGCGACTAACTTTCTTGCTCCATTTAAACTTCCTTTTCCACTTACATTAAATGAATATACAGTACCTATTGGCATTGACTCAATATAGTTAGCTTCAACTATACTAGTATTTGCAACTAAATCTGTATCAGTTATTGTAAATTTCTTTTTATCTGTTCCATCTTGTACTGCTACAAGTTCTTTTTGTAATTCTCCGTCTCTAGTTAATAAATGGAAATTAGTTACTGAATTTAATAATGGTTCAGAAACTAATGTAATTACCATAGAACCATCTGTTGTTACTGTAAATGTTTCTGATTTATCATAAGTCCCATTTTCAGTATTTAATTTCATACCATTGCTACCTAAAGCTTCTGCTAATTGTGCAAATGATATTGTCTCTGTTGACATTTTATAAGTTCCTTGTGGGTCAACTGACCACGCCATTACATCTAAACCTTGTTCTTTTGCTGTTTTTTGAGTTGATTTGTATTCCAAACTACAAGTATTAGCTTGTGGTATTTTTAATATTAATTTACCTGAACTTTTATCAAAAAGTTTTACTTCACTTGCATTTAGTATACCAAATCTTTCCATTATATTTGACATTTATAAATTCCTCCTTTTAATTTGTGTAATTTTTATATAATAAAAAAGTCTTTATATTATAAAGACTTAATCATTCATTTTATTGTTTTCCATATCATTAGGTAATTTAACTTTAACTTTTCGCAACCAATCTAAATCAGGTACTTTTTCAAAATTATAATTACCAGATGTATATTGAGATTTAACTATTTCAATATTTTCTTTAGCAAACATTGAATTAAATTGATAAAATAATTGCCAAATAGTTAAATCTTGTATGTTTTTATAATTATATTTTGTATTTTCATTAATACAAATAGAACCAATAACATCAGATATAGTCAATTGATTTTCTTTTTCTTCTTTCTTTTCTTCTTCTAAATATAACTTAATTTGTTCCTCATACATTCTTTGAACTTCTGGGTCTGCATAATACAATTTTTTAACATTATTATCTTTATCAATCTCAATGATGCTATTACAAGTAATAATTCTAATAAGTTCACTAAATTCACCAAAGTTATTATTATCTAGCTGAAATATAGGAATCTTACATATTTCCCCATTAACATCTTTAAAATCATAAACTATAATAGCATCAATGTTATCAGATACTCCAATTCTATTAAAATCTTTAATATCTAAAAAAAAAGCTAATGATTGAATTAATAACATAATTATTGACTCTGAAATATTAAAATCTGATTTACTGTTTAATATTTCTTCTTGAATTATCATTGATTCAAATAATGACTTATTATTTATTTTATCTTTTATTTCATCATATATTTGTAAATGTTCTTTTTGTATTCTAAATATATAAGTCATACTAAGATATGGTAATAATCCAATATCGTCTATATCTTCTATTTTAGGTTGTTTAACTTTAATTCGTTGATTATTATTATCTTGAAATATAATTGATAAACCTCTAATTAGTTGATACTTAAGTGAATCACTATTCATTAGTATCATCACCTCTTATTTGTTTTTGAATATTTTTATTATTTAAATAATCATAACTAAAATCATTAGCTGTATACATTAACATCATACCGTCATTTTCCTCGTTAAGACTTAAATCACGATATTTTTCTTTATTTGTTTTACCTAGTCCAGTTATATTAGCTTGATTAAATTCATCATCAAAAATTTTGGCTATACAATTTATACGATTTAAACCATTCTCTAACTCTTGTATATTAGTACCTTTTGTTATAATTCTTACAATTACAAATATATCTCTAAAAGTTAAAGAATTGCCTTTTGGCGCTGAATGAAAAGTTATTAAAATGCAAACTTGTTCTCCACTTTGAACGATATCATTCTTACGTCTAAATAATAAACAACCATGTTCTGAATTTGATGATGGTTTAAATATATCCCAAGGATTATCTGGATATTGGCAAATATCTTCATCTAAAGGGTTACTATTAGAAAACCATATTAAACGAAACAAATCATCATTATCTATAATGAAATTTTTTATATACTTTTTAAATAAATCAAAATCATCTAATTCTTTCAAATCATCAATATTCACTAACCATCACCTCCCAAATACTCTCTCATACTATCGAATACTTCAATTTTCACGCCTATAAAACCCCATAAAATTGTACTTTTATTAACTGTTTTTTCTATTAATTTATTATTGTTATATCCCCTTATTTTATAAGAAGACGTTAATACACCTAATTTCATATCATCACTTCTTTCTATATTTTATTTTTACATAACAAAAAGACACCTTATATAAAGATGTCTCACTTATTATATTGCTTGTTTTAAATTTTCTTCATTTTTCCTTCTATCATATTCTTCTTGTGTTAAATAATTAAATTCATAACCTTTATGATGCTTTTGTTTTTCTTGGCAGACTAAAGTAATATTACTTCTAATTAATTTTACTTTAAAAAGTTCTATGCTTTGTCTTTCTAATTCACTAGCTGAGGGGAATAAACCTAGACTAATTCCATCTTTAAATATTTCTACTGGTTTTGAATAATTTTTCTTATTTCTTATTACACTGTTTTTATAATTTTGATTTATTTCTTCATTTTTATTATAGTGACACCAGCCCAATTCATTACCAGATTCTAACCATTTTTGAATTGAAAGCCTACAATATCCTCCCATTAATTTACCTATTTCAGTAGTAGTCATCTTAGGATTTTGTTTTTTAAGTTCACAAGCTTTTTTTACTAAGTTAGACAAAGCAAATTCATAGCATTTTATCCAATTAATTTTACTTAAATCAAATAATTCATTTAATATTTTATCATTCAATATATTTTTTCTTAGCAAATTTAAATCAGCTTTTCTGTAATCAATAATAATATAGTTTTCTTCTTTTGTGTCATTTTTTAATGCTAGTTCTTTTTTGTTTTTATCATTCTCTACCTGTTCATCCAAATTCATTTCAAAATTAGTATTTTCTTCGTAATGTTGTTGTCCATTTACTTCTATTATATAATTTTCTTTATTACCTAACTGAAAATAAAAATCATATCTATAATTATTACACCACGATTGTTCTCTTTTTGATAATTGAGTTATAAATTTTATACCTATTTGTTCTAATAAACTAAAAACATATTTTTCCCCTTTTGAAATATTATCACTACAAGAACACCCTATTGAATGTGATTTGTAAATATAACCAATATTAGTTTTCTTTTTTTTAACTCTTCCACAATCAGGACAGATAGGATAGATATAACCTTTTGGATTATCAGGGTTTCCACTTCCCCATTTTGTATACTTCTTAGCCTCATCATAACCATCTTGAAAATATTTAACTATACAAGGTGATATTGTAGCTACATCATTAATACCTTCTATAAGTGTTTTCCCAGAACAACATGAACATCCTCGTTTTTCTTTTCTTAATAAATCTCCTTCTGTCATCCACCCTTCATTCCAACTACAAACGTTACAAGTGTATTTGTACCATTTATCATTGCACAAAGAACCATCTTTTTTATATCTAATTCTAATTTCTTTATCAGTTACAGTTATATCTCTTTTGTTATCTTTAAAAGTTTGTCCAATTTCTATTTTGAATTCTGATGTGATTTTTCCTATAATTCTTCCTATATTACAGTTTGACATTTGATTAGTATTTATCTCTGATTCAAATTTGTTGTATTTTACTTTTAATATTCTTTTATCTTTTTTATAACTAATAATTTCAATCCACCCTATAATATTTTCGTATATAAAATACACATTATATCCAATTGAATTTATCCAATCAATAACTAATTTATTTTTATTTCCACCGACTCCATACTTCCTAGGTAAACATTCTAAAAAAGTTTTTCTACACTTACCACTTTTAATTAATTCCTTATTCTCTTCTTTCCACTGTTTAATAAATTCTAAATATTCCTTTTCATTCATATGTATTATCTCCTTCATGTTATAATTTATTTTCATGTGTATTTTATAAAAGAAAGAAAGGCACATGAAAAACCCTGTCCTTAGTATAAGTTTCGAACCTTATACTAAGTAATCTTCCTAAATTTATATTAACATCTTTAACAAAGATTGTCAATATCTTTTTTAATTTACATTAATTTATTTATATACTAATGTAAAGACACTAGAAATAATCCTAATGTCTTTATAATTAACATACAATTTTACATCCCTTTTAGTGTTATTGTTTGACTATTTAATATTTTTTCTCCTGTGTTTTTATCAATTATAGTTATAGTAAATGTTTTTAATACATTTATATTGAGATTTCTAATTGTAAAACTAGAGTCTGTTTTTTTAACAATTGATATGTTTTGTTTATTTAACAAATCTTGACCAAATGAATCTAATTGATATTCAATTATTAAATTATTTTGAATTACGCCATTTTCATATTTTATAGCTGAAATTGTACTACCTTCTTTTGTTCTATATACGTATCCATTACTTGTTTTGATTTCATAATTTACTTGACTAACAATACTAGATACTACTTCAAAATTCACAATAAATTCTCTAACTTCATCAGTGAGATTTAATTTAATTTTAAAACTTCCAGTTCCAATATCAACTCCAGTAATAGTTATTTTACCATCATTAGATTTAATAATTGAAATCAAGTTACTTGTATTTTCTATATTTATTAAATTATTATCAATAGGATTACCATTATCTAAAAATGAATAAACTAAACCACAATCACTACCCTTAGTAACACTTAACGAATTTGTACAGGTAGTATCATAGTTATGTTTGATTTCCCATTTGTTGGCTATTTCATTATCCACATCATCAATTTCAGTATTGATACTATCTTGACCAAGTAATATAGACAATAAACCCACATCGCTTACAAAGTCAGTTTGAGTTACTTTCCAAGCATTTGCATTAAATATAAATCTTTGTCCAACTTTAATATTTTGAGTTTTAGAATTATATGGTAAAGTAATTACATATCTACTATCCCCTTCGGTAATGCCTGCTACAATCGTTGAAATTCCTAATGTGTATTTAGTTTGATTACTTATAATAACTTGTGTATCATATAAATTTCCTTTATACACCCACTTCAATAAATGATTGCATTCCTTAAATACACCTTCATCATATCCATGTTTCTTTTCTATCTTTGAAGTTATTATATAATCACGTAACTCATCAGTATCATTTACTTTAAATTTTAAATAGTCTCCACATTTAATCTGATTAGGATATACCTGTACAGTTTCTTCCATTTCAGTATCAGCAGTTTGATGTCTTTTCACATCAATTACGCCTCTTATTAAAGTATCTGAATTATTGATATATACATCTTTACCATCAATTGTATTGACCATTATAGAGAATCTAGTAACTACATTAGGTCTAGCAATATTATAATCAGTTGTCATTTCAGATTGTAATTGGGATTTTCTATCATCAAAGCCTTTAGAACCATTTATAGTTCTGCAATAATTTATTATGTTACCTATATCACTCATATAACGACCTTGGCTTCCCTGTAGTTCTATTAACTGAATTACATTTATCAATTTTTAATTGCATTTTGTCTTCTGTGTCAGTTAATATTTCTAAATAGGTTCGTCTTTCATCCGCTGGACTCCATGCTTTAATATCAGTTCCAAGATATTTTTGAAATTCTGCTAATCTTAATATTGGTTCTCTCATATATATAACTTTCATCATATCTGAGATAGTATCAGTCTCTATTCTTGTTAATTCATCATCAAAACATTCTAAGGTATCATCTCTGCTAGATAGAACTAATTGGTCTAATTGTGGTTCAATCTCATCACAAGCAGAATCTAATAATTCTAAAGAACGTTCGTTCACTATAATTTCTACTTCTGATTCGGTTAAACCGTTATATAAAAAGAATTTTACATCTTGCTTTATCTTTTTTATGAATTTTGCTATTACATATTGATAGGGTGTTTTTACCATACTCTCTTCTCCTTTCAAATATAAAAAAAGATAGAGATTTTTTACCCTATCTTTACTTTGTTAATTTTGGTTTTTGAACTTTCGCTTTTGGTTCTATTATTTCTTCGCTAATAATTTCCTTATTTTCTGGAACTACTGCTATTTCAATATTTTCTTCTTTTATTGGTATATATATTTTACTTTTTGGGATTGGTAAAGTACTTTTTGTAATCTTATGATTTAATTCATATTCTCTACCGTCTATATATTCTCTTACTCTATTACTTATATCATATTCATTATCATTAGTAAGTTTAACTAACATTCTTCTAAAATTATCTATAGTATCTTTACTTGTTATATGTACTATTTTTATCATTTTTTCATCGTTAGGGTCTAGTATTATATCTTCAATCATTTTTCTAGTGAAATAGTTATCGTTATTTATATCTATTCTTAATTCTTTAAATAACCCTTCTTTTACATCCTCAGCAAATTCTAAAGTACCATTTCTGAATGCTTCTGATTTTTGATTTATTGATCTTATATCATTAAATGTTACAAAGTCAAACCCTGCTTCATTCTCTGTTTGACCACTAATCTTATATCCTAATCCATCCATACTAGGTAAATATTTAGGATAATCATAATAATTCAATACTTCAAATTCTTCTTTTTTATTAATCATTGTATATCTCTCCTTAAATTTAAAGGGAAGAATAATTCCTCCCTTTTTTTATTTTAATTTATTATTTTACTTTAATTTTTGAAACTTTTTCTAATTTATCTATTGCATAAATGAATTCATATCCAGTAAATTTCAATCTGATTACTTCTTTAGCATTGTCTGGAGTTTGTAGGACTCTTAAAGATCCTCTCATATCACATTGACCAATTTTGTCTGAGAAACCATAGATTGTTTTTGCTGGAATTAAAGTGCTTCCATCTGCAAGTAATTTACCAGCAGAAATAGAAGCTAATGGAACACTGTTATATACACTAAGTACACCAGAACCCATGTTTAAAGCATCCTTCATAGTATAAGATAAGAAGTCTGTATATCCTGGCATATTCTTGATATCTCTTAAATCAGTTGACAAACCAGTAATTAATTGTTGACCTGTAAATGAATGGTCTGTTACATAACCTGCAAAATCATCCATTAATTGAACTGTTAATCCACCAGTTGCATCAAATACATTTGAACCTGATACTAACAATGTATTAAGGTTAGTAAATATTGATTGGAACTTTTTATTTTGTAATGATTCAATTGCATAAAGAGTTAATTGTGCAATTGTCATAGCACCATTTCTTCTTAGTTCATCATATCTTAATTCAGTTTCTATTTGTAAGTTTGTATGTACCATTGAATATCTACTGAAATCTACATAAGACTTATCAACAGAACCGCCTCTTTCAGAAACTTCATGTGCTAATAGATTATTTTTATAAGTTCCGATTGAATTATAATCATCAAATTCTCCAATTGAACCTTGATTAAACATTGTATCTAATAATTGTGATGGTTCATCATAAATTTGTTCTTGAACAACTCTTTGTAGATAATCAGATAATGCTACATTAGTTGTTCCACTATTTGCAATTTCTAATGCCCACTTATTCATTGATTCGGAAATTATAATTTGGTCTGGTGAAAGTTCCTTTTTCCCTACTACTTTTTCTGCCCATTCATACATAGTACCTCTTTCTTTTACGTGATTACTTAATTCTATATTCATCATTATTTCCTCGCTTTCATAATTTTAATTTATTTTTGTTAATATTGTTTTTAATTTATTAAGCTAATTTTACTGTAGCATCTATTTCAAATCCAGCTAATGTATGTCCGTTATCTGGAATTAATCCTAGAAATTTAATTATTGTAACTGCATTTAAAGGTGAAGCTACTAATTTACCAGCAGTTATAGTTAAATAACTACCAATTGCCAATACTGAATTTACTGTTGAATCGTACATTGATGTTGCCCATCTACCTTCTAAATCATTTAAATATCCTCTTTCACCAGCTAAAATTGTATCTTGATCGGCGTCATAAGGTGATATTGCAAAATTTTGTGCAACTGATACTGTTAATTTAGTTCCTCTATCTACGATTTTAACGCCTGCGATACCTGTTGCAAGTGCTAATGTTTTTGTTGCTTCATCAGCAGTAACAAAAGACCCCCTTACCATATCAACTGAAGCTTTATTTTGACCATTACTTGCACCATTTCCGTTTGTTTGTAAATTTCTTAACATAATTTATTTCCTCGCTTTCATAATTTTAATTTTTTAATATTATTTTTTACAATAAAAAAGAAGCTATATCTCAAACCTCTTAGTTTTAACTTATTTCCAATTCATTTCTGAAAAGTTAAGTTCATTACTATCATCATTTACTGAACTTAAAACAACCTCAACTTTTTGTTCTTTTACTATTTCTGAAACTTCAACTTGTGGTTTTCCAGCTTTTGCTTTTGCAATTACCTTTTGAGCTATAAATATTTCTATTTTAGAATTATCCATAGTATCAATAGCTTCTTTTACTTCTGCAATTTCCAAATCTTTTTCAGAAATTAATTTAGTTCCTAAATATTCATTTTTAAATGCTTCTTTCTTTTCAGCTATTTCTAAAGCTTCTTTTTCTGCATTTATTTTATCTAATTCTTCTTTAAAAGGTTTTAATTCAGAAAGTTCCAATTCTTTAGTTTGAAGTAATTCATCTTTTTCAGCAATTACAGTTTCCTTTTCGGAAATATTTTTACCTAGATCTACTATAGAACTAATCTTTGAAGATAATTCAGTTTTTTGTGTTTCTATTGTTTTTTTTAACTCTGACATTTCTTCATCCTTTTTCTTACATGTTGAGTTAGCTTCATCTAATTCCTTAGTTGCTTTCTCTTTAGCTAGTGTTGATTCACAACATTGCATATTATATGTTGATTGTGGCATAAATACCATAGCAACACATGTGCCATCACCTAAAGTAACTGTTCCATCTTCATTAATTGTATATGAAATTTGAATATAATTTTCTTCCAAATCACCATATTGATGAATTAATATCTCTTGTTCTACTGGATGAATTATTACTGTATCTGGGTCATATTCACTATCCCATAATGCATTATAAATAGCTTGATAAACATCCCCAATAGTTAAAGATGAATTTTCTATTTGTTTACTTTTCTTTTTATTTGCCATTTTTTTATTTCCTCCTTCATTACATTGCGAATTTTCATTGTTTAATTTATTATCAACTGAATTTTCGTCAGTTTGATTACTTATAATTGTATTAGTAAATTGTTCTATATTAGGTTCGTTAATTTTATTAGCCACTTCTATTTTGTTATTATCTTCAATGATTGCATTAGATAATTGGATTTCTTGGTCTTCTTCTGCTACTTCAAGCAATCCAGCATCGCCATAAGCAGGACAAATATTACTTCCCAATAAACAATTTGAAAGCCAATTTAAACCCTTTATCCATTTAATACCTTCATCCATATAATATTCTGAGTATGCAATTTCCCAACTTGTATGTAAGGATTCTCCTAATCTATTAATTACTGAAATAACATTTTCATATCTAGCCCAAATTGTAGCTATAGCAACAATACACCTTTTAGTTATTCCATCAATTTCAATATTTTCTACTGAAACTTCTGTATGATAACCAACCGATTGAGTATCAAAAACATATTTTTTAACTAAATTTCCATTTTCGTCTTTTACATATGTTAGTTTTGCCTCATGACTGCCAAAATCCAATGTTCCATTTCTATCAATTACTTTGCATTGAACTGGTCTTGTAGCTAGTCCTAATAATTCATCTTGTGATAAGTCAGATTCACGAAGTCCTACTCCGTTTAAATTTGATTCATCAAGTGGACATATTAAAAATTTACCTATTAAATCCCCGTTGTCATTTGAGGAAAGTGCTAATAATTCTCCATTTAAAATCAATTTATTATCTTCCATTTATTCTCCTCACCTCCCTTCAAATATATTTATTTATTATAATTGACCATCTTTTAATGCTTTATCATTTGCATTTTTATCTAGGTTGGTATTTTTAATTGAACCATTTGTATTAGTTGTTGTGTCTATAGTATTAGTACCAGTTATATCACCCTTTTCACTATCGCTTGAAGTATATGAAGTAATATGTGGGCTAAAGACATTTTCTATATCATCAGCGTTTTCAGCTTTTCGTCTTTCGACCTCAGTATTATAATCCATACCTAACATCTCAAAGATAGTAGAATAAGACATACCCATTTTTGAAAATAAAATTTCAACTAACTTCAGTTTTGCATCATCTGATAATAGTTCAGATTTTTCAATATTAATTACTGGGATATAGTTAGAATCGATTCCATTCTCTTGACAAATAACTTTAATATATTTATTTAATGTATTCTCAAACTGATAAACTACTTTATTAACTGTTTTTAATAATTCATCAACTGAAACTTGCACAGTATTAAAAGATGACTTAGCTTCATTACTTAAAAATGATATTCCTAAACTATTTAATACTTGATTTTTATATCTTGCTATAACTTCTTGACTAACTAATTCAGCTTTAGGTTCTATTATTTGTAAATCCTCAATATAAGCAGGAGATGTGTATATTACAATCTTTTGACTCATAGCTTTAACTAATTCATCTTGAGCAAATTTCAATTCTGCAAAGTTTTTTGTTTTATCACCATTAGTTCCTAATATTTCTTTTCTAGTCTTTTGATAGAATATCTTCTTTGACCTAGCTAGTATATTTTCCCTATCTATATTATCTATAGTTTCAAGCATAAGTAACGCATTTAAAGCCTTAAATATAGGTGACACTCCATATATACCATCTAACTCATTTATTCTATGTATGCCAGTTCTTTGAGGATTTAATATTGCCCATTTATAATTATTGATATATGCGTCATATACTTCTGGTGGATAATTTTTTTGTATTTCATCTTCTATTTTATCTGAAAAATTAATAAAGCTAGATTTTATTGTCTTATATTTCGATTGAGTAGTTGCTAACGAACTTCTTAATTTTATCATATCCATATATATAACAGGTTCTCCATCAATGGTATAATCAGTAAAATCAACTAATCCTAATGGATATGTAGATATTCCGTATGTACCATCATTATTACTTCTCAAATAAGTAAAATATGTTCCTTGCGTAAATGTTGACATTCCTTCTTTTCTTATTTGAAGTTTTAAATCTACATTGTCAATGAAATTACTCAATATAGTATCAACTTTATCTTTTAATTTATTTTTCTTTTTTACATTATCAGGTAATTTAGGATACGATATCTTATAATTTGTATTTACATTATTTTCTATAGTTCCAATAACAATACCAACTAAATCATTTTTATTAGCATAATACTTAATCAAACTATTTATTTTCAATACTTTGTCAATATTATTTTGTGTCCCTCGTGCTAACATATTTAAATCTTCTATTGATGTACTATAGCAATGATTTTCATTTTGAACTATCTTATTTATTAGATGTTGATTTGTACTAAAATTATAAGATGCTTGTTCAAAATCTAATTCATCACCAGTTTTTACATGAGTTGATGCAAACGCAGTATATTCTTTATTTTCATTTGGAACTAGAGTTATTGGTTGTGAAGCATCTAATATTTCATTCGCTACTTCTACTGAAATTATTGTCTTTTCTTTCTTTGTAGGCAAATCGCTTTCACCTCCTTTTTATTTTTTATTTTAATTTGTTTAGATGTTAGTGTCGTTTTATTAATTAGTTTTAGAACGTGTATGAGGTTACAAATGATGGGGCGTCTGACCAAGATTCTTCACTATCTTTTTCTTGTAAATCCAATTCCCATTGTTTGATTAAATAATTTCCCATTGCTAATGAAATATATCTATCTTTTGTTGCTGAGGCTGTAGGTTCTTCAAGTGCTAAACAACCTTTACTTATAGTTTGATTTAAACCTACCATTTCATTTATCAATAAATCTGTTTGTACATAAACAAGTTCATATAATACTTGTTGTTCAAGTCCAATATCTTTTTTATTATAAAATGGTTTAGTATCTAAATAGTCTCTCGCTTGAACAGCATTAATTAATAGTTTTAATTTCTTCCTATCTAATGCATCTTTCATAGCATAATGCATTTGTTCATTAATTTTTGATTGACCTTTATAACTAAATAATACAGGCAAAGCATCTTTATTTTTAATTCTTTTAGCAACATCTTCATCATTAAAGCATTTAAATGGAGGGTATTCTTTATCTCTTTCTTCTGAATAAGTTATTTTACCTAATTCATCTGCTATTGATAATCCTGCATTCTGAGTATCTAATACTAATATATCTGCATCAAAATCATAAAATATTTCTTTGATTCTTGTTGCTTGTACTGTTGTATTATCTCCTTTGAAAGCTTCAATATATGGTATTTGTCTTTCATAGATATCTCCGCTCGGCAAAGCTCTAATACAGGTTATAACTGTATTATCATTTTTATCATTATTAACCATAGCTATATCAACCGAAATTAATCTTTTTTCACCATTTTGTTTAGGTATGTCATGTGGATTTTTCTTCTTTTCTAATACGTCTTGAGTAGTTCTTGGATAAAAGGCTTTTTTCATACTTTGTGCATTATTCATTAAATCAAACGAATAGAAAGCATCTTCTCCTTGACCAACCATTGTGTTTTCATACTCCATTGCATACGCAACCGTTCCTAATTTTTTCTTTTCTTTAATTAATTGTTTTCTTGTACGTATATTATGTTTTAATGTAATAGAATAATCAAATGCTAAAAAGAGAGCTTCTGATTTTTTATACATATCAGTTACTGATAATTTTATCATTTTAGACATCCAATGTTGTGCAAAATATGCTGAACTTATATATATTTCAGTAGGTTCTTCTTTTAAATGTTCATATTCTGGATTATTCAAATATGGTACTTGACGTATAATTAAAAATGGTGATAATACAAAATCTATAATATCTTTTTTAATCATCCGAAATTCTTCATATACCAAGCAAGTAGCCCTGTATCCTCTCGCATTATCTGTTGCAGGAACAACAACTATTGAACTTCCATTAACAAACATTACCTCAGTTTCATTACCACTTGTTTTAATTTGTTTAATTTCCCTCCTTAAATTAGGAGACTTTGGCATTAATTCTTTAACTATTTTTTCAGTTACAATTAAAGATGCTTGTTTTTTTGTGGCTGATGCTATAACAATTAATGAATTTGGATAAAGTATCGCTTTTATACATGCAAAAATAGCTATAATATATGATTTTGCAGAAGCTCTACATGCAACTATTACTACTAATGGGCATATATTCATTAGGTATAATGCTATAGCTTGATATAAATGTAAATCTAGTTGTAAATAATGTTGAACAGCTCTATGTAAATTACGTCTATAGAATGTAATCCAATCTATTAGCCTTTCTGTATAATCAAAAGTTTTTTCTTGTTTCTTTTCTTGTTGTCTAGGTTTTTCATGTATATTGGTTTTTTTTGCATTATTTTGTCTTGCTGTTTTAAAGTTGTTAGCCATTATTAATCTTCACCACCAACTTTGAAGTCATCTTCTATTGAGAACTCTCCATCATATTCTTTAGTTTTCATTAATAAATTTTTAATAGGTCTGAATACAAACCTATTTAAGTAATCAATTAAACTATCATAGTCTTTATATAATTTTTTGTCTGCAAAATATTCTGCTGGTCTATACTTTTCAATGTCTTTAGTCCAAACTCCAAGTCCTTTTGTATTTTCATCGTCCATTGAAGCATTAGCATCTCTAGGAGTAACATTACCTGCTGACATTAATTTAAGATAAGTTTCTTCTAATTTATCAGTATTACTATTCTTCTCAACTGCTTTCATTATTTGAAATTCTTTGATAGCAAGAAGTTTAAAAGTTTTTTGTTCTGATAATGTGTCACTCTTATATTTTCCAACCCATTCATTATATGTGTTTTCTAGCCATATATAATCATCATCATTATATCCATTGCCCCACTTAATGAGTATATCTTTACTAAGTCCTCGTTCTTCATTTGAGTCTTCTATCTGTGCCACAACATTTACATCATCACTAGAATCGAAATCGTCCCCAGCACCATTTTTCCCACCAAGACTATTTAACTTGGTCATATATATTTGCCATACATTTGTTGTTTTCCCGTTCTGAATTTCTTGTAAAACAGCATTATAACTACCTAGATTAAAGCATATACTTACTGCTCTACACATGTAATATAAAGCTAATTTATAATCTTGATACTTGCTATAATACTTATCGTATAAATCTCCTAAACATGTTTTACAAATAGGTAAATGAGAATTGGCTTTATATATAAATGATTTACTTATATAAAAGTTTCTCTCACTAGATTCTTGTCCACAACAAGTACATGTTAATTTATTTTTTACTGCATTTGCCATTTTCTCATTTCTCCTTTGATTGATTTTTTACATAATAAAAAAGCCACTAAATTAATTAGCGACTTTTAAATCTTTATCTGTTTTACTTTCAATATATTCTTCTAACTGTTCTTTATTATTGTGCAACGTTCCGTAAGTATTATGAAAACTTCCTTCTTGATTTGGATTATGACATTGCTTACATAAAGTCATTCCATTTTCAACATCAAATCTTTTATCTTCATAGTCTGCAAAATTATCTATGTGATGAGCTTCATTATTATGTGTTTTCTCACCACAACATTGACAAGTATAATTATCTCTTTCAAAAACTTGTTTTCTCCAATTTTTATATTCCTCAGTATTCATTATTCTGCTTTTTTCTGAAGTAATCCCACCTTGCCAATTAGGATTAAGATTACCATATCTTTTAGATTCATACATTGGATTATTTCTTCCTTTAAAAATTCCATCTATTTTTCTAATATTAGATATCTTAATTCTGCCCTCACAACTCATAATTCTACATCTATTAAAAGTCTCTTTATTTTTCTTTAATCCTAATTTCGAAGATTTATCTGTTAGATGTTTTATTTTTCTATTTGGAAAATATTCTTTAATAATATCTTCATTTATCATATTGGAATAAACTTTTTTAATAACTCCACATCTTTATCTGTCCAATCAATCGCATTTGAAATCTCAAAGTTCTCACCTTTACATTCCTTGCAAATATTTCTAAACCCATCTGTACACGTATTGTCTTTTGGAAAATATTTTAATTCCAAAGGTAAATATCTTCTACAACACTTACATAATTTATATTTTATTCCACCTTCTATTTTATATAATTCATCGTTTGAAATATTTTCATAGTCGTTTTGTTTTTTAACTCCCATATCATTAGCCTTATGTCTTATTCCCTTCCAAGTCCTATTATTAAATTTATTCATTAATTCTTCTTTCGATAAATATATGTAATTTTCTTTTAAAAATTCTTCATCTTCTATTGTCCAAAATTGACCTTTCCCCATAATATTTATTACCTCCGATTGCATTTAATTTATTCCGATTTATTATTTAGAATATAGGAAATGAGTTTCGGAACACTCACTTATTAATAAGACTCATGACTTTCTTATCTATCCTATATCACAATTATACTCCATAGAGTATTCACTGTCAATATTTTAATTTTAATTTATTTATCTTTAGCAACTTACCAAAAAAATAAGTTCCATTAAAATAAATAACATATAAATATCAAAAAACAACTAAGTAAACCTAAATCTACTTAGTCAAATAATCCAATTTACCTATACTGTGGTAGTTGTATTAGCCACACTAACATTATATTTACCAGCCTTTAACTCTTCAATTAAAGAATTCAAACTATTAACAACCTCAGCAATATCAGTAGTTTTAGCATATCCACTTAAATCAACCACAGGTATTAAAGCTTTTACTTCTTCTATTTTACTATCTATATAAGTATTATCTGTTACTCCTGTACTAGAAACTCCAGATAAAGATTTCACCTTTTCTTTTAATTCTGAAAAGGCTTCATCTAAAATAGAACCATCGGTTAATTGTATTCCATTTGCTAATTTCATATTATATTTTCCTCCTTGATATTTTTAATTTATTTAAAATTCTATAGATTCACTTTTTGTTTTAAAATACCTCCTTAAGTTGCTTTAAAACTACTCTTTTATTCGATTATTATTCTATTAATTTATTCTTCTTCACAATAAAATCCGTCTTGAAATCCAATCTCATAAGCTTCTCTTACAATATCTTTAATTTCACAATGTGGACAAAAATCTTCATCCTCCATATTCTCATTTAAACTTTCAATTAAATCTTGTGTTAATTCCTCATACAAATCATCTAACTCATCTTCTTCATCGGAATATTCCTTTTCAGTTAAAGTTACTATTGGGCAATCAATGTATTCTTTTAATTCATCAGAATCAATTAAATCTTCTTCAATAAATACTACATCTTGACCTTCAATGATTTTTAAATTATCATAACCATAAGCACTTTCTAAACTATAATGTTCTTTATTGTCCCAATATGATTTAGAAATTAGTAATATATCAGTATTGTACAACTCTTCAAATTCCTTAAAACTGAATGTATCATATTCATTAAATTTATAACCTAAAGTTTCCATTCTTTCTATCAATTCTAAAGCTTTTTCATTTGAAAGTATAAAACTAATATTATCAAAATCCTTTAACACTTTCATTAATGCATCTAAATAATCCTCATATACTTTTTCTACATTTATCTTTTCATTATTCATTATTCTATTCTCCAATCTTAAACTTGATTTTGTTCTGCTTGAACTTGTTGTATCTTAGCTAATCTTTCATTAATAGTATTTTGATATACATTATTAGAAATACTAACTGCATTATTATAATCAATCCCATATCCTATTAATTTCTGAAATCCAGCACCAATAATATCAATATAAGACATACTGTCTTTATAGAAATCACTATTTTTAACATCTTCACTTATTTCTGATTTAGGATTATCTTGTATTTGTATTCTTTTTAATTCCTCATCAACTGCAATTAATCCCATTTGTTCTTCAGAACCTATATATTCTTCTTCCATTTCTTCTACTTGATTTAATTCTTCATTCATATCTATCACCATATTCCTTAAATTATTTTTGTAGCAATATCATATTTAATACAATCTTCTGGACTTAAATACCAATCTTTACCATCTGTCTTTTGTTCAAATAATTCTCTTGGTATACTTGTCTTTTTAACAATTAAATCATCAATTAATGTTTGTAACCTAACTTGTTCCTCATGTCTTATTTTTAATTGAGTAAAATTCCCATAATTTCCTCCAGACAACTGATGAAATAATAAAGTTCCATAACTATTTATTAAACGTTCATCTCCGAATACAAAAATAAAAGCTCCACAACTCATACCTTTACCAGTTAATTCAGTTATTATTTTATACTTATATTCTTGTTGAAATCTTTCTATTTTACTTAATAAAGCCATACAATCATAAATTACCCCACCATATGAATTAATTATTATTCTTATAGGTTGTCTTTCTCCTAATTTAATTCCTTCATTATCATCTTTTTGCTTAATTTTGTCCATATAATACATTAATTTAAACATTGATATTTCATCTACATCATCATTCAAATGTAATTTTCTACGTTTAAGCGCATCTTGAACAATCATTTCATTGTAAATATTATCTATTGGTTGAAACATCTCTCCCATAATAATCACCTTTTAATCCTTTATATTTTATTTAAATATTATATCTCTTATAAACTCTCTTTCACCTTCTGAATAAACATATAGTCTTTGTCCAGCTTTTGACGTATGTCTTCCATCTTTAGCATATGTATCAGTACCAGCAAAACTTCTACCCATAAACAATTCTCTACAATGAATTTCATCTGATTTATTATGATGTAAATGTGCTGTGTGAACTTCAACTGCATCACCAAACATTAGTATTAAATCTTGAACTATTTTTCCAAATTTATCATTATGTCCGTGTGTAGAAAGGATTCTGCATCCATTTATTTCTGTTGAAATAACTCCTTCATCTAAATAGTTTTTCTCTATTAATATTTTATCTGCATATTCACTACTTGCTAATGATAATTCAATTCCCCATGTGATAAAAGTTTCAAAATTATGCATATCATTTGGAGTTTTTTCTTTAATTGATATGCGTCCATGATTACCATTAACAGCACTATAATGAACCTTACTGAATAAACCACAATCAGCAAATGATATCAACATATTTAATATTATTTCTGTTGCAACTTTAACTTGTTCTTCTACTGGTATTTCACTTTCTGCTATAAGACTATCGTGGATTATGCCTGTAATATTATCACCAAGATTGTTTACATATAATTCAGTAATGCCTAGTTCAGAAGATGTTTTAATAATCTCTTTTGTTAATTCTGTTCCCCTTAAATATGCAGTTTCTACATCATATTTATTGAATAAATTGTTTGATTTAATTCCCACATGCATATCTTCTAAATCCAATAATCCACATCTTGTTTTAATGCTAGGTCTTAATTCAACATTATATTTAACAGGATTAATTTCTATTTCGCTTAATTTATCAAATATCTTATCATAAAGATAGTCTTTATTTCTATAAGACTTTAATTCTTGTTTCATTTTATTTATTTCTTCTTCTTGAAGTTTTAAGAAATATTTTTCTTTTCTTCTTTCAATAGTTTCTTCAACTAATGAGTCTATATTATCTTCACATTCTAATTCTTCATCTAAATAAGGAACATCATCATGAACTATATTGAAAGCATACTTGATTAACATAAAATCTCTTCTTGGAATATCCAGTTTTCTACACAATTGAGAAACTCCTATTCCATTTTCATCACAATATATTTTCTTAATTTCTTTTACTTTTTCTTTAGATACTTTTATCTCTCTCTTATTAGATGATATTGTATAGTATTCACCATTCTCAATAACTCTTAATCTTTTTTCTTCTTTAGCATCTAATTTATCAAGTTCCTTCTCATATTTTTCTTTTTCTTTCTTTATTTTATCTAACTCTTTTTCTTGTTCTTTAATTTGTTTATTGCTTTCAACTTCTAATGACTTCTTTTTTATTTCCAATCCTTTTAAACATTCATTATTATCTTTATTTAATACTCTTTCAAGAATTAATTCATAGGTTTCATTGAAAATTTTAGCAATTCCTCTTAATGTACTTTCGGCATAACTCGTTCCTAGCTCTTCATTTATAGCATTCTTACACATAGTATTAGTTAATTCGTATTCACACTTATTTCTGTAAATACGACCTATATACTCATTGTCATACTCTTCAATTTTCTTCTTCAATATTTCATTCATAATAATTTCTCCCCTTATTATTATTTGTTACTTTAGTTTTACTTCATGTTGTAATCCGCATGAGCCACAATAAACATATATTTTAGATTTAGTAGTATCTACATAATCCATATCATCATTACTGATGCATAAATCAATATCTATAATATCTTTACAACCACTACATTTAATATCTCTGTACTTTTTGTGTTTTTTCTTCTTATCTTTATTACTACCTTGTTGATATTCTTTTTCTCCCATTTTATATCTTCCTTTTCGTTTTTATTTATCAAAATCGGATTTACTTCAATGTCAATCCGATTTATAATTTACATATATGTATTATTAATTTATTAGAATTTCAAGTCTGAATATTTAGCCTTACAAGTATCTTCTATAATTGGTTTTCTAGTTTTAAAATCTAAATTAGCCATCAATAAACTACTATTAACTAATTGTAGTTCTGATAAAGCTTTATTAACTGAACCTTGTAAGTGATTTCTTGTAGTAATATCTTTATATCCAATATAGTCTCTTAATTCCATAGCCGATTTTCCAGTTAAAGCTATATTCAATAAGTTAGCTTCTCGTTTTGTTAATGAGTCATCTGAATTATCAAATCCATTTAATTCACACCATTTATTAATATACACTTTCATGTCAGTATACCCTTTAGCCTCGGGTTCTCTAATTTCTAGCCATTCAATTTTATCTTTTATTGCTTGTTCTATTTTAATAAAATATTTTCTACATAACAAACCCATTTCATTGTTTTCAATCATACATAATTGTTTTGACATTTCTAAATTTAAAGAATATTCTTCTGTTATTCCATAGTATGAACGTTGTTGAGAATTAAGTTCTAATATTTGTTCCTGTGATAACAGTGCGTTCCCAAATTTTTGAACGTAGGCTATTACTGGATTTGATGGTATTTTATAATGTTTAATATAATCTTCATTTTCAACAAAGGTATATTTTTCTATTCTTCCTTTTATCCAATCACTAAATTTAGTTGATTTTATTTTATTTCCGTTTTTTCCTGTTTTTACATTCTCAACTAGATTACTATGTAATTTTCTACCATCAATACAAAATCCATCATCAGTATTTGTTAATACTGCTGGAAATTTTCTTTGTGCATCCATAACTAACTTAGAGTTTTTTTCTGTCATACCTAATTGTTCTTTTAATTCTTGCTTTGTAAATTTCTTCATTTTATTACCTCACTTTTTAATTTATTATTAAATGAGGTATTTTGTTGATAAATGTGAAAATATCCTAAAATCACATCTTAGCTGTATTGCTAATAATAAATATTCAATTAAATGAGGAAGTCTAATTGTAAAGCACTAACTATCCTAAGAGTGCTACTGGAAATAATTCTAGTTATTTATATTTAGTTTTTACCAAGTATCATCACTTGGAACATAGTGTAATAAAACACCAATAAAATCACACATTTTTATAAAAACTGTAGGAGGTTGTTATATTTATATATGTGATTTTATTGCTACTTTATTTTATTAATTTATTTTTAAAATCCCTATCCGTATGGTTATGTCCACTAATTCTATAGGGTAATACTCTTGTACTTCGAGTATCATATAATCGGAAGCTTTTCCAGTTAACGAATAGCTATCGCATTTCCTTAATCCTGTCTTAGAAATTTTCTGATAGTAGGTTTTTAATATAGACTATTACATATATCTACGGAAGAATTACCTATGTCAACTCCCTAATCACTGGCGTAAAGCCTATCTTCAACATCTAATTAATCTAGAGTGACTAATTAGTCTCGATGGTACAACTAAAACGTCTCCATCTATTCAATCCAATCAACCATTTATTAAACGCATATTGACCAGCGTTTTGTATCATATGTTTTCTTTCAGATTATCAATCCTATTCAAGTTTTGGTAAACATAAAACCATTATAAAGCAAAGTTAAATACCTAATCTTGAAACGACATTTACTTTATTGCTTAATAGATACACTTGTTATCTATTCCGTTTTTGGCATGCTACGATAACATCTAAATAAAAATAGATTTAACGTCCCTATCGGACTAATGGTAAGCGTTCACTATTATTTTTTATACAGGGGTGTGACCGAATTAATCATTATAATTTCCTCAGCTAGTGAGCCTGTTTTCTAACCTTGCCTTGAATATTATTTTAACGTCCCCTCAAGGAGTACCGAGTAACTGAAAATTACTCTGGGGAATGAGTGTTAGTCCTCATATATTATTTAAACCCATAGATAAATATAAAATATTACAAGGTTATAGATATTTCTCACGACTTCTCTGTAACATCTATAAGGTTCTCGTTAATATCAATTAGTTGTTTTAATTTATTTTATAGTCAAATCTTTCTCAAGTATCTGCTATTCGACTTCATCAAATTCTTTACATTTATCAATTGTAATTTCTACACCACTTCTTTCAAGTTTTAATATGTACTCTTTATACATTATACAAACTCTTTCATGTTGACAGTTATCACATTTCATATTATTTGCCTTCTTCCATGCAGAATGTATTCTCACACTCATTGCATGTTATATCAAGTCCTTCAAACTTAGATTTAATTTCTTTTCCACAACCACATACATATTTAAATATAGGTTGTTTTTCTTTTTCTTTAGGCTCTTTAAATTTCTTAATATTAATTGAGATTGTATCTTCTTCCTCTAATGTAGCTAATAATTCTTTTACCTCAGCAGTTACATTAATTTCTGTTTCTACTAATTCATTTTCCTCATTCTCAACTTTTATAGTTCCCTTTAATTCACCATCTTTATATTCTACTTTAATGCCTTTATAATCTACTTTTAATGCTTTAGCCATTATTTCTATCTCCTTTTATTTTATTAATTTATTTACAAAGTTATTTGCATATCCTTATATGATGAAATAACTTTTGTTGTCCTGTTCATTTTGCTCAATTCTATTTCAGATAATTTCTTTAATTCTTCTTTTGCGTCACTACTTCCATGTTGCAATACTACTTTTTGACAATCACACTGCTTAATATAGTTTACAATATCTTTTTGTGATGCGTGGCTACTGAATGAATAGTATCTTTTCACAATACATCTCTTTTTTAATGTTCTACCATCAACAATAACTGTATCTGTACTATTATCTAATAATTGACCACCTATTGTATTAGGAGAACAATATCCACAAAATAATATTCCATTATGAGAATCTTGTAACATTTGATTAACAAATAGATTACTAAAACCTCCTGATATCATCCCACTTGAACTTAGTACTAGGTAACTTTTTGGTTTAGAATTAACAAAAGCTTCACAACTCTTATTATCATTTATAAATTTAAAAGCTTTCCAAGTCATAACTTCATCCCAATAAGCCAAATCTTCATTATCTAAAACCTCATACATTTTGTCATTTATTTTTTTACCTAGATTAGTTGCTATTATAATTGGTTTAGACATATCCCATCTATCTTTAAACGTATCATATAGCCAACTCATCATATTACTAAGTCTAGATAAGGCAAAACATGGTATCATACACGAATGATTATAATTTACAAATCCTAGTATATCTTTTTCTAATTGTTTTCTTTCTTCTATACAAGTTCTCTTGTTGAAATTTCTATCTCCTAATCCATATGTACTTTCTATAAATAGAATATTTGAATTAGATACTGGAATTGTTGGTTCTGTAAAATATGTATATGAGTAATTATCTGTATTTCCTAAATCACTTGTAATACAAATCTTTTTTACAATATTTGTTCCAAATTTCTTTATAAAAATTTCTAATTGTGTCGAACCAATAATATGTGAGTTATTTGTAAATCTAAAAGACAAATAGTCATCTAAATGATATATATTATCCAATTCATAAACGTCCATCATACTCATTACATTATCTAAATCTTTTTCTTCAAATAATTCTTTTACTTTCCCTTTGATTTTCTTTTTAAATTTATCTTTATTTTCTCTTAAATACTCGCAATTTTTCACATGAATTTTAATGCAATCTTTTAACATTGGTTTAGATAATATTGAATTAGTCTTTGTAGTTATTATCCTACCTTTAAATCCCATTGAAGATAATGCTGGAAACAATCCAATATGATCACAATGTAAATGAAGCATAAAACAATAATCTGACTCTTTAATAGGAATATTATTTAACATTTCCTTATTTAGTATATATTCGTCAGCCATATCGTTATTTTGTATCATTCCTAATTCGACCAAAACACATTTTCTACCTATATCTGATAAATATGAAATGCTTAAATTACTGCCTACTACTTCTTCGGCTTGATTTCCATTTAGACTTATTACAATTTCATTTTCTTTATTCTTTTTTCCTCCCATAATTCTCCCTCAAACCCTCCACCGATATATACGGTATATATTTTTGTTTATATTAACTAACAACCTATACATTAATATAAGTTCTATGATTAATACAAAATAGAAGGACTGAATTATTTCTAATCTAGTCCTTCTCAAATGTCTTTATTATTCTGCTTTACCCAAAGCCTTAGTTGCTTTAATTGTTACTTTATCAAATGCCGGATAATCCTTGGCATCAATATTGATAGCTTCCTTGGTTCTAGGATTTCTTCCTACTCTAGCATCTGTATGCTTAGCTTCCATATGCTTCTTTTCTACTTCTAAATATGAACCAATTTTAGCTTTATCTCCTACTTCTAATTTTTCTACTACTGCTTTAATAATTTTATCAAATTCAGTAAATTTACCTTCTGTTTCCTTTTTGCTTTCTAGTCCTAATGTTTCCTTAATTACTTCAATTACTTGTTCTTTCTTCATTTTAAAATCTCCTCTTTCTTCTCTCTAATTTTTTTTATTTATAACCCTTAATAGGGATATTTACTAATTGTTAAAACTGTAAGTTTATTAGTTTTTATACTTCTATTAATTTATTTTCAATTACATTTCTTTTACTCTTTCTCTCTAATGAACGCCAGTTATCTGTGTTATAACTAAACGTCCATTTAGGAGAGAGAAAAGTTAAATAAATAAAGGGGTAAAATGAAATGTTTATGAAAAATTAAAAAATATATAGTGTTTCGCCTATGTTTCAAGGCGTTGGTATAATAAAGCTAATTAAAGCTATAATATCTTTTTGTTTTTATAAGTGTTGGGAGAATACACTTATACGGTCTTAGATTTTTCAACTATTAAAATGTTTTTCTTTCTCCCTATAATCCCGAAGTTTCGTATTATATGTATATCTGTTAACCCTAGTAATACCAACGTCTGACATCATTTATTCTTCTATTAATTTATTTAAAGTGTGGAAATTTGTGATATTTTTTGATTAAATATCCCTAGTTGTTTTCTTTTTCCCAAAGCACATTCCATATAACTCTATATCTTCTCCATCACATAGTATTTCTATTTCTTCTTGTTGAATCCTAAACATTTCAAGGAACATTTCTCTATGACTAGAATATAGCACACTTAATGCAACTCTTCCTATGTTACTATATTTTCCTTCCTTAATTTGTTTTAAAATTGATATCAAAGTTACAAACTTTATTTTAAAAGTAGATAGTTTATTTATTAATTCGACTCTATACTGGATAGTTTTAAAATATTTATCTTCACCTGTTAAATTGGTATTACACCATAATGCTCTAGTTTTTTTATCGCTATCTATTATTAAACCCATGATTCTATCTATCTGCTTTCTGTCTGCATCACTTATATGCTTTAATATTTCTTTATATTTATTAGTTAATAAATCTAGTATATTAGTAATATTATCTTTATTGTCAACTCGTCTATCAATTTTTCTATATGTAAATTTATCTATTTCCGTTTCCAAATAATCCATTGTTGTTTCGTAATGATGATATTTTTCCTTCTCCATAGAAGAAATTGCTTTATCTATTATCTCTTTAATTACTTTATTGTTTTCTTTCTTCTTGATAATAATATCATCCGTATCACTAATTTTATCTATTTTTTCATATGGAGTGTTTTTTAATATCTTTTCTTTTATCTTGTTTTTTTTATCTTGATATGTTTTTTTTGCTGTATATTTAAAGAAATTAGGTAATTTAATATTATTATATTTTTCTTTTATTTTATTTAATTCAGATTCATTATCTATATCAAATTCTTTTTTTGCTTTATCTATTTCTATACAAGACATTATATTTAACGTTGATATATCAATGAATACATCATCTATCTGTTCTTGTAATTTTTGTTTTATACTTTTATCCTTTGTTTTTTTTATTTTAAATCTAATGTCATTTAAATGACTTTCTAATATTTGTGCTTGATTTATTATTTGTCCTATAAAATTCTTGCTAGTTTTCACATCTAAATCACATTTATCTTCATTAGTATAATATCTAGGAGTCTTCTTTCCAATCACACAATTTACTGATACAGGATAATCTTTGGAATGTCTTTCTGCAATTTCAATAAGTTTTTCATTATCACTAAGAAGCATTTGGTCACTATCATAATCTGCTGATGATAATTTTTCTAAGTTATTCTCTTCTATTGCATTTATATGTACTATTTGTTTACTACTATTAAAATATTTATCTATTTCATTATATATAGTGTTTTTAGAAACGAATATACAACTAGGAGAAGGGTGAGGACTCCTTGATCCTATAAGTTTCACTTCTTCAAAGTTATTGCAGTATATTGTTCCTTTTTTGATAATTGAACCATCTTTAATGTTCCATTTTCCACAAGAAC